TATAACATATATTTATTTTAGTATGGAAAACGAAGATCTTGATTATAGTCCAATTTACGAACTATTATTGTCAATTAAAAAGGGGTTTAATCCTGGTTGGTATGTGAGTCGTTATGATGATCTTTTAGATCATATTAATTTTAATGAAAAAAATCCGGGTTTAAGTAAAGTAACTATTACGTTTGATAATGATGATGATTTTTTTGATTTATTTGAACTTGATGATGATGATAGATATTGGATAAGGAGGTTTGAAGATTCTTATTGGGATGCGGATTATGGCACATATGATGTGGAGGAAGCTTGGAGCGAAGGGTGGTTGTATGAATATTTTTTAAATAATGATAACAAAAATAAATTAAATACGATTGTTGATATAACTAATAAAGATTTAATTAATAAAGATTGGCGCCAAAAATCAAAATATTTTTATGAACACTTCCCAAACGAATCTGATTGGGTATATGGTGAATATGCTACCATTGAGCATGAATGTAAACTACAGTCTTGTAGGGAAGAGGTTGAAAGTGAGTTAGGGAATAGATTTAAATATTTTGGAATTAGAGAAGTATCCTCAATGTACAAATATGTTACTTCTGTAAACATACTAATTAAGTTGTTTCAAACTATAAATGGGAGTAGTGAAGAATCTACATTGAAGGACTTATTACACTCTATAGTTAATAAGTACACTAAACAAAATTATGGTATGTATAATGAGTCATACTATAATACTGGATGTCATAATTTTGATAATGAATATTTTAATAGTCAAATAACAAGATATTTTGATAACATTTTGGAATCACTATATGATTCTGAAGAGTATAATGATGTTGAGGAATATTATAGTATTATTCGTTTTGTTGCTAACAAATATGGTTTTGATAAATGGATTAATTTACAAAGAAATAAAAATCTATACTTCAGAGTTAAAAGTGTGGATCCCAAAACAAATAAATTGTTAATAGAAATTGTTAATAACATAACTAATTCTACCACTAAAAGATCCTTAACTTATGATGAATTCATTAGATTTGAGAGTCAATATGAATTATTCATAGAAAATAAAAAAAATATAAAAAAGTTTTTAAAATTGATTTAATTTTCATACATTTGTGGTATGGAAAGAAATTATCAATTATTGAAAGAAGTTTTGTCGGTTCCGACAAAAACGTATCACGAAGATTTAATGATTCAATTTATATGTGATTGGTTGGATGAAAACAACATTCCGTATTATGTTGATCTACTTTATAATATTTATGCAACCAAACAAACGGATGAAAATGTTGATCATTTTCCTTGTGTAATTGCTCATACGGACACGGTTCATACCATTGATTCTATTAATGTTAGAGAAGAGATGTTACCAGATGCTCAAGGTAATGTTAAATTATCTTTGAAGGCGTATAATAACGATGGGAACCCTACAGGTATTGGTGGTGATGATAAGTGTGGTGTTTATGCTTGTTTGGAACTACTTAAAGAACTTCCTAATGTTAAGGCGGCATTTTTTGTTTCGGAGGAAACTGGTTGTAAGGGATCCTCAAATGCCGATCCTAAATTCTTTGATAATGTTGGTTATGCTATTCAGTTTGATGCTCCTGAAAACAATATGATTTCAGAATTTTTGATGGGAGTTAATATGTTTGACCGTAAAAGTGATTTCTTTGAGGTTGGTGGTAGATTGATCAATGAACATTTCCCTAAAGATACAAGATACCATAGACACCCATATACTGACATTTATCCGATCAGACAAAAATTTAAAATATCTTGCTTCAATATCTCAATTGGATATTATAGATATCATACCGAAAATGAATATGTTGTTGTTGACGATGTTTATAATGGTATTAAAGTGGGTAAACTAATGATTGAAGAACTTGGTTATACTAAACATTAAAAAAGGAGGTTATTAAACCTCCTTTTTCTTTCTCCCTTTTTTCTTCGGTTGTTCTAATGATCTATTTTCAATATCAATAATTTTATTTTCACCCTCAACCTTAACATATAACATATGTTCTTGACCCTCTTTAATTTCGTCAAGTAATATTTTTTCTGAAATAAGATCCTCAATTTTATCTTGTATTGCTCTTTTAATTGGTCTTGCACCATATTGTTCATCAAATCCTACTTCAGATATTAAATCAATAACCGAAGACTCGTAGGAGATGTTATATTTCATTGATTTTAATCTACCAATTAACTTATCAATTTCAAGTTTAACAATTTTATCAATATGTTCTTTTTTAAGAGAATTAAATATGATCACATCATCAATTCTATTTAAGAATTCGGGAGCAAAAAACTTACTTAATTCTTTCTTAAGAATATCTCTTTTATATTCTTCTTTAATTGCCTCACTATTGTTGTTTGATTTAAAACCAACTCCATTACCAAAATCCTGTAGTTTTTTAACTCCAATATTTGATGTCATGATAATCAAACAATTTTTGAAATTAATTTTTCTTCCCAAACCATCTGTCATATGACCATCATCTAACATTTGAAGGAGGGTTGCAAATATGTCCTTATTTGCCTTTTCAATCTCATCAAATAAAATAACCGAATATGGTTTGTTCTTAACTTGTTCTGTTAATTGACCACCTTCTTCATGACCAACATACCCTGGAGGGGATCCGATTAATCTTGATATTGTGTGTTTCTCCTGAAACTCAGACATATCAACTCTTATCAAATTTTCTTCATTTCCGAATATTTCTTTTGCCAATTTTTTTGCTAAGAACGTTTTTCCTACACCAGTTGATCCCAAAAATATAAATGAACCAATCGGTCTATTTGGATCTTTAATGCCGACACGGTTTCTCCTAATTGATTTTGAGATCTTTTTAACCGCATCTTCTTGTCCGATAACAATATCATTTAATGTTTGTTCCAAATTGACCAAAGACTTTGTTTCATCTATCGTAATTTTATTAACAGGGATTTTTGTCATATTTGACACAACTTCATAAACAAGTTCTTCAGATATTTCTCTTTTACTTTGTTGTAATTGATCCTCAAACTTCTTTTTCTCTTCATCTAATTTTGTTAGAATCTTCCTTTCTTTATCCCTTAAATCTGCCGCCAACTCATATTTTTGTTTTTTAATAACATCCAATTTTTCAACCTTAATAAGAGATAACTCATATTTTAATTTCTCAATGTTTTCAGGTAATTTTAAATCTACTTGAGATCTGGCGCCAACCTCATCTAATATATCAAAAGCTTTATCAGGGAATTCCCTATCTGTTATATATCTGTCTGCCAACTCAACACATAAATTTAAAATCTCATCGGTATAAAAAACTTTGTGATGGGATTCATATTTTGGTTTTGAATTCTTTAGAATTGTTAATGTCTCTTCTTTTGTTGAAGGATCAACAATGATCTTTTGGAATCTTCTTTCCAAGGCTCCATCCTTTTCAAAGTTCTTACGATACTCATCAAGAGTTGTTGCCCCCACACATTGGATCTCACCCCTTGCAAGGGCTGGTTTGAATATGTTTGATGCATCTAATGATCCTGAAGAACTACCAGCACCAACAATTGTGTGAATCTCATCAATAAAAACAATTATGTTAGGATTGTTCTGTAATTCCTCAATAATTACTTTCATTCTTTCCTCAAACTGACCTCTATATTTTGTTCCAGCAACAATTGAGTTCATATCCAAAGAAACGATTCTTTTATCTGATAAATTTTTTGGACAATCACCCTCATAAATTTTCATTGCAAGACCCTCAACAATTGCTGTTTTACCACAACCTGGTTCACCAACAATAATTGGATTGTTTTTCTTTCTTCTTGATAATATTTGTGCGATCCTCATAATTTCTTTTTCTCTACCAACAACAGGATCTAATTTACCTTCTTCAGCAAGCTTATTTAAATCGCGACTAAAATTATCAAGAACGGGAGTATTCTTGTCAGAACCTTTTTTACCTTTGTCATCATTATCCATATTTTCTATCATTTTTTCTAATTTTTTAAAAATCTAATCAATGAATAAATAAAAGTCTATATTTTGACAAAATGTCATATAAATTAACAAAAATATGACATTTTGTCATTAATTTTATTTTAGCATATCTTTAGTAAAAAGGAGGTTAAAAATAAACCTTAAATAAAAAAAATATGTTTAGAAATTTTTACAATCTTAATCGTTTGTTTAGAGAATTTAATTCTTTTGATGGTCTTTTTGAGGGTATTAATAATTCCTTCACCAATAATAAGGAAAGAATTGAGTCAGGAGAAGATGAGAATAGTGATTGGGAAAGAAGAAGTTTTAGGAGTGATGACGGACTTTATTCGTATACAATCATAACCAGAAATTCAAAACCACCAAATAAACGTGATGAGATATCAGATCTTAAATTAAGACTTGATAATTTGATTGATCATCAAGAATTTGAAAAGGCTTGTGAATTAAGAGACAAGATCAAAAAGTTGGAATCAAACAAAGAAGAATTGGAGTCTTTAAATAAGGAATTGAATGAATCAATTAAAAATCAGGATTATGAAAGATGTATTGAGTTAAGAGATAGAATAAATAGTTTGAAATAATTTTGACCTTTGAATCCACCAAACGGTGGATTTTTTTTTATTGTCGTATATTTATATATAAATCTTTTAAAATATGAAAAAAACTTTATTTAATATTGATGAATCTGAAAAAAGAAGAATCCTTGAAATGCATGAGACCGCAACCAAAAAACAATATTTAGGGGAGCAACAAGCGGCAACTACACCCACAACTCCTGTTACAGCACCAGGAACTAAAGATCCTGCGGCATTTGTTAAATCGGTTGCAAATATTGCAATAAATAATGATCCTACATCTAAATTAACTTTTAAATCAAAATCTCAACCAGATGGAGTTAATTTTACAACAAAAGTAACAAAAACACCGGGTAAGAAGGATCCTAGTACAGGTAAACTAACATCAGATGTTTACACTATTATGTTAAAATCCAATAGTATTGATTTACGATTTGATTTTACTTGTTCGTACGGAGCTAGATTTGTTCAATCAGTGGTTAAAGACGACTCAGTATTTGTTACAAACCCTATTGAAAATAATAAAACTTACAGTGGTTCTGAAAACATAAATAACGTATTAAAACAATTAAGTCCTGAACTTATCACTAAATCAAACCCATTCCTAGTTGAATTTAAACAAGATTTTTGCTCATAAAAAAAGGGTCGTAAGACCCTTTTTTATTTTAAATAACTTATAATCCCATATGATTTATTTGTGTTAACATCTGAATAGAATTGTGTAACGTATGGGTCATTAGATTTCATATTATTTGTATTAACCGTTACAAAAAGATCCATAGGTTCATTTGTTTTTCTATCAATTGTTTTGCAAGTAAAAATATAAACACCATTATTAATTTTATAATCCATAATTCCTGATGAAAATTCATCATCAAGAAAAAAGAATTTGTATGTTTTGGCACTCAAGTCAAATTTTAGGGTATTACGACCAAATCCATAACCTAAAACAGTTAGATTTTTATCCCCAACAATTGAATCGTAATTTTCAGTAAACTTACATTCAAAAGTTGACCATTGATCAATTTCTGCAATTATCACTTGACCAAACCCAACAAAAGAAACGAACAACATAACCAAGGAGAAGACAAAATTTTTCATATTTTTTATTTTTAATTGTTTATACAAAGATATATAAATTATTGAATTATCCAAAATTATTATTATGTTTTTATAAAAAAAATTATGGCAATTGTAAAAGAAGAAATTTCAGGAACAACAATCGTAAACGAGATTAATTCAAGTAATTTGAAAAAAACCATTTACGACACAATAACAAAAAAACTGGTTGTTGAGTTCAACAATGGTGCCAAGTACGAATATAATGAGGTTCCCCACCAATTATACACTCAATTTAGAATGTCAGAGTCTCAAGGTAAATTCTTTAGTTCAAAAATCGCAAAAACATTCAAATACAAAAAACTATAACAATTTCATTTTGTATGGTATTTATGAATAATGGATACATACGGAGATATAATTTCTAGTTTTAAAGTTCAAAAAACATTAAACCCAAAAATTTGGGATAATGTTGATGATGATCCAAAATTAAATAAAGAGATAAGGGATCGTTTATTAGAGATTGCTTATGAATTTATTGATTTTTTAGGTGTTGATATTTTAATCACAGATATTGTTATGACAGGATCCTTGGCTAATTATAATTGGTCAAAATATTCGGATGTAGATTTACATATAGTTGCCAATTTTAATCAATTCCCATCTAACCAACTTGAACTTTATAAAGAGTTCTTCACATTGAAAAAAATAATCTTTAACGAAAAACACGATATCACCATTTATGATTATGATGTTGAGTTATATGTTGAGGATGAGTCTGAGGCACATTTTAGTAGTGGGGTTTATTCCATTCTTTTTGATCAATGGGCAAACAAACCAAAGAAAGAATCAGTAACTATTGATAAAGAAAAATTAAAAGATAAATCCAAACAATGGATGGATATTATTGATGGTGTTATTGATAATGTAAAAGATGAGGATATTGATACTGCAAAAAATATATTGAAGAAATACAAAGAAAAAATTAAGAAATATAGAACTTGTGGATTAGAGAAAGAAGGGGAGTATTCTTATGAGAATTTGGTTTTTAAAATATTGAGAAGAAACGGATATATAGATAAACTATATAAATTTGGAGACAAATTTTTAGATAAAAAATTGTCCATAAAATAATTAAACTAAACAATTATTATTCATTGTGTTAACAAACAATGAATATGATATATTTATATAATAAAAAATAATTCAATAAAACAAAAAACAATGGGAGGATTTAAACCAATTGGTAGTGAAAAACTACAAGGTATGGATAAAATTAATAGGATACTTGAAATCGCTCGTTATAATGAGCATCTACCAAATCCTGTAAATGAGACTAAATCAACCGAATTTTCTGTACCAATGGCTGATGGTAACACGTATCAGATCGTTAAAGAAAAAGTGGGTTATATTATAAAGCAACAAATCAGTGAAAACGTAAGTGAATATATTGAACCAATGAAGAATAGAAAATATTATTCTTCATACTCTCAAGCGCTTAAGCGTTTAAATTTGATGGCAAAAGAGATTAATTCTCTTCACGAAAATTCTGTTGGGACTTCTTTATTTGAGGGAGATAAGAAATATTATCTTAAAACCACAAAAGAAGAGTCTTTAGATGAGCAAAGTCCGGCACCCGCTCCCGCACCTGCACCATCTCCCGCACCATCTCCCGCACCTGCACCATCTCCCGCACCTGAACCAGAACCTGAAATGGAACTAACACCTGAAGATGAGTTGCCGGAACCTGAAGAAGGAATGGAAGATGAAACTCCTGAAGAAGAAATTACTTTCAAAACTATCCAAAAGTTAACAGGTAAATTAGCACAAAAAATTCGTGACTATGAAAGCGGAAAAGAAGAAGAAGAAAAATTGGATGGAAATGATGTGAAATATGTTATAAATTCCATTTTATCGGCTTTGGATCTTTCTGTATTGGATGAAGATGATATTGATGAAATATTTGCTCGTTTTGAAGGGGAGGAAGAAGGAATGCCAGAAGAAGGTGGTGAAATGGAAGGAGAAGTTGAATCTCCTATGGCACCTGAAGAAGGTGATGAAATGGAAAATATGGAACCATCACCTGAAGGTGAAATGGCGGAAATGATGTCATTAGGAGATGCGTTGGAATCAAAAATACCAAGTGTATATGGACATAACGTGGCTAAAAAAGTTGGTCTTGATGAGTTTGAAGATGAATTTGGATTTGAGGACGAAGAAGAGGAAGACGATTACACTATGAGAGGAGCAAGAAAACACAGACGTTCTTATGATGATGATCATTTTTTACATGGAACATTTAGTGAGTCAGTTGTGGATAAGATCATAACAAAATATTTTGAGGTTGAGGAGGGTGATAAAAAATTGAACGAATCAATTAAAAAAGAAGAAAACAAAAAAAGATTGTTTGAAACAAGATCCGAAATCTTAAGATTGTCAGAAACTACTAAACAAGAAAGATCGGCAATTAAATTTTTGAAGGAAAATACAGATTCAGAATTTATTGGTATAACAAACAAAAAGAATTTGATTTTCAATCTAAACGGTGAACAATATAAAATTACACCTGAAGGTAGACTTATATGAATAAATTAATCTATATTAATGGATTAGGCCCAAACTATAAGGGAGACAACATATATGAATTTATATTCTCCAATACAATTGAAGATGTATGGGGGGAAAATTGGGAATCAAAACCTGCAAATGGTTATCCACTTCCTCCTGATATTGAATATATTAAGAAAGTTGGAGTATTAAGAAATGGTGAAATAACATTGGAGTTGGTACAAGACTCCGATGTTTTTTCCATTATAGACGCAACAGATGATGTTATTGCATTAGGATGGGAGAAAGAAGTAGATGGGATTGATTTCTCAATTATTAAAAGACTTGTTTTTAAGTTTGGACAAACTGAAGAAGAAGTTAAAGATAAATTATATGAACGTGATATCGTTCTTGAATTTGAAAAAAAAGTAGTATATGAAAAATAAGAATCATGCTTTGGTATTATTGGAAAATGGGATCCATTTCTCAACATTAATGAATATGTCAGAAAAACAAATTAAATTGTTGGCGGAGAAATTTGATAAGGAAGAAACTAAAGAACAATGGCAAAAAAATGTTAAACAGGAGGTGGAATATAAAGCACCTGTATCTGCGGTTTCTGGTGGTAAAGGTTTACAAGTACCACCACCCACAGATCCATCTAAAAAAACTCTTGTTTCTGTTGAGGGTGGTAATTTAAAAGTCACTCAAGCTGAAGGTGAAATGACTGAAAAATTTGAATCAAAGGCACAACAAGGTTTATTTTGGGCTCGTTGTAATAAATGTGAAACCGAAGATTGTAAGTGGTGTAAAATGGCAAAAGAATTCTCAAAGAGTACGTCAAAAAAACAATATGAAAAAATGCCTGAAAAGAAACACCCTGAAAAAACCGTAAAATACAAGAAAAAAACAACAAAAGAAAATTACGAGCAGGAACTTGAAGATATGATTGTTGAAATGTTGTCAAATCATATTAACCCTAAAATTACAAAAGGTGATCTCAAAAAGTCAATTACTGAAAAGTCAGAATCAATGATGTTGAAAAACCCAAAAAAGGTATCTATGTTTTCTGAAGAAGAAGGTATTGAAATGAAAAGACCAATCGGTAAAATAACATCAATGGGAAAAACCTCTATGGAAGAACAAGGAACCAAAGAAAAGGAAAGAACAAAAGAGAGAGAAAAGACAAAAACCCCAACAAGAAAAAATCCGTTCAAAAATCCTAATCCTGGTGTGAAAGAAAAGCCAAGAGGAGAACAAGAAAAAATGAAGAATGATTTTATCCATTGGATTAAACAAGCATTATCGTAATATCATGGGAGATAAGGAATTAAAAAAATTAATAAGAAGAATAGTAAAAGAAGCGCCGATTGATTACGGTAGTTATCCTGAGAGAATGGATCCAAGTGCTGAAAGAAAGATTTCAGATCCTGAAGGTATATTTGCAAAAACAAGAGCTTTTGGTGGTGTTCCTGATGTTGAGAGACTTGCTGGTACAAGATTTAAGGAGGTTGTTGACTATGTTAAAAGATATTATGGTACAACAGAAAATTTAACAAGACCTGATGTTGCCCAAGCAATAATGACTGAAATGATGAGAGCGACTCAACAGGCTTTAATTATTGAATCAAGTAAAAAACAACAATTAAAAGATTTGGCAGTTGAGATTGCATCTAAAGAAGAAGGATGGTTACCATATAGTATAACACTACAAGAGGCAATAGATGAAGGATTAATTGTTAAGACTCAAACACAAGATGGTGGGACGAAATATAAATTTGATTTTATAAATGTTGTTGCATATCTAAATGAAAAGAAAATAGACCCAAATCAATTTAGAATGGAAAAAAGTAAATTACCAAAATTGGAATTACCAAAAAATTTCTCATTTGACATTGATGAATTAACACCGGAAGAACAAAGACAATTAGAAATAGAAAAAAGACATATTATAAATGCTCTGATTCAAGGTAGAGGTAAGAGAGGTCAATTTAGTTATCAAGCATTTAAAGATAGACTAGATGAGATTGATCCTAGATTATACCCTCTTTATAACAAAATCATGTCAGGAAATGATTTATTGTATTTCACAAATGATCAACTAATTGAAATGCTTGGGGGTAATGCTGCGGGATCATCTTCAGTGGAGTCTGATGATGAAGAAGATGAAGAAGGTGGTGAAGGAGACTCAATGGATGTGATTGTTACAAATGGTCTTATATTTCCAATTTTATTACACGAATTGGTTAAAGGGTTTGCATCTGTTGCGTCAAGAGAACAATGGAGAGAGGTAGACCCTGGAATGGCTATGGATGTAATGTCTCAAACTGACGTATTTTCACATGAACCAATGCAATTTAGGGTTGGTGGTGAATTAGTAAGAAAATTAAAATCTTTACTTCCTGACGAGTTAACAATTGATCTTGAGGGAAGAAAATACTTACCTTTCTTTGAAAGAATTCTTTACGGAATTCCGGCACAAGAATTTTTAAAGGATATAATGTCAAATGTTATCTCTGAAAGACCTTCCGATAATGATAAAGTTAAACGTAGATTTGAGGAAATATTGTCTAAAGCCAAAAAAGACTATGATAAATATTATGGTAATGAGGATGATGAGGACGAAGAAGAAGATGATGATGATATCTTAAGTAGATTAGGAATTTAATAAATCGTAAAATAACAATAAACCCCCTTTTAAGAAATTAATTGGGGGTTTTGATATTTATAATAAAATAGATTATATGAGTTTGAGTAAAGAACAACTAATGTTAGAGTATGTGAAATGTATGAAAGATACCCCATACGCATTAAAAACATATTTACAAACTTACGATAATACGGTTTCACAATACGTCCCACTACAATTATTTCCTGATCAAATAACATTATTAAATGATTATGAGGAATACAATGAAAATATTGCATTAAAATATCGTCAGGCGGGTGTATCAACCGTAACCGCAGCTTGGGTATCAAAAAAATTGGCATTTGCAAAAAAAATAAAACCTGAAAAAATCCTAATTATTGCAAACAAATTGGATACGTCTTTAGAGATGGCAAACAAAATTAGGGCTTTTGTGGGTCAATGGCCTAAATGGGTTGGTATTGATTTTGCTGCGGAAAAAAATTCACAAAAACATTATAAGTTAAATAATGGATGTGAAGTTAAGGCGGTTGCAACATCAAAAGATGCCCTTCGTGGGTTTACCCCAACAATATTAATATTTGATGAGGCGGCATTTATTGAGGCGGATAGTGACTTTTGGGCAGCTTGTATGGCATCCCTTTCTACAGGAGGTAAAGTAATCGTGGTGTCAACACCTAATGGATATGATCCAATATATTATGAAATATATGATCAAGCAAGTAGTGGAATGAACGATTTCAAAATCACTGAAATGTATTGGTTCAGAGATCCTAGATATACCAAAGATTTATATTTAGTCCAAACAGATGACATTATTCACTATCTTCTAAATAAAGAAGAATATGGTGAAGAAAAAATAATAAGTTGGTTAGATAAACCATTTGAATCAAGGGATTATGTGGAACTTAAAGACATAATGGACAAAGGTTATAAACCTTGTTCTGCTTGGTTTGAGAGTATGGTTAAAAAACTTAAGTACGATAAGAGAAAAGTATCTCAGGAGTTGGAATGTAATTTCCTTGGATCTGGTGATAATGTCTTTGATTCTAAGTTAATGCAAAAAATCCGTGAAAATATGGTTAAAGAACCATCAAATAAAATGATGGGAAACTCATTATGGATTTTCAAAGAACCAGTTGTTGGGCATAAATATATCATGGGGGTTGACGTTTCTCGTGGGGATAGTGAGGATTTCTCAACAATACAAATTATTGATTTTGATACACGAGAACAAGTATTGGAATATATTGGAAAAATTCCACCTGATGTTCTTGCAGAGGTGGCATATAAATGGGGTAATATGTATTCTGCATTTATTGTTATAGATATTACAGGAGGTATGGGAATTGCGACATCAAGAAAACTTCAAGAGTTAGGGTATAAAAATATGTATATTGATGGAGTTGATTTAAATAATACTTGGAAGTATAATCCAAAGGCAATGGATAAAATTCCTGGTATAAACTTTAATAATAAACGTGTTCAAATTATTGCAGCGTTTGAGGAAGGAATGAGACACGATTTTAGAATTTATAGTTCTCGTTTATATAATGAAATGAATACGTTTGTCTATATAAATGGTAGACCAGATCACCAAAAAGGACATCATGATGACCTAATTATGTCAATATCAATGGCACTATATGTTGGGGAATCATCCTTCTCAAGTTTGGAAAAGGTTACTGAACAAACAAAGGCAATGTTAGAATCTTGGACGGTAAATAATAATGAATCGGTTAAAAATGTAATTGATTTTAATCCTGTTATACCAAACTATAATCAAGATAGAGCGAGAGATACTTCCTCACAGAGTAGAAAAGATTATGAAAACTATGGTTGGTTATTTGGTATCAGATAATACTTATATAATATGGGATTACAAAGAAGAAAAAAATCAGGAAACTTAATTGGGGGATCATCCCTTATTGTTCCGGGACAACCTGTTTTAAGTGCCAAAAATTTTGAGGTATCGTTCAATAATAAAAAGGGATCTTTACCAGATAACAGTAGAGAAAAAAATACTAATCAAACACCCTCATCGGGATCAACAAGTAATTAGTATGGACTTATTAGAATTGAATATTAAAATTATATATAACAATTTTTTAAAAGGAATATGGAAGAAAATAAAAATAACTTAACAATATGGCAAAGACTGTCCCAAGCGTTTGGGCCAAATTCATTATTGAATCAAGATTTACCAACATATAAGTTAGACAAAAAAGAATTATTAAAAACCACAGATAAAAAAGAGTATGAGGTAGAAAAACTACAAGCACAACAAACTCTTTATTTGTCAGGTCAATGGGCAAAGATTGAAAACAATTTATATACTCAAGCGGTTTATTATGAACCAACAAGATTAGCTTCGTTTTATGATTATGAATCAATGGAGTTCACTCCTGAAATATCAACAGCATTAGATATATATGCCGAAGAATCAACCACCGCAAATCAAGATGGATATATCCTACAAATATACTCCGAATCAAAAAGGATAAAAGGTATTCTTGCGGATTTATTTAACAACACATTGGACATAAATACAAACTTACCAATGTGGACAAGAAATACTTGTAAATACGGTGATAATTTTGTTTATTTAAAACTTGATCCTGAAAAGGGTATTGTTGGTTGTATGCAATTACCAAATATTGAGATTGAAAGATTAGAGAGAGGTATGCAGGCAAAATCAATAAATGCCGAAGTGGACCCAAAATCAAAAGGATTAAAGTTCCATTGGAAAGCAAAAGATATGGAATTTAATTCTTGGGAAATAGCACATTTTAGATTATTAGGTGATGATAGAAAACTACCATACGGGACTTCTATGTTGGAAAAAGCAAGAAGGATATGGAAACAATTAATGTTATCTGAAGATGCAATGTTAATCTATCGTACATCAAGAGCACCCGAAAGACGGGTGTTTAAAGTATTTGTTGGAAATATGGACGATAAGGATGTTGAACCATATGTACAACGTGTTGCGAATAAATTTAAAAGAGATCAAGTTGTTGACTCAAAAACAGGTAATGTTGACTTACGTTTTAACCAAATGGCGGTGGATCAAGATTATTTTGTCCCTGTTAGAGATCCGGCACAAACAATGCCAATTGAAACTTTACCTGGGGCACAAAATCTTTCGGAAATTGCCGATATTGAATACATCCAAAAGAAATTGGTTACCGCATTAAGAGTCCCAAAGGCATACCTTGGATTTGAGGAAGTTGTTGGTGATGGGAAAAACTTATCATTACAGGACATTCGTTTTGCAAGAACAATAAATAGAATTCAGAAAAGTATGATTGCCGAAATGAATAAAATCGCAATCATTCATTTATTCTTGTTAGGTTTTGAGGACGAATTACAAAACTTTACTTTAGGTTTAACAAATCCATCAAAACAAGCTGACCTATTAATGGTTGATGTATGGAAAGAAAAAGTTTTACTATATAAAGATCTTGTCAGTGAAATACCTAACACACTTGCACCAACATCAGCAACTTGGGCTAAGAAACATATATTTGGATTTTCTGATGAAGATATTAAATTGGATGTACAACAAATGAGATTAGAAAGAGCCGTAGCTGCGGAACTTGCCAATACACCAACCGTTATTACACATACAGGTATGTTTGATACTGTGGATAAACTATATAAAGTTAAATCAGGATCCACACAAACCGCAGGAGCGGCACCTGAAGGAGGAATGCCACCTATGGGTGGAGGTGATATGGGAGCTCCACCACCAATGGGAGGAGGAGAAGAATCCCCACCACCAGGAGGGCCTGAAGGATTACCTGAAGGAAATAAAAAAGACAATTTAAAAATCTTATTAGAAACTGATGATATCTCAGGAGATTCTTATATTGATCTTAGTAAGGGAAAAAATTCTTTGGGGTCAATTGAAGATGAATTGAGCAAATTGTTAAGAGACTAATATTTATAAATAAAAAAAGTTATGAAATTTGGTATATTAAAATCACAAATAGAATCCGTGTTAATTGAATCATACAAAGAAAATCAATTAAAAAGGGATATGTTCATTTTTGATGAATTAATTTTAAAAAATAAAAACATAAGTAAATTATATTTTTTATACGATGAACTTAATTCAAACAAAGGATTAAATGAATCTATTGCAAATGATTTTATTAATCAGAGTATTGTTGTTTATGAAAACACAATAAATAAAATTAAACCATCGGAACTTAAAGAATTGGAAATGTGGGTTGGGCACGTAAAGTGTGATAATCAATATAATGAAATTGATGATCTTTTCTCCAACAGCGTTTTGAACCTTGAAAATAAAATAAAAAGTAAGAATACTATTTTGGAAAATATAATGAAGTCTCCTGTTAATAATGGTGAAATTGTTAAGGTTCCAATAAGTACTATGGTTGAAATTGCTAATAAAACAATTGAGTCATATTTGGAAAATTTATCCGAATCTGATAAGTCAGAAATAAAGAAAATTATTTTATCTGATGAATCTCAACTAACTGAATCATTCTATACTCTTAAGGGTACTATCTTGGGTAAACTTGAAAAATTGCAGGAAAATGAAATGGATAATGAAACAATCCAAAAAATAAATGAAACAATAAGTAAAGTTAAAGAAGAGAGTTTCAATAAAGAATCTTATTTCAAATTACAAAAATTAAACGAAAATATTTAATCGTTTAATTTCATCTTTTGGCGATATATAGCTCTATTCTTATTTTCTCTGTTTAAAACTGATTTTTTCTTAAATTCCTTTCTCTCGTTGAGGAAGGAATTTTGTCTTGTTTTAATTACTTTACTCTTCAGTTCTTTAAGAGCTCTCTCAATGTCTCCTGTCTTCTTTATTTTAACAATAAGCATTTATGTTTTTTTATTTTAATTAGTTAGTTTATTATATTTGATATATATTACAAATTTATCTATTTTTTTTAAAAATAAACCGAATATATGAAAATATTTTATGAAAAAAGGAAAAACAGCCAAATTAAATGGCTTTAGAACTTCCAAAATCACCTATGGAACGGTGGACTCAAAAGACTTTAAATCACTCTATCTTAATTTACAAACTTGGGTTGAACCAAAAGATGATTATGAATCTTGGATCAGAATAACTCAAAATATGTCAAGATCCATTAAGCATTCAATTTATGATCACATTGATAAAACATTATTTGATGAAAAATTTATTGTTGACATGGATTTAAGAACAAGTGGCCTACAACTAAAAAAGAAATCATTTTTAAACTTAGAAATTAACCTTTATTTAATAAAAGAAATTGATTTCAAAGATATAAAATTAAAAAGAAAATTAAAAGAAATAATAAAAGGAGTATATGATGATGTATTAACAAAGAATCAATATTTTAAATTTTATTTGACTAAAAATGGAAATGTAAGACAACAAAAAGTAAAAATAGAAAAAGTTTGATATTTATATAGAAAAACTTTTGATATGACTGATAGTAGAATACTAGGCCCTAATGAAACAAATAAGAGGGGAATTCTTATTGAGTACGATGCTGGGTATATAAATCCAAACGATAAATACAATTCTGAGATTATAAAAGAATCAAAGAATTTTTTAGATCATTCAAAACCATTTGAATTTTATGCGGTATTACAAAAATACAATACCCCAAATAGAAATGGTAGAATATATCCTGAAAAAGTATTAAAGAGGGAGGCTGAGAATTATAAAAAAATGATTGATAAGGGAACTTCTCTTTCAGAACTTAATCACCCTGAATCCTCACTTATTGATCTTGATAGAGTATCCCATATAATTACCGAGATATGGTGGGACGGCCCGGTATTATTAGGTAAGTTAAAATTGTTAACAAGTCCTGGGTTTCATGAAAGGGGAATATGTTCCACCAAAGGAGATCTTGCGGCAAACTATTTAAGACAAGGTGTTACTCTTGGTATATCATCTCGTGGGGTTGGATCTCTTAAAAAAGTTGGTGAACAAAATGAAGTACAAGATGATTTTGAATTAATTTGTTTTGATTTGGTTTCTTCTCCATCAACACCTGGGGCGTATCTTTTCTTAAATAAAGACGATAGAATGCAATTTGAAGAAAATCTTGAAGAAGATAAAAAAATGGCGATAGAAAGAAATATTGGATCTTCAGGAAACAAATCCCTTGACTTAATGAAACGTTTATCCGATTATTTGGATAAATAATTTAATATGGAACAAGGAGAAAAATATTTTGTAGCAAAAATCACTTCTGATCTGTTGGATACAGAGTCGGGAAAAGTTAAAAAAGTAAGAGAAGAAAAATTGGTTTTGGGATATAGTCCTACTGATGTTGAAGCAAAGGTTACCAAAGTTTATGAAAATTATACAATGGACTGGAGGATCACATCAATTACGGAATCAAAGATTGATGAGGTGATTGAGTAAAATACAAGTAAATTAAATTCAAAAAAAACACACTAACAAGTGTGTTTTTTTTTGTTCATATATTTATAATAAAAAAATATTTATGAAAAAAGTAATTAGATTAACTGAAAAAGATCTATCACGTATCGTTAAAAGTGTAATGAAAGAAGATGATTTTGAAGAAAGACAAAAAACAAGAGAACGTGATAATGTTGTTGGTACTTTTGTGACACAATCTATGGGGAAACCATATGGTTATACACTTATAGTTGAGACCGAAAGTGGTAAAACTTTCCAAACACCGGTAGAAATAAAATCTTAATATAAAAATTATATGAAAAAAATAGTTAGAGTGACCGAATCAGATTTAACAAGAATTGTTAAACGAGTAATGAATGAATCTGATGAAGTATCTAATGAAGATGATAAAAGATCCAAGTTTTTAGATAAAGTTATTACTATGTTTGTTGAGCAAACGAAGATGGTTGGCACCATAAAAGGTTCTATATATCCGTATTATAGAAAAATATATCGTACACCTTTTAGCCCTATGAACCAGTTTTTAAGTGATTTTGATTATTTTGAATTCTATAATTATTGTAAAAAGATGTTTAATCTAAAGAATGAGGAGATATATTATGTATGGCGTAAATATAAAAATATATTATCAAATAAAAAATAAAAATTTTAGAAAGGATGGACAAATGTTCATCCTTTTTTTATTACCATAATTTAATTTTTTTTACCTAAAAGTGTTTACAAAATGAATTTTTTGAAAATGTCAAGTATTTATTTGAAAACACTTTAAAAAATAATGAGTAAAAAAGAATCATTAGTTGAAGATACGTTTATCCAAATTAAGAATTTGGAAAACGCTATCAATGAAAATGCAAAAGGAATACTTGCTTCTACTATGAAGGAAGAAATCAAATCGCTTGTAAAAGAATCTCTCAAAGAACAAGAAGATGAGGAGATTGAAGATGTTGAAGATGATACCGAAGAGGTAGAATTTGATGCAGATGACATGGATATGGATTTTGAGGACGAAGAGTCTGAAGATGAAATGGACATGGATATGGACATGGATATGGATTCAGAAGATGAAATGGATATGGACATGGATGATACAATTGATCTAACAAATGCTTCAGACGAAGAAATTCTTCGTGTGTTTAAAGCTATGAATGATGACGATGGTATCATTGTAAAAAAGGATGACGAAATGTTACACTTATCAGATGATAATGAGGACGTTGAGTACATAATCCAACTTGGTGAGTCAAAAGAAGAAGATGATCAAGATGAAGAAGAACTTGATGAATCTTATGACGAAGAAGATGATGACGAGGAAACCGAAGAAGTCATTTATGAACTAGAAATGGAATTTGATGACGAAGATTACATGGAAGACGAATTAGATCCTGTGAGTGATGACTATTTTGAAATGGACGAATATGTTATGGAATCTTCTAAGTTCAAAGCCAAGGGAGTTGGAATGGGCAACGCTTCAAAATTCAAGTATGGTAAAAAACCTAATCAAGGAGAAGGGTTCAAAACAAAAATGAAACAAGGAACCAGAGGAGTTGGTATGGGTAAAGCCAAATTTGAGTATAAGGAAGAAGTTAATATGTCTGATGTTGATAAAAAGAAAAAACCTGTTGTTAAAAAGGCTGAAACAAAAGAAGCTTCAAGAACATTAGGTTCAGGTAAAAGATGGGGTAGAAAAGGTTTGGATAAACCTAAAGCCGCACCAAGACACTTGAGAGTTGAGTCAACAGATAAGGAATTAACCCTTCTTAGAGAGAAAAATGAGGAATATAGAAAAGCACTTAATCTTTTCAGAACAAAGTTAAATGAGGTGGCGGTATTTAATTCAAACCTTGCATACGCAACACGTTTGTTTACTGAACATTCAACAACTAAACAAGAAAAGATAAACATCTTAAAAAGATTTGATGGTGTTGAAACTATTAAGGAATCAAAAAATCTCTACAAAACAATTAAAGATGAGTTGTTAAACTCAAAAGGAACTGAAACGACAATCACTGAATCTTTTGAAAGATCTGTTGAAAAGACACCATCTAGTGGATCTGCAACAAATCTAATTGAATCAAAGACTTATGAGAATCCTCAGTTCTTAAGAATGAAGGACTTAATGTCAAAAATATAAAAATAAAAATAAATAAAAACAAATAAAAACCAAAAAAATGGGAGCATTATTAGAATCAGGTCTTGTTGGTAACATCGGTCTTAAGCACCTTAAAGTTATCAAAGAAGATACAATTAACAAGTGGGACAAATTAGGGTTCCTTGATGGACTTAAAGGACATCTAAAAGAGAACGTAGCACAGTTATATGAAAACCAAGCTTCTTTCTTGATTAACGAAGCAACTTCAGAAACTTCTAACGGAGCGTTTGAAACTGTTGTTTTCCCAATCGTAAGAAGAGTTTTCTCTAAATTGTTGGCTAACGACATCGTATCAGTACAGGCTATGAACTTACCTATCGGTAAATTGTTCTACTTTGTACCTCGTATTCAGGGATACGCACCTACATCTCAGGAGCAAACGGCAGCAAATGGATATGAAGGAAACGCATATCATTATTCACCTATTGGGTCTCCTGAGGCGGTAAATAGTGGTAATAACTTCCCTAGCCAAGGTTATCCTGGAAGTACTGCACCAAATAACCAACCATTCAAGAAGAATCTTTATGATTTATTCTATGAAGGATCTGAAGGTCAATTAGATCCTCCAGGATTGTTTGACTACTCAAAAGGTAAGTGGACTGCGGTTACTAGCAACACTACAGTTGTTGCATGGCAAGGTGGTGATCTTTTACCATACGAATACGCATCGGGTGATAATGTTAGAAAAATTATTGTTAAGCTTTGTGGTTGGACATCACAAGCAGGATACGGTAAATTAATTGGGCCTGATGGTATGGAAGTTGATTCAGAAACTTTCCTTTCTGATTTGAGAATTTTCGCACCTTTGGCTAATCCAGCATTAACAGGAACAACTCCTTGTAATGTTGTTTATGGAACTGACGGGCCAAACTCTCTATTGTTTAGAGTTGTTACTCAGCAATACGGAAAAGGAATCGTTAAATATGGTTCTACTAAACAAACTTCATGGCCTGGTAACCTACCAAGTGGCGATCTTTCATCAACAGGTAATGGTGGTTCTTACTATGATATCTGTGATGCTGATGGATGTATCTTCCTTGAAGTAGATCTTTCTTGTCCTGTATGTGCTGATTGTGATTCCACATCATTGGATGGTTACACAGGTACAACATTGACAGATACTTTAACTTCTGGTGATTCTTTCACAGCTGTTTGGAGACGTTATGCAAACCTTGAGTTTGAAGACCAAATTGGTGAAGTTTCTTTTGACCTTGAGTCTGTAACAGTTTCTGTAACTGAAAGAAAACTAAGAGCACAGTGGTCACCTGAAATGGCTCAGGACGTTGCGGCATTCCATAACATTGATGCTGAGGCTGAATTGACAGCGTTGTTGTCAGAGCAGGTAGCAGCAGAGATTGACCGTGAAATCCTACGTGACTTGAGAAAAGGAGCGGCTTGGAATTTACGTTGGGACTACAACGGATGGAGAAGAATTGCACAAACAACTTCTTACACTCAGAAGGACTGGAACCAAACATTGATCACTGCGATCAACCAATTGTCAGCACAAATCCACAAGTCAACTCTTCGTGGTGGAGCTAACTGGATCGTTGTATCATCTGAAGTTTCAGCAATCTTTGATGATTTAGAATACTTCCACGTATCTAACGCATCTCCTGAACAAGACCAGTACAACATGGGTATTGAAAGAGTTGGTACTCTTGCAGGACGTTACCAAGTGTATCGTGATCCTTACTTCCCACCAAACCAAATTTTGTTGGGTCACAAAGGAACATCGTTACTTGACACAGGTTACATCTACGCACCGTATGTACCTCTACAATTAACACCTACAATGTACAACCCATTCAACTTCACGCCAATCAAAGGTATTATGACCCGATACGCGAAGAAGATGGTAAATAATCGCTTCTACGGACGAATTACCGTTGATGGCGTACGTACATTTGATTTAAGAGAATTGAGATAATCAAATCTTAAAATAGAATAAGAAAAAGGTTAGAGAAATCTAACCTTTTTTTATTTTCTATAATAGAACTATAGTTTTTTTGGTAAAGTTTCTTATATTTATAGTATATGAAAAAATACGACCCTACTAAAGAAGAATTATCTATTATACTTAAAATGTATAATGAAGAAATGTTAGGGTCTCATACAATATCTTTAAGGACTGGTTTAAGTAAACCAACAATTTTAAGGATACTAAAAGAAAATGGAGTTGTATTGGGACAATATGGTAGAAGATTTATCGGGGGTAGAAAAATTGCGGATAAAAAATGGAGAGATAGTAATAAAGAATATTTATCTCAGAAATCAAAAAACTGGTACGAACAAAACAAAGAACATAGAAAACAATATCTAAAAGAATACCGTGAAAAAAATATTGACAGAATCCGTGAGGTAAAAAGAACCTATGAAAAAACAAAAAAAGCAAACGATCCCCTCTATAAATTAATAAACAATTTCAGAACTGCTATTTATCAAGTATTAAAAGAAAATAATGTAAAAAAGAATGGACACTATTTTGATATTTTAAAATACACGACCGATGATTTGATTAATCATTTAGAAAATAAATTCACAGATAAAATGACTTGGGACAACTATGGTGAATGGCACGTTGATCACATTTTACCCATATCATCTTTTGACATCAAGGAGATTGGTGATGGTGAATTTATGAAATGTTGGTCGTTATCAAACCTCCAACCTTTGTGGGGTGATGAAAATATACGTAAATCTAACAAAGTTATTTTATAAATGATAAATAATAAATGGGATTTAAACATTAAAGAACTAAAACCTATTTAAACTATCAAATTTTATTTTTACGTTTATACTTATATAATATAAAATCTTTTAAAATGAAAAATTTATTACTTTATTTATTCTTGTTTATTTCAATAACATCAAACTCTCAAACATTAATTAGATATGATTACATGGAAACATGGAATTGGGCAGGATATTGGGCGTTTTTAACCCCAGTGACCCCAATTGGGGGTGCTCTTTTTAATGCTGGTGGGTTTTCAGGATGGGCAACAAATGCATCAGTGACATCAAACGAGAGTGCTCTTTTATATGGTGATGGAAATGGAAGTTCAGGAATTGAGCAAAACTGGTATGTTTTACCAAATGTAACAGGATTAAACCCAAATAGATTATATCAACTTAAATTTAGACTTGCATCTTACTCTTTTTTTTCTCCCTCATCCACATCAAGAGGGGTAGATGGAACGGATTTTGTTGAGGTTCAAGTATCAACAGACGGAGGTGTAAATTATTTTTCTGAACTTAGAATTAGAGGTAACACTAATGCTCTTTGGGGTTATAACGCCACGGGATCGGTTATTCATACCGCAAACGGATCATTTACAAATTCTTTATTTCCTGCTGGTGATATATATCAATCCCCTGCAGGTACAACCACTAACCCCCCTATTTTAAGTAATGGATTAACTTTTATTACATTAAATTTACAACCAAATATTACACAAGTTGCGATTGATATTTTATGTCGGGTAAATTCTGTTGGTGAAGAATGGTGGATAGATAATATTGAATTACTTGAAATTGATCCGTTACCTGTTGAGCTTATTTCTTTTGAGGGTATATCAACAGATCACGGTAATCTTTTAACATGGAAAACGGCATCTGAACAAAACTCTGATTATTATTTGATTGAGAGATCAACAACAGGGGAATTTAATGAGAATTCGGTAATTGGTCAGAAACTTGGTGCGGGGAATAGTAATCAACTTATTAGTTATAATTTTTTAGATAATAATTTTCAAAGGGATATTAATTACTATAGAATAACTCAAGTGGATACTGATGGTAATTTTAAGATATACGGACCTATTGCGATTGATAACAGAAATACTGGAAAAAAATTGGTTAAAATAATTAACTTATTGGGTCAAGAAATTGATGAAAATTATGTTGGAGTAATAATTGAAGTTTATGAGGACGGATCAACAATTAAAAGAATGAGGTAATGTTATTTGATTATTATAGAAGGTTGTTTGTAGTTTTAATGGCTATGTTACAACCTTTTATAATTTATTGGGTATGTGGAGATATTCCATCCATTTCATCATCTTGGGAAACCATTCTCCAACCTTTATTTATAATAACAAATGCTTGTGTTAGTTATTTCTTTTTTGATTTACCAAAGTGGAAAATTTCTTCGGTGTTATTATTATTTTTAACCGCCTTTTCCGTGTCTCAATTTAAAGATATACATAATGTTTTGGCGGTATTATTTTTTATTTCTTGTTTGTTCCCACTATTTGAGACCAAACGATTTAAATTTTATTCCGCATTATATCTAATGTCAATTCCTATATGGTCTTTTTTTGGGATGTATTGGATGGAAACATGGTCAATTGAGGTCTTATGTCTCTTTCATCTAAATATGTTGTTATACGTAAGGAAATTATCCCTTAGAAAGGATTCTAATTGATTTAGATATTACTTCAGATTCACCTAAAGTAAAAGCACCTTTTTTATGAGCCGATTTAACTGACTCAACCAAATAATAAATTGAGTGTTCTTTATCCATAGTAGATAATATCATATCTAAGTGATCTTCAGACAAAAGATTAATTGATCCGAATAAATTACCATATATTTCAATATTATTTTCTTCCATTTATCAATAGTTTTATATTTATAAGTATAGTTAACTATTTTATGAATATAAAGGAAATTATTAAAAGAGTGTTGTTTGAAGCAACATCAACTAGCGGATCTAGAGGAACATATATTGCACCTTTAACCGCTGGATTAAGACCCTTTGAAAAATCTTCATTAGATCCTTTTAATGTATCTGTTTCAGATTATAAAAGTCCACTTGTGCAATATGATAGTTATGACCATAGTTGGGATTTAAGAAGAGGTCAAATTAGTAAATTAGAAAAACAGGCATCAAAAATCCAAAATTTTATAAAAAAACATCCTGAATCAACCTCATCCGATGATGATGGTAATATAATAAACCCAACACCGGGTAAAGGTAAAAAAATAGTTCCATTAAAAGAAAATACAACATCAATCTCTGCTGGTGAATATACAGGGCCAATAGAATTGGGTTTAAAGAAATGGAAAAACCATACTTTAGCACCATTTACGGATTTTGTGGATATTAAAGTAAATCATGAAAAAAAGAAAAAAACAATGAAAAATAATATAAAAAAACAAGTTGGTGTTTGGGAAAAAAATTCAGATGGGACTTTTAAACAAGAAGAACATGACGTTCATACCATTAATGAAGATCTTGCCGTTTGGTTTGGCAAAAAGAAAAAACCAAAAGGATCCAAACAACCAAAAGGGCCTTGGGTAAATATTTGTAGGAAAGTTGATGGAAAACATCCTCCTTGTGGAAGACCTGATACAAGTAAGGGGGCGTATCCTAAATGTCGTGCCGCTGGTGTTGCGGGTAAAATGAGTGATAGTGAAAAAAGATCTGCTTGCCAACAAAAAAGAAAAGCCGAGAAAAAGGATACCCAAACAGGTAAAGGTCAAAAACCAATAATGACTTCTTATAAACCAAAAAAGAGTACAAATGAAAATGTAATTAGAATAACTGAATCAGAATTAATTCAATTAATATTATCTGAATTAAGAAAGTAAAATTACATTTTTGATATTCTTTCATACACATCATTAAGTGAATTCTTAATTTGAGAATTCACAGTATTTTCCATATCAACTCTTCTTTTATTTGTTTCTTTATCAAATATGAATAGAATTCTTGACCAATCTCTATTGGTTAATTTTACACTATAATGATAAACGTGATTAGTTATATCAACTCTATTCTCTGATAGAGTAATAAAAATACTTAATTCATCATTTCTAATGTATCTTTTATCGGTGATCGGATCAATCATGAATTCAGAGTCTTTATGATTGATACATTTTAAACAAATTTTGAATGATACTTTTTCGTACAATGACGGTTTCTCTTCATATTGTGGGGCAATTGAAACTCCTTTTGACCACAAATAAAACTTCATTTTTGTACGTTTTACTACTCTTGAAAACCATTTACCGACTTTACTCATATCTTTTTTGTTTTAAATATAAGTAAATTGTAGTTAAAAAGTCAAATTAACAAAAAGCACCTGAACATCTTTTTTTCCCGTCCAAACCTTTAATCTTTCCTTTACAAACTTGAACAGCGTGTCCATTACTATAGGCAGAGGGGTGAACATCATATTTAGCCTTGGCTGAAGCGATACCTCTAGCACACAACTTTGTACCTGTTTTCTTACGACCTTCCATCATGACCATGTCATCATCATAATCCATGGACATATCATCATTTTTAGTTTCATTCATAAGAAAATCAAATACCTGATCCATATTGTTTTTTGCTTCAGCAATATGGTCTTGAGCCCAATCATGACCGTTTTCAAGAATTCCCTCAATCATAGATTGATCCATTTCTAATAACATATCACATTGTCTTCGTATTTGTTGTAGATTTGAGAAAAACATATAACGATTGCTTTCTTCATTACCTTCATTAAGAACTCTTTTTATAATCCTATTTAAATCTGATTCGGTTAAATTAATTATTTTCTTCATGTTATTACGAGTTTAATCCATTACCACCAAGGGTAATCATATTTAATTGAGTTACTTCACCTCCGTAACCATTAGTCCATACTGGGTGAGGAGCAACCACACTTACTACTGTTGTTCCTGATTCTGTACATATTTGCTCACATAAGAAAACCTCTGTTCCTGCACTAGTAGGTGGGTTTTGACAAGTAAAACAATCGGTAAACGGCCCACCAGCGTAAATAGGATCAATACTCTCACCAAACGCAAATCCTAAAACTTTAAAACAATAACAATCGGCCGACTCAAACGGTGAGCAAAATTTATAAACATCACCAATATTAGGAATAGATGTGAAAAATGAAGGATTTTGATAATAACCAAATAGACTATTACATTCTTCCATTAAAACACTAATTCCACTTCCAGTAAAACAATCATAACAATCAGTATATTGTGTTATACCGGTATATTCGGATACGGTTGGTTGTTCGCCCTCATTAATAGTTCCACAATATAATGTACCACCAACACCTGAGAATGACCACACCTCTAATGGGTTGACCTCAAAAGACCCAAAGTCAACTTCATATGTATTACCACTAAAACAATCTGTTACAAAATAAATGCCCATAATTTCTTTTTATTTATAAATATCTTAATTAATTTTATTTGCGATTAACTATTTGAAACTTAATCTGTTTTTTATAAGTATTTACCTCACCCGAAGAAGTAACCTTTAGATCAATAAAATATTCATTAGGTATTTTATCTCTTGTATCAAAAATGAAATAATATTCATTTGGTGTTCTATTAATTCTTGTCCAATCTTGAACTTGAACTTCTGTTGACCCCTCTTTAACATATACTCTATAATATGCAGATACATTTGGTTGTAACATATGATTTGTTGTATATGCCTTTTTAATAATAACACCAACTTTTCTAACATCGGTGTTTAATATTTTCTCATCTTGTTTTATCCCGTAATAATCAAAACCATACATTTCAGGTTGTTTAGAGTCAGTTCCAATTTGGACTGATTTCTTTAGTGGGTATATTGTGAACTCATTCTCAACTGTTGGCATTGGGAACCCGTTCAAACTTAAACTACTCCAAGTATCGGTAAATATACAAGGTGTTTTGTAAGCCGCAGGTGAAAAAGGTGGTAAAGTAATTTCATAAATACCTTTTGTTTTTCTACAACTTGGTAAATTAATCAATCCTGTTATTGGATCCCCATTTTGATCACTAATTGTTACAAGTGGATTTGAGTCTAAATTTTTAAATTCACCATCTTCATAAACATATAGATAAAGTTTATTTGATTTACCCAATGAAAACGTATTTCTATCGTCATCAATCAAATCGTCATATGTTGTTTCCAAAAATGGTTCATAAAATGTTTGAGTATGTCTTGTGAAAAACCCAACTTCATATGTACCTGTTGTTCCTGTTAAGTTTTCTAATTGAGGTAAATAAGCAATACCCCAACCAACAGGATTATCAAATGATCCATTTAATATATTGTTTATTTCTTGAGTCATATTGAACTCAATGTTTTCATCCCCAAATTCAAAGTGATGAATGTCAACTATTTGTAGTTGGTTGTAATTAAATGCACCTGTATTTGTATTACTATATATACCTGGTTGTTCCCAAGTACCTATGGTTGTTGTTTGATACCAATTTGACGGTCTATCAGAATAATTCTTATCACTTGGTATTTGTGTTAATAAATCAGCAAAATCATAACCCACACCTTCATCCCAATTTTGAGGTTGATCAGGATCTAAATCTCTATATGGTATTCTAAATAAAATTAAATCAAATGATGTTGCTCTTAATCTACCTGTGGATGTGTATGTATTTAACAAATCTTTATCAAAGAATGAGGTATTTGTCATTCTTAATGTATGAGCAACACTGTTATTACAATCACCTATTGTACCATCACTATATTTTTCTTTGAGTAGATCTAAATCTAAATCAAAAATAAAACGACTAAACCCAATAGGATTGGCAATACCACCATTACCATAAAATAATTCCATAACAGGGTTTCTACCTGTGTTGGTATAACTATTGGATATTATTGTATTGTTTCTACTGAAATAAGAATTATTAATTGACATTTACACTTTTTAATATAAATATCAATTAATACGAATATTTTTATTTAATATCGTATTATCAGCATTTGCAAGTTTGGAAAGGATCTCTTGTATTTGCGTCCCGTCTTTAGATATCTGCGTTGGTTGTACACCAGGAAACGCATGAACATGGGATGTTAAAAATCTAACAATTAGTTTTAAAAGATCAATTAGTTCTTCACCTCTAACCATTGAATTTGTTTTGTTCTCAATTTCTACCGCCAACTTTGATTGAGGTATTCCATATAATGTATCTTTTAAATCTATTGTGAATTTGTCTGTAGATCTGTGAGATAATAAATAAATCTTATCTGATCCCATAACAGAATATGTTACTGGATTAACAAGATAATCTCTTTTATTTACTTCGGTAATACTAATATTTTTTAATATCCCTAATTTTGGTGGGGTATAAGTCCATACTAAACCTGACCCTTTTTCTTTATAACCCTCACTTAAAGTTATTTTATTGTAAAGTTCTATAACTTTTGATTTGGCAGATAAGTCCGATAACTGTGTTAATGATAAATCACTCAATAAATAAGAATAAGTTTCTTTCTTAGGCCCATAAAAAAATGGAAACTGATTATCCATTTTTAAACTATTTCCCGCAGGATAATTTACATATGGAAGAATCTGTATTTTACCTTCATTAACACCTTTTATAAAGTTATTAACTATTTCGGATGATTCGTCTAATGTTTTTCCTGTGAATTGTAATGTGTAAAGTGGATTTATTGTTAAACCCGATAAAACATCAATAGACTCATTTATATTTGATACTTTAGTATTTTGATTATCTTTAGGTAATTTATATAAATTGATTGTACAATCATAAGTGGTTGCGGTTGAGGATAAATTGTCAATTGACCACTCAACGTACATACTTGTTGATATATCTTCATAATTTTCACTTATTACAGTACTTGTTCCCGCATCAATATTTTCTAACTCATAACTTGATAATTGGAAGAATCCTCTCTTATCATTTTTAACCACAGGAATATTATCATTACCAGATCTTAAATATTTACCTGATCTTACTAATACGTTTGATGATCCATCAAGATCGTTCTCAACCAAAATAATATCACTACTACCTCTACCAAGAATAGCGTTATCTCCTGGTTTTGGGTATACCCCTTCTAAAGTAACTCTAACTTTACCTGATTGTGGATCAATTATTGATTCGGATTGTTTAAAATTCTCACCACTTGCCATAACAGATTGTGAGTTGGTATAATCCTCAAATTTGTTGTTCCATGGTCTTGATACCGGGCCTTGTATGTAAAATTTGTTTGCATCATACCTTTCTTCTTTATTGGCGTAAATTATATTAACAAATTCACCAACTTTTGGTGTTTGCCAAAAAAAGTAAGGTATTAATGGAAGAAAACACAATGGATCTTTATTTGTCCATTCATCAACACCAAACACAAAATCATTTGGGTAAACATATTTTATTATCTCGGTTTGAGGTTCAATACGTAAACGACCGATACCTTTTGGATCGTTTACTGAAATAACCTTACCATAATATATTATTTTATTTTGTTCCATTTCTTGATTGATATTCTCTTAATAGTGTATTATAACTGACCTCCAATTTATCTAAATGATTTGTTAATTTTATAATTGTTTCTTTTGTTAATTCAAAATCTTTTTGAATGAAGTCCATTGCTAATTTTAAATCACTATTAGAACTTGATTTATGTTCTTTAATAATTTCCACTATTTTTGATGATTCTATTTTTTCCATAATTACATTACGACTCCTGATCCTACATTTGGTACTGTAATGAAAACTGGTGTTATGCTAAGAGGAGGGATTGCAATATCCACCCTTCCGTTTTCAGTCATTTCATCATCAATACCATTGATTATTGCCTTTGCTGCGGCTAACATTAAATTAGGGCTACCATCAGGCATAGGGCCGGTTGGTAATCCAAGTTCCTCAAATTCTTTTATTACTCTCAAAAATGCTCCCGTTTTTGAATAACCTTTTCTTAATTTTGATGCCAATAATAAAGGTAATGGTAGTGAGCTTGTTCTTGTTTGTATGTTATTCAATAAAGACTGTAATTGATTAATAATACTTTTACACTCTCTAAAATCTTTAATTATATTTGCAATCTGAACTAATAATGCGGTAAGTGATAATACCATATCGGTATATTTTTTTGTTTTCTCCTTTGCTACATTATTGATAATTCTACTAATCAATGCTTTAATATCTTTTTTAATTATATCAAAAAGAATTTTAACAAAAACTTCTGTAATTTTTGTAATTAGTTCACTTACATATGTTTTTAATTTTTTTACAAAATCAACAAATGAATTTATTTCATCTGCAACATTATTACCAATTGATTTTGAAAGTACCATAATTGGTAAAACTGTTTTCGGTGAAAGAACCGCCATTGCAATTGACTTTGGGAATTCCTTTAAAAAACTAAAATCAATATTTACTGAGATAGGAAAGAAACCATTTGTTGCAACATCGGTTAAATTAGATGCGTCATTAATTTGATTATTATTATTTCCACCATCAATAAAATTTAGATTGTTAATTGAATTAACAATAGATAAACTATCAACGGATAATTTGACCGATTGACATTCCTCAAACTCAACGACTCCCAGTTTTATATCTGAAATTTTTTGATCTAATGTTCTTAAATCAATTTCATTAAATTCAAAAAATGATTCATCAATATTGTCGTTTTCAGAAACTTTGGCAACCCCACTGACATCAATTTCTTTATTTGAGTCAAAACACAAACCTATTAATCTTTTAAATATTAGTAATACTTTATTGATATCCAATAGATCCGCATCACCATATCCCTTCTCAATTGATATTGCACCTGTAAGTTGATCCATCAAATGGGAGAAAACATTTTTATAATCAAGTACTTCAATAGTTTCGTAATAATCTTTTAAAAATTCAGTAACAAGATTATTTTGTCTTGGTTTTAAATCAACCTTGAAGAAGTTTCCTGTTATTGTTTGTAATGTTACCGGATCCACATATGACTCTACATAAGTAATGTCAAATAAATTTTGAGTTGAGACCCCAAGATAGTCAGATCCTGATGGAACAGAATATGGTTGGTTTATATCTTGTGTTCTACCGTATAATTCCCTATTCATTGAAAATGGAAATATATTGTATTGTATATCATTTTTTTCATAGGTAATTTTACCAACCACACTTTGTGGATCGTCTTTAAGTAGACCCATAAAATCAATAGACTTAACTTTAATATAAATTGATTGGTTTGGTAAATATGTTTGATCTTCTGAACATCCTATTGCCTTTACCCCAAGTTCATTAATAAGATTTGGGAGTTGGGATGTCAACTCTTGTAAGGATTTAACAAATATTTTTTTTAAATACCTAGTAGTCTTTGAATTACCTTTAGTGGTACTATCACTTGATATTAGTTTACTTAAGTCTAATAATTCCTCAAATTGGGATTTAACATTTTCAGTTCCTTTTTGGAAATTATCGGTTTTTGTTTTTAGACTTGATAATTGTTCGGACAAAGTTTTATTTGCCAATTCTAAAGAATCACCAGACCTTTTTTTTAGATCTTCAATATCAGAACTAACTTGAGCATAAGTTTGAGTTGTTGAGACCTTTTTTTTTATAAAACCATATCCATCTCTTATATCTAATGCCATTACTTTAATCTATAATTTTTATCATCGGATGTGTCTTTATCTATTAAAGTTTTGATAATATCATCATCAAGATCAATATCAGACAATGTAAATTCTTCTTGTTTTTCGTTTGATTTTTGCCACATTTGAGATTGTAATTTAGATAGAGTTAGTTTCTTTTCAACACAATCATTAATTATTTTTTGTTGTTTTTCAATAACCGGTCCTATTAATTGCATATCTTCAGGTTCCTTCATCATTGTGAGCATTTTATTTTGGATCCTGATAGCGGTATTTCTTTGCTCAACAAGTTCATTGTAGATCTCTTGCATTAGAGACAACATTGATTCTTTTGTTAAATTAATTTGTTTTTTTTGAGGTCTTGCCATAACAATAAATATTAAATTATTTATTTTAACATTTCCTGTACTAGTTGGAAATATATTTTTTTATACCTCTTTATTGAGTTTCTTATTTCTTTAGTCGTTAGGTTTGTCATTTCACGAAGTTCAAATAAGATCACATTCTTATGAAATTTATTATTTGATATATCAATAAAAATTTCATTGTAATTTTCAAAAATATCATAAAGAGCCTTACCTAATTTTATTTCTTGTTCAGTTATTTGTTTATCATTCATTGATTCACTCAATCTCCCTAAAAATTTATTTATAATTTCTTCGGTTGTAAGAGTATCATCATCAATATGATAAATCATATCTGGACTATGTTGTAGATCACTAGAAATATCCTCATAGGATATTTTTCTATTCATTTCTTTTTGATCTTTCATTATTTGACCCATCAAATAATTTTTACAAATTGTACCAAAATATGAATAAGCCTTTTTTTCTTTTGATGGTTTAAACTTATCAATTTTGGTCATTAAAAATGAATGGGTATCTATATGAACCTCATCGTAGTTCATATCTTTTCTGTATAATTTATACCGTCTTATAATTGACGATATCATTTTATCTAAAGGATGTTTTAAATAATCATTATATATTTTGTTTTTTTCTTCAAAAGTGGTTGCGGTTAGGTACATCCTAACCGCGTTTTCCTCTCTTTCATCAAAATAATTATTTAACTTTGCTTTTCTTCCTTTTCTTTTACCTTCATTCGTGTCGTTTAAAATGTTTTCACTTTCAGTCATTAAACTTCTTGAGGTTCATATTTTATTTCTCGTTGATTAATATATAAATATTCTTTCTTCGCCGAATCAATCCAAAATCTAACCTCATCCTCACTTAATCTATCATCACCATTTTTGTAATTCCAAAATATGGATCCTTCTCTTAAATTAGTGTGTTTATAACCGATTTTAGGGATTGTCATAAAACGAACTGAATTACGAGTCATTCTTAATAAGAATTCATAACCAAATGTTAATTTGAATGATGTTTTTAACATTCCATAATCAACATATGAATCCTTTTTAATAACCAATCCTGATAATTGGAAATTCTGATAGTTCAATAGAGTGTCATTTGTTAGGATACCCATTTCAGGTGAAAAATTCGCCGCAAATGTTGCTTCATTAGTGAAACCAACAAAAACACCTTTTTCATCTACATCAACAACTATAGGTAAGAATGCATCAACTTCAGGATATATTTCCGCATATTTTTTAAAATTCTTAATCCATATATTTGAATACTCATCATCAAATTCAAAAATAGAAACCCATTTTGATGCTGAGACTCTAACTCCTTGATTAATTTGTCCTGCAAAATTAGGATCTTTAGTCCATTCCTCAAATTTTACATTTAGATCACCAAAATCATAACTATCTAAATGATTCTTTAGATAAGTCTCATTACAATGAACAATAATTAATTCATCAATTGGTGTTGATTGTTGTTTTAATGAAGTAATCGCTTTATCAAAATACTCCTCAAAAAATCCTGTTTTTCCGCTTCTAATTGGTAAAATTACCGAAATAGTATTGTTTTCCATATTATTCTATTGTTTCAAATTTATTTAATTGTTCTTCAAATGATTCTAAACGAGTGTCAATCATTTTACTAAAAAGTTCTACAACGTTTGATTCAAATCTATTCATGTCAGAATACTCTGATATTGTTTTTTCCATACCCTCAAAAATAACAGGACTAATATTATCCTCAAGCCAGTTTTGAGTAAAATCCGCAATAACGTCTACCATCATATTTGGGTTGTTAATCCATATACCATTATCCTCATTCATCCATTCAGGTACTAGATTAGGGACTAAACCAATAATAGGGATTCCCATTTTGAATGATTCAAGAGGGAATGTTCCAAAACCACTTGTTTGATCCATCCAAACAGAACAGAAACTTTCTTTCATTGCGTTTGCAAATTCTTTTTCAGATAACCCTCTCATATCTCTAAATGTTATCCATCTATATTGTGGAAACCTAGCATAAAATGCCTTGATAAGATTAACAGTTTCTCTTTGATCTCTGGTATGTACAGAAATTATAGTTTTAGGTGGTAATGTTTGTTTTTCAAAACATTCCGAAATTACAGGTGGTAAGACATCAATAGATACTCCTCTCATTAACGTTTCAATAACCTCCTTTTGTTTTTCTGATGTTGTGATACATTTGTAGAAACCTAACCTTGACCAAGTGTCTCCGGGGTTTAATGTTTCAAAAATATGATCATACGCCTGACATAACACCACTTTACCACAAGGAAGTTTTGTGATTTGATCCATAACAAATCCATAAATTTCGGGAATAATAATTAGATCTTCAGGGGAAACCTCAAGATTAGTCCCCTCAATTGCCATGTGAGGTAATTCAGTCATATATTCTTCCCCTAACCAATTACCCACACCAAAGTAATCTGGTTTTTCGTGTAGAATGATTGGATTAAATCCGTTATTTTTAAGAGCCATTCCAACTTGATATATATATCTTATTGAGGCTTTGGCGTTTCCTTTTGTGTCCTGTACAACAAGATAAATTCTACACTGTTTATCTTTCATTGTTTGAATAGACTTTTCAAGTTTTGATAGTTGTTCTTGATTCATAATTTTAAAGTTTATTAATTATTTTTTTATTTAAAAGAGTGTTAAATGCCAATTTAAATGGAATAGAAAGTTCTGAACTACCTAATAATTTTTCATCAACTTCTGATTGTTGATCCATTACAATTTCCAACATAAATTTTACGGTTTCGTATTTTACAATATGTACTTTTGTACCATCCATTTCATTTTCTTCAGTTGGTTCACTCGTATCTTCAATTTTTGTAAATGTATCAATCATGTCCATATCAACATAATAATATTCACCAAGGATCTTAAGCATATTCTTTTAATTCTTTAATTAAATTCTCAAATTCAGACAATGATTCAATCTGATATTTTGAGGGTGTTTGTTTATTGTAATCTGTTATAAATTTAACCACTATTTTATTTGGTGGATGATTTAATAATAAGTCAGGGTTTGAGGTAAGTAAAATGTCTACATTATCCCAAATTGTATTTTTTGTTTGATTTGAGTAAAAAATTATCTTTTCAACCAAACATCCAAACTTAGATAAGAAGAAAAGTGAGGATGGTTTTGATCTACCAATCTCATCTGACAATATTATAATATCATTTTCATCTCTTAAATTAAGGTAAAAATCATTCAAGTAATTAAATGTTAGAGTTTCCGTTGATGGTGCATGACCAAATAATTCCATTGTATAATCTTCGTACATAAATGAATATAACTCCTCTTTTGACTGAAAAGAGAAATGTTTATCAAGTTCAAGAGAATCAACTTCACTTAGTATCTCATATTTAAACCAATTAACATTGGTACTCTCATTCATCTCAACTAACTCGTCAGTATCGCCTGAAAAAGTTAACTCATACGTTTTGTCAATAGATTCTACATCAAATCCATTATTTTCAATTAAATGTTTTTCATACAAATGTTTAAATTTCCCAATTGTATCCCTCAATACTCCGTTAATCTCAATCCCTATTCTCTTCATCATATTTGTCAAGTATTTTACCAATTAATGGATTTCTAACGTTTTTGGCGTTTCTAAAATCATATACTCCAATGTCATTAACATTTTTAAATCTTTGTAATGCATCATATAGACCCGATTGTTTTTTATCTTTATATCTATCTGTTTGTTCTAAGTCTCCTGATATGAAAAACTTACTGTTGAATCCTATTCTTGTTAACAATAATTTCATTTGATTTGGTGTTGAATTTTGCGCTTCCTCAAATATTAAAATTGAATTATCAATGTTCATACCTCTCATATAGGCCAATGCAAACACCTCAATTATTTCAGCCTTTTTTAATTCTTCTCTTGCTTCTTTACCAATAATTTTATTTAAAAGATAATAAGATGGGAAAATATATGGATCCAATTTTTCCTCCAAGTTACCAGGTAATGATCCTAATTTCTCTTCGGCCTCAACTGCAGGTCTTACAATTATTATCTTTTCATATGCGTTATTTGGATCTAATAAAAGATCTACCGCGGCTTTCATTGATATATAACTTTTACCTACACCAGCAGGTCCTGAACAAATTGTGATTTGATTGTCTTTTAGAATGTTATAATATTCTTCTTGATTTGTGGATAAAAATTTGTTTTTTTGTTTTTTCTTAATGACTGAGTTTATGAAATCTTTTCTTGAGAAGGGTTTAGATTCAACCTGTTCATTTGTTTGACTTGGTTTTTTTCTTGTTGTCATTTTCTATTTTTGATAATTTATTGTAGTAACTTATTGGTTGATTCCAAATACCACATTTTTTATTGTAATAATTATAGACAGAATCCCAAAAAAGAAAATCTTTCTGATTAACTTCGGGTATGTATTCACTTGGCCATTCACATTCAGATAAACAAGAATGATGACATAATACATTTCCAGTGTCTATCCTACGGAATACAGGTTTACTTGCAACCAATCTTAATTTCCCATCATTATCTATTTGTTCTCCGATTATCATCCCAACAAAATTGTGATCAACACATTCACGGTATTTCATATACATATTTTCGTGGAAAATTGTATCATCATCAAGAAAACAAAAATATCCATTTTTGATATTTTTTAATACTTCATTTCTTTTACTGGTTGCATCTGTATCTAAACAATCCACACTATATATTTTTATATTTTTACTTTTTAAAAATTCCAATTCAGGTAAGGGTTTTTTATTTGAATGTGCGATATGCCAAGTTATATCATCATTCGCATAAATTGAACTAAATAGTTGAGTTAGATTTTCGTATCTATAAAGAGGTGTAATTATGTGTAGCATTATTTTATTATTTTTTTTAATTTATCACATACATAATTTACATCCTCATCAGATAAGTTTTGATGTAAAGGTATGTTTAAACCTGTTTTATTTAATTTTTCTGAATTATGTAATCTAACATTTGTTTTATAAATTGGATTTAAATGTAAAGGATGATATCTTAAAGTTGTGTATATCCCAAGGTCAAATAAATTTTTGGCAACCTCATTTCTAATATTTTCATTCATTTGTATGAAGTAAGTAAAATATGAATGGGTTTCATTTTTTTTACACTCTGTCGGAGTTATTAAATTTATATTTTTAAAACTTTCTTGATAGTAATCCCAAATTTCTTTTCTTCTTTTTTGATTTAAATGTAAGTTTTTTAATTGTGTTAACGCTAATGACCCCTCAATGTCAGATGGTAACATTTTAACATTTGGGGTGGTTATATTATATTCCCACCATATTTTATTTGGATCATTTTGCGCATTATTGAATCCCGAGAAACCAATACCACAATACCTCATTTGTAATGATTTTTCTGACATTTTTTTATCTCTAAAATATATCCCCCCACCTTCGCCAACGGCAATATTTTTAACGGAATCAAAACTCCATATACCAACATCACCAAATGTTCCACAATATTTATCATCTATTTTAGAGTCAACCGCATGGGCAGTATCTTCTATTACAGGATAACCTAATTCAATAATAGGTTTAATATCAACAGGTAATCCCGCATAATGAACAATCATTATTGCTGATGTTTTATCTGTTATTTTTTCTTGTATTAAATCAACTGTTACATTTTGTGTATATAGATCAACATCACAAAAAACGGGAATTAAATCGTTTAATAAAATTGATTGAGCACAACTAACCCAAGTAAATGATGGTAAAATAACTTCAGATCCTTTAGGGAGGTTTAAATTTTTTAACGCCAAATATAAAGCGTTAGATCCTGAGTCTACCATTAGAAAATTATCAACATTTAATCTTTGTTTAAATTCTGACTCAAACTTTTTAACATTTGACCCAATTCCCGTCCAACCATTCTTTAAACATTCTATTACTCCGTCAATATCTTCTTGAGTATATTTTGAACCAAATACTGAAATCATGTGATAGTATTTTCTCTTATTATTTTACAAGGCGATCCGTAGGCAACAACATTGTCAGGTATATCTTTAGTAACAACAGACCCCGCACCGATCACAACATTTTTACCTATTTTCACACCATTTAACACATTTGACCCCATACCAATTGTTGATCCCTCTCCAATTTCACAATGACCCGCAACACACACTTTAGGGTTTAATGTTGCAAAATTATCTATAGTAACATGATGTCCTAGTAATACTTGTCCGTTTATAGAGACAAAATTACCAATATTAGTATGAGGAGCAATTGATATCAATGCGTTCATTAAAATTCCATAACCTAAAGATACTGTTGATGCAATCTCAGATGATTTATGTATAATATTTACATAACCATCAATAGGTAAATTAAAATAATTAAATAGAGTTTTTTTTACTTTTGGGGTATAACCACCTAAACAGTAATTCAATGGAGTATTTTGTAAGTAATTTTTAATCTCTATTTGAAAATTTGGGTTATTAAAATCATAGATAACTTCAAGGTTTAAATTATTTATAATTTCAATTTTTGGAAAAAGATTGTTTGATTCTAAATTATTCAAAATTAGTGATATTGTTGCATCACTTTTACCTAAGACTGTTATTGTATTTGTTTTTAAATCCATTTTTTCTGAAATTTGATGGGGTTAAGATAGATAATCCCATTTCATTAATAATTCTATGTATTCTTTTTAATAAATCAATGTTTGTTGTTTTTTCTTTGTTTTTAAAATATAGATTATCCTCAAGACCTATCCTAATTCCATCCGCATAAATTAATCCCATAATATTTGAATTTAATTGATGATCACCAATCCCACCAAAACACATATGTGAATTTTGTGGTTTGTTATTAATAATTGTTGATATTGTTGATGGTTCTAATTGTGAGTTAAATAAATTACCAAATATTGTGTTAATATAGTATGGTGGTTTTAATAGTTCTTTTTTTATTAAATAATTTGTATAATTTAACATTCCTGAATCAAAACATTCTATTTCAGGAATAACACCATATTCTTCCATTTTATTAATTAATTTAATAATCATATCAGGTTCATTAATAGATGCTGATTTCGGGAAATTTAAAGACGACATTGAAAGTGATCCCATATCGGGGTATAATTCAAGTACTTCCGACCTTTTCTCAAATTCAGGAAAACGTCTTCCGGATAAAGAAACACAAACACTTAACTCGGGACAATACTTTTTTATACCATTTATAATTTCCTCATACACATTTTTTTTGTATGTGTTTTCTAAAGTTAATGGATCTCTAGCATGAATATGAGTTAAAGTTATACCTAACTCATAAGCCTCATGAACCTCATCAATAATTTCATTAGGAGTTAATGGTGCAAATGAATTTGTTCTGGTTGTTTGAGTTCCTGTTGGGGTGAAATTTATTATTTTTTCTATCATAGTATTATGATAATGAAGATATTTCATTATTAATCCATTTATATGTTTTCTCTAACCCAACAATTAAATCATTATAATTAGGGTCTCCTATTTTTTCGGTAAATAATCTATTATCTGAATTTCTACCTTTAACCCCTACAGGGCATTTAAACCCATATTTATTAAAAAAATCTTTTCCATCAATATTTTTAATTTTTATATTTTTTCCTGATATTGAGATTGTCATTTGTGCCAATTCATTTATTGTTACCATTTCCTCTGATCCGATATTTACTGGTCCAACAAAATCACTGTTCATCATTTTTAAAATTGACGAAATACAATCATCAATATACAAAAATGATCTTGTTTGATTGCCATCACCCCAAACTTCTATTTCACCACCATCTTCTGTTTCTGCAACTTTTCTACACATAGCGGCTGGTGCCTTTTCCTTACCCCCACCCCAAGTTCCGTAAGGTCCAAAGATATTATGAAATCTTGCAACTCTAACATCTAATTTATAATTTCTCATGAAGGCAAAATATAATCTTTCACTAAATAATTTTTCCCATCCGTACTCACTATCTGGATTTGCTGGATATGCGGATGATTCCTCACAATTTGGGTTTTCAGTATCTAACTGATTATGTTCAGGATACATACAAGCGGATGAAGAATAAAAAACTTTCTTAACATTAAATTTAGATGCATAGTAAGCAACATTTAAATTAATTAATGATGAATTGTGCATAACATTTGCATCATTTTCTCCTGTAAAAATATATCCCGCACCCCCCATATCTGCTGCTAATTGGTAAACTTCATCAAATGAATTTTTTTTATCGTCAACGGATATTTGATTTGGCGCAAACATTATTGTTGATACAAAATGTGGATCCCTTAAATCTCCCAGTATAAATTCAGAACAAAATTCTTTTTCATTAAAGTATTCGTGTTTTTTAATGTCAACTACTCTTACAAAATTTCCTTCGTTACTCAACTTTTTGGAGAGGTGTCCTCCAATAAATCCACCCCCACCTAAAATTAAAATTTTTTTCATTTTTAAATTGTTTTTGATTTTTCGTAAAATTCACTTTTAATATTCATATAGAAATCATGATGGTTGTTACCAACAGATTTAACCTTTTCAAAACCATAGTTAGTAAGGTAATCAAAATTAGTAGGCACACCATTAAAATTATGGATTTCAACAACTATAAGATGTATGAAAGTATTATCAAAGTTTATTCCCTCAATTACTTCATTTTCATACCCCTCAACATCCAAACTTAGAAAATGTACCTCATTAATATTATGTTTAGACAATAACGTATCTAATGTTGTACACTTATATTTAGTTGGGTTCCATGTACCAGATAAATGATTATTAAAAACTCCACCTACCATATAGTGAGAAAAGTCACCATCAATTTCATCATATTCATATTTATTACTCACTAAGACATAATTTTCTAATATAGTTTTAGATCTATATGTTTTATACATCATATTAAAATCCGTTTTTGGTTCAACGACCAATCCAACCCATCCATGATTTTCTAAAAGATGTGTGTTGTTTTGATCTTGTGGGTGTGATCCACCCGCTTCTACAAAAGTTTTATCAATACCAAATATTTCTAAAACTATTTTATCTATGTTATTTTGAGCTGACATATTTTATATTTTAATTATTTATTTTTTCTGCTAATGAACACCAACCATGACTTCCAGTTTTCATAGTTAATTTGTAACCAATACTTTTTAAGTAATCATACACTCCAAAATCTTTTATGTGTAAATTTTCAAAATAAATTTGATTAACTTCTACTTTAGAAAAATTTATAGATCTTATAATGATATCATCAATACCTTCTGCATCAATAAAAAGGATATCAATTTTTGATAAATTGTGTTTTTCAAATAACTCATTTATAGTTATAGATTCTAAACTTGTTTTAACAATCTTATCCACCGTATTTGGGTAATGTTTAGTTATGTGATTAATATCAACACTAGCAACCTCAAACCCTGGACCATCATCCAAATGGTAATAAAAATCAACATTATTGGATTTTACGTCACTTATTATTAAATTTTCTATATATAAATTATTAACCCAAGAATAGTGGCTTTTTAAATTATCATTATGTAGAAACATTGGTTCGACAAGTATTAAAATCTCAGGTTGATCATTTTTTATAATTTGACTTAAATCATCGTTACCTTTGTTTGCTCCTATTTGTACTATTTTTTTCATACTAATATTTTTTTTATTATTTTTTTTGTTGTTAATCTATTTTTTGTATAGTCTAAAATATATTGGTTATTTTCTATATTTTCCCCTTCTTTCATAAATTTTAAAACTTCTTTTTTAGGAAAGTCCGTCATAGTGTTTTTTGGGCAGGCATCTAAATTTTCAAACAATGGAATACACCCATTCATCATAATTTCATAATGTCTTAAACAATCCCACCCCCCCTTTTTTCTTGTGTGTGCAAACCACGAATTAGAATATTCTTTATAATAATCATTTTCATTATCAAAAACATACTTTCTATTAGTATTTGGTACTATGTCCGATATTTTTTTTACTTTTTCTCCGACATTATTTAATATGAGTTCTTCAGGTACACCAAAGTTAATTGGGTAAAGTTCATTGTCATCACGATAAAGTTCTCTTTTAAAATATTTTCCAAAATTTTTAATGTCTTCTTTGATGACTGGAGTATCTTCTCCATCAATAAGTAATACGTCTTTTTTATTGTAAACTTTTTTTACCAAATCAAAATAGTCCATACACCTCCAAACAGAACCATAAATTATTTTGTCAAAATATTTATCACTAATCATTTCTGTAATTTTTTGAGAAATATCATTAAATAATTTAAATGGTACTTTACCGTACATGGTAAACCCTCTTCCATAAAGATTTTGTTTATTTTTTAAGTCGTCATACATATACCAAACTTTATTTGATTCGTAAAAATCATTACCGTAAATAGACTTACCCCCATGGAAAACCATATCAGACATATAATCTGGACTATCTCCTTTTGTTATAAATAAAATTTTCATTTTCTTTTAAGAATTGTTAATCCATTGTTATTCATATGTCTTTCGTGAATCTGCCAATTTTTACCTTTATCCGACTCTAAAAAATCAATTACTGCAGTCCACAGTCCTTGTTTTTTAGTTTCTAAATTTTTAATATCTGAACTAGCATGGTTATATATTACCTCGTCAACACTACCAAATGACGTAGTATCGTGTAAAATTATATATTTTTTAGATTTGTCAGAGTGTAATTCTAATTCACAAATTAATTGGTTATATGTATGTAAGGTATCTATAAAAAGTAAATCAGTTTCTTCTATATTAGTTTTTAGAACGTCATCCTCAATAAATTGATAATTTAAATTATATTCATTTGATAACTCAATTACCTCATCAATTTTAGGGTGTTTTACTATATCATAACTAATCATTTTTTTGGGGTTAGACAGTAATAGTGGCCAAGTAGATGAAACCCATCTAACACCCATTTCTGTTATGTGATCGCATTCATTGGCGTATTTTAGTAAGGTGGGTAAATGTTCATTAATATCAGAAGGTATTACACACTCATTTTCATAGATTAACTTTATTTTTTCCATTTATATTTTATTTAATTATTTTATTTAGAAAATAATCTAAACTTATTTTTTCTATATTATGTTTTTTTATTATATCATAATACAAATCTTCTGTTAAATCATTAATATTGAAATGACTCCATGAGTCTATAACATAGATAGGTAAATGTCTATAAAAATCAATATTAATACTTTTAGTAACCACAGGAACAGTTTTTAAATATAATGATTCCCATAGTTTATGACAATCAACACCATTACCATTAGGACTTAAAGTAAAAAAACTATTACTTAAAGATGTTAAATAATCTTCAAACTTTTCCCTTTGGTTCATAACTAAATTGTTCCTATTCATTGAGTTAACACATTGGGTTCTTTCGTATCTATTTGTGTTTATATCAAACGAGCAATGAATTATTTTACTTTTTTTATTATCTTGATTAATAATTTTTAATAAAACCTCTTCATTACCGTGATCCCACATTTCATTTGCAATCCCTATTGGTATAGATTTTAATTTTTTGTGTTCAAAATTAATATTTTGACCGAACCAGTACACTAAATTTACATCCTCTAATATATTCATAAATTTTATATCAATAGGATAGTCACTATTATGTGTAATAATTTTATATTTATGGTTGGGCTTATATGTGGTAAAAAATGAATGTAAGTAATCAGTTTTTACAAAATAAATAGGTATTTCATTAGTGACTTCTGTTTTATTGAATCCTTTTTCATCCAAGATATAGTCACATATTTTTTTAAATTTATTTCCTGTAATTATTTGCATTTGTTTAAAAAAATTAATTCCATATTTTTTATATCATTTTGTCTATGAGATGTTTTTAATCTATAATGAAAATAATCCATAGGTATGTGATCATTACTTATTACATCAAACCTTTCAGATTGTTTAAATTCTATATTTTGATTTTTTAAAAAATTCCCAAAAGCAACGTCGTCTATAAGATTATGGTTTATTTCTGACTTATTATTTATAATAAGTTTAACTAAGTCCTTAGATAAAAAATAACCAGATCCTGAGCAAAAAGGAATGCCCATGTGATTCCCAATGATACCTGAATAAAAATTCTGATTTGATTTATTTTCTACGTATTTTTTTAAAAGTTTTTTGTCAACATAAGAGCTTGAATTTGTTCTAAATATAAAGTCAAAATCAAAATCCTTCACTAAATTAAATGCGTCTATTGTTTTATGAGCACAATTCATTAGTGATTCCCTCACCCCTAAAAAAATATTATTCCCGTCTATTTTTTCCTCGTCTGAATTACCAAAATAGTAATATGTGTCTACACCTTCAACAGGTAAACTATCCCACGTTTGTTTTTGTGTTTTATAAAATTCAGTATATATTCCTGAATCGTCATATGAAAGAACTAAAATTAATATTTTCATATTAAAAAGTTTATTAATTTATCTATTTCATTTTTGTATCTTGAATATGGGCGTAAAGAGTGAGAATCTACATAATTTTGAGATTTTAATTCGTTTTCATCATATGTCCAATAAACTCTATCTATTCTTTTTTTTGCTCTTCCGTACTCCCAACCACGATTTAATTTAGTAATTATTGATTGATTTTCATATAGGTTAACCATTTTTCCAAAATATAACTCATCCGTATCCCAACCTAACCCCATGTCATTTAATTTTATACAGTACTCCTCAAAAGTGTCTTCAAATTTCATAATGTCATTGAATACCTTTCCTTTTGATGCGTTGTAACATATTGGGTATCTAACAACACCTTGATACGCATCAGAACTAAAAATAACTAAATTATCATTATCTATGTCTTCTATATCATTAACAAAATAATTCTTACATAATGGTAACATATCAATATCTGATGTCAAACAGACACTATTTTGATAAAACTTAGTTACGTACATTCTTGCTATTTGTGATTGAAATCCTGTATCTATGTCTTCTATTTTTTTTATTTTGTGTATGATATGATCACCATAATCAACTATTTCATTTGTATCACATATCTCAACCAAAATAGGTTTTATCCCAATCAATTCATACCATAATTTTTTTACTACGGGCCAAAAATCTTTGTACAAATTATTATCATTGGTACTAACAATTATGTAATCTATTTTCATAATAATATTTTGTAGTCTTCCGTTACAGGGGTTTCGTTTATACTAATTCGTTCACCAACAAATCTACCATTAACTCTTCCTATTGGAAATGGTTTTTTCTCAAAAAATTCATCATGTGTGAATTTATTATCCTTAAAAAATTTATATATGTGTTGTAAAAAATTTTGATCAATGCCGTAATAATTTATTTTATCCTTTAAAAAAGATTCTATAGTTTTTCTCATTTCCATTATTTTACCTTTAATACCCCACATACCCGCTAAAATACCTAAACCACTTGCACCATAAGGGACACCATGTGCGGGATGATCTCTCATTACGTGTATTAGTTTTTTACTATTCATCCATTCTTGCACAGCTAAAAATTCTCTTTCAGATATTCTTGAGTCGCAATCTCTAAAACATACATATTCGGCATCTTCTATGTCAGAAGCGAAAAAACGCCAAAAACACCCATAAGGTACTCCCGAACTATCAACACATATAACATCATTTTTTTCCAATTCTTTAATTGTTTCTGATGGTACGGTGTTATCATAATAAACGATCATTTTCCATCCGGGGTATATGGTTTTTATCAGTTCTGAATTTCTTATGGCTCCTATATTATAAAGAAGATTGTCACCCCATAAACTAAAACTTAAATAATTCATTATAGTTTATTTTTTAATAATTTATCGTAATTACTTTGTAAGTCAACAAAATGACCTTGAGTTTTATGTGAGTCTAATTGTAAGTGTTGCAGTAGTCCTTTTGTAATCATAAATTTTCTATTCTTATGGTAAGAATAGTAGGTTATGGATCTTTCATGCGCGTGACCACAAGTTTTTGTATCTTTAATTCTATCGGCAACAGGAGAAAACCATTTCATAAAATCATCAAAAATATCTTTTCTAAATGTTGTATTTGATGTAGAAGACCACACTGAATCTGGTGAATTTTGTACAATTTTGTTATAGTGTGAGATTAAATCAAATTTATGTATTTCTTTAATTGCCGGTATAACATTTTCATTCCAAGAAGGGTTTAAAATAAATTCATAACTTCTTACAGGAAACGGAACGTATCCAACCATTTCAACGTCATTCTCATAAATTTTTGTATGAAATTGATCAATATTCTTATTTAAGATGGTATCGTACTCAAAAAGATTAATGTATTTAGTATTAATTAAATTATTTTTCCAAAGACAATACCAACCAGTATAGGAAGTAAATAAAGGATATTGTTCTATATTGTCTTCATAATTTCTTGCAATTATTAAATTAGATAAATACCCTATCTTATCAATAGGTCTATTACCTAAAAAGACGTATTTATATTTATATAAATTAGATAGTTTATTGGACGATTCAAATTCAAGAACTATATCTTGATCGTGAACAAAAATGAAAGTTTCGGATAATTCTTTATTATTAATGTCTATAGGTAATTTATCTTTATATTTAATTGCGAACTGAATTCTATTATCTTCCCATTGTTGGTTAGTTTGTCCTATGGAAAGATGAGTAACCCTTATATCAAACATTACTCCAATTTTAACATCATCTAAATAATTAGGCAAACAAAACCCTAAGTCATAAAAATGAAATCCATTAAACGATTCATCAAAATTGTGTTTAATCTTTTTCTTATTTATTGCGATAAATAATCCATCAACAATTATTACGTCCTCAATTTTATTACCTAAATCTTTTGAGTAATTACTTGTCCATTTTTTACCTTCATGTTTGTGATTAACAATACCATACATGGTATTCTGAACTTCCCACCATTTTCCATTATTATCCAAATATTTTGTTCCAGCTAAACCTAAAATACCATATTCAGGATTTTTATTAAAATGTTTAAGTATTTTATCTGCCCAATTTTTTGTGTCAAATTCTAAGTCGTCATGACATAAAACAACTATATCGTATTTTGATTCAGATAAAATTTCATTATAAACTTGAGACAATGATTTTTCACCATTATTAATTTTTTCTATAATTTCCACTTCTTTGTACATTGAAGTTTTTTGAAGATAATCAATGTATTCTTGGTTATGTTTTCTTGTTGAGTATCCTATTGTTATCATATCCCTGTACTACCAAATCCTTTATCAGATCTGTCTTTATCGTTAATGTTAATTACTTTATTAAAATTGATCCACTTACCACAAACAACAGGAGAAAAAACCGCCTGAGCAATTTTTTGACCTTTATCAATTTTAACTTTGTGATTATTCGTATTAAAAATAATTACTTTTATTTCACCTGTATACCCTTGATCTACCGTACCTGGTGAATTTAATACCATCAAACCTTGTTTTAATGCTAAACCGCTTTTTGATCTAACTTGAATTTCATAATGTTCGGGAATGTCAATAAACAATCCTGTTGGAACCAAGGTTCTACCAAATGGATCAATATCTATTTCCTCTGTTGAATGCAAGTCAAATCCTGAATCTGTTGGGTAAGCGTATACAGGGTCTACAGAATTTTCATGTTTTGTGGTATAATTAACCTCAACTTTTGTGTTATACGATTTCATTTCTCTATCAATTTCATTTATGTCGATTCCAAATAGTTCCATAACAGCATTATAGTCAGGTTCATCACCATCAAAAGTTTCTTCAAGATCTTTTATTTGTTCAAAAAAATCATCATTTTCTTTAGTCATATTATCCCAAGTTTTTAAGTTTTTTTATAAATTCAATAAGAACTTCAACATCCTTTTCACAATATTCAGATATTGAGTTTAATTTTTGTTCTATCCAATAAGCATCGTGAACTTTATCACCAGTAATTTCCCCATCTTTTGGTGTTGGTATTCCCATTGTTGAACAAACAAGATCCAAAGAACCAATTGATGTATACGCTCCGTATTGCCAAATTTCTTTTGTGTCAATTGCTTTTACCTCCCAAGGCTTTGTATCATATGATGGTAAAAGTTTTGATGGCATAATTCCATTTATGATCATACGTTTTGCAAGCATCGGAATGTCAAAGTTTTTTAGATTATGACCACAAAGATAGAAATCAAGTTTACTACATCTATCAAGAAGATTTCTAACTTGAATCAATAATTCTTTTTCATCATCACCAGAAAATGTCTGTTTTTTTACTTCTCCGTTGTCCATTACAAACGCCATTGATACGCAGATAATTTTTGCAAATTCAGGAACAAGAGCTGCTCGTTTCTTAAACACTTCCTCTCTAAACAGACTTTCATCTTCGGGAAATCTTTTTTGAAACCAATCAAAATATTTGTTAAATTGATTGGCAAGATCTGGATTGAATTTCTCACAGGATTCATAATCAGGGCATCCACCAACGGTTTCAATGTCAAGGAATAAAATTTTGGTAATTGGTATATTAATCATAATTATTTAATTAAAGATTTGTAAAATTCACTTCTATTTTTTGTAACAATATTAAGATCATATGTGTCTTTTACGGTTTCATATAATCTTTCACCCATATCTTTAACCATGTTTGGGTTGTTTACCAACAATTTAACGTTTTTAACCCAATCTGAATGGTTTCTATGTTTGTCAACCAATAGGGCATTACCATCAACAAATTTACCATTACTTACCGAATGTTTAAGATCTATGGTATAAGGCCCAACGTTTGATGCGATTAAGGCTTTTTTATAGAATCCCGCCTCAATAACTTTAAGTTGTGATTTCATCCTGTTAAAAACGTGATCAACAATTGGTGATAATGATATATCAAACCTTGAATAATTCTTTGCGTATGATGTTGCAGGTTTTGTCCATACTCTTACGTAGTTTTCATTTTCCCACCCAAGAAACTCTTCATCATTAAACCTATCCAAAAATAATTTATAATTTGGTGAAATTATTTTATAGTTGTCAGTAAAAATTGATTCATATTTAACCCAAACCGTTTCTTCGGGTTTAATTGGTCTTCTTACTTCTTCCCCCGTATTTTTATTAATTTCTGTTACGGTTCCTCTTGTATCAAAACCACAAAGATAAAATTGTAATTTATCCTGTTGAGGTTTTAATTTATTTACCATACCATCCAATAACTTCAAATCGTGTAAATGTGAGGATCCACCAAGCCAACCTACTCTGATTTTTTCGGAAGGTAAAGTTGGTTGATTAAATTGTTCTTCTCTTGGATCAATTGCGTTTGGTAAAACATAAACATTTTTATTGAACTTTCTAATTTCATTCGCAAAAATATCTGTTGTTGTTGTAACGTATGATGATACTTTAAGATTTGCAATAATCTTCTCGTGAATTTTATTGTTAATAATTAACTGATGAATAGGATGTTCCTTTGTTGGTAACCAATAATCGTCAACATCCGCAATAACAACGATACCAACACTTTTTAACCATTCAATAAGTGCAGGGCAATCTTCATAATTTTGACCGATATTTCTGTGGAAATGAACAATTTGATATTGTTTCCAATAGTTCTGATCATTTATTTTTGGTTCGTAATCAATATCAACGTGAAATTCATCAGGATATTTGTTTTGTAACATTACATGGGGGTCAACTGAACGGAATTTACCTCAGCCAACCCCAGATTGGTCACTTGGGAGAACTAATACTCTAATTCTCTCACGACCATTCATGGGGCTTTCTTTACTCATATTTTTTAATTAGTTTATTTATTATGTTTTGGTTTTTCTTATATTCAGATTCCCAAATTACTTCTAAATTATAACCTTTATTCCTTACTAAGTCAATCTTGTTTTTATCATAATCCCATAATTCTTTTGCTGTCATATTTTTAACGGAATGAAAATAATCCGATGGATATTTTTTTGGGTTGCAATGCCAATAGTCTCCATTATACTCAATAATTAAATTTAACTTAGGGATAAATATATCACATATTTTAGTGTCAACTCTAAATGATGATTTAACTTTATATCCTATTTCTTTTATTTTTTTTATTATTTCATATTCAGCTTTAGATCTTATCACAGATTTTATTTTACCTAATCTTCTTGTTTCTTTCATCTTTTCTGACATTATTTTTCTGGCATGCTCCATATTACCCTCATCCCATTTCTTTTTTAAATTTTTTCTAGCCTTATCCCTATGTTTTGGGTTTGCCATAGAATTTTCTTTACCGGTTGCTTTTCCTTTTCTACTATTTGATATTTTTTGTTTGGACTCCCCAGTGTGTTTTTTACCGTAAAATGGATTCCCATTTCCTTTTTGATTTATAATACTACAATTTTTACATAATGAATTCCTCAAATTAAAATAATTTCTACAGGCAATTATCCTATCTTTTGATGTTGTCTTAACGTCTGAACCACATTGAGGGCATTTTCTTAAAATAACATATTTATTATCATTTTTAATTATTTTTAATGAATCACATCTATTTCTTTTTCTAGTTACATTATGTTTTTTTAGTACTGATAAAATAGTGGGTTTAGACACCCCAAATTCTTTTGACAATATTAATGAACTTTTACCTCCCAAATATTCTTTAATAATTAACGTTTCATTTAAATCAATTTTTTTTGCCATAATATGTTGTTTTTATTATAAATAGTTCTGTTGTATCAAAAGGTAAAATAAAAAAAACAAAAAACCCCACTCTTTATGAATGGGGATATGAATTTAAATAACTTAAGTTATTCTGAAACTTTTTTAATTTTTGTAATCTTACCCTCAAAAATATGTTGACCCACTTTGAATCTAAAAACTTCATTTGATTTTTTTGTGGATTCAACCATTAGACCATTTTCTCTTAACACATCCTCAACTGTTTCTCTTACAATATCTTTAATTTGGTTTGGGTTAAAAGAAATTGATGATTGAGTTGGTTGTTGTTTAGGTCTAACATTTTCTACAATCGGTTCCCCATTTGCTTTTGAATTCATTAGTCTTGATGCTTTATCAATTAAATCTGGTGATAATGATGATCCTGCGGTTAATGGGTTATTTGGTTGTTGTATTGGGTGTTCCATCATTAACCTTTTAATCTCATCAGGTAGTTTTGAACTAGCAATTCTATCTGCCGTTGGTACTGAAGTATTATAATTCTTTTGTGTTGGTACTTCCACTTCAGATAATAAATCTTGAGGTATATTGTAATTACCACTTACGGGTTTATAGTCCTCAACCACAGGTGTGTTTGGTATTGAGACATTTGCATGGTTTCCACGACCCATACTATCGTGTCTTTCCATTATTTTTTTTGATATTAACAACTTGTTAATTAAATCTTGATCTGCCGACATATTAAAAATATTGTATTGTTTATGTTATAGTTTCTTCAGTACCACCAAATACAGCGTTTACAATTACATTAGTCATACTTTTATCTCCGTTAGGGTTATAACCAGGTCTTGGTGTATCAAACTTTTCTGCGGTTGGTCTAAACGAAACTATTTTATCAACCCTGAATAATCTCCAACTTGGTAAAGGTTTCTTCCCTAAATATGCTCTATGTGAAGCTCCTTCTAAATCCCAAGCTCGTAAAACAGGGTTACCTGCCTTACTATACCCAAAACAAACGGGTTCAATAGTTCTTAGTCCATTTCCACCTGGTTCATCTCCTTTGTAATAAATTACAACTTTCTGTTTTTTCTTAATTGCATCAACAATTGAATCTATTGATGCTATCTCAAGAATAAGACTTTTCAGAGAGTTGTAAAGTTTCATTAAACCGAAGGAGTTGTATACGGTTTATTAGATTGATATTCATTAATTTTTATTTCATTCTTTCTTTCAAGAATATCAATTGAAGATCCTCCATTAGTTGTATCCAAAAATCCTCCAGTACCTTTACCTAATTCATCCCCATCGGATATTGCATCTTTATTTGTTTGTGAATATTGATTAGTTGGTTTATAATCATTCTTTGGTATAAGTCTCTGTCTTTGTTGTTCCGCAATTTGACCTAACTCATTTTGTGGTTGATCAAAATTTAATCTTTCTGTAACCGCCATTTTAAATTATTTTTTTCATAATATCGTTTATCCTTTTCAGGTTTTCGGTTATTTTGATATCATCATTATAACCTTTATGACTTTTTGATTCTCTATTCATATTTGATAACCATCCCATGTTATCAATTAATTCATCATTAACATCATCGGGCATAACATCTTGTGTTATTTGTGGTGTTTGTGTTCCTCTTCTTAAACCATCAATAGTTGTTGATACCCAATTATTCATATAATCACCACCATTTAATACATATGGTGCGTCTTCCTTTTTACCATCAAAATATTTGAACCAATTTTGTATTCTCTCAAGTTGTTGGAATGTTACTTGTCCTTTATCTCTTAAAAAGATATTTCTCTTATGACCCTCAACTGTAGAATCAGAGTTAGGGACTTGCTCAAAACACTTCTGAAGATACTCAACAAGTTCTTCAGGTAATTTAATAATTTGTCCGTATAATTCCTTATTCACCTTTTTTAAGAATTTTAATTAATTGGTTAATACTTATTCCCTCTTTTTCTGCAACTTTTTTAATTGATTGTAAATTTCTTGTTAAAATTCTACTAACAGGAGTTTCTTCTTCATTATTTTTTTTTACAAGATCATCCCCTTTATTTTTTTTCTTTAGTAAAATTTCATCAATCATTTTTATCATCATCTCTCTTTCGGTTTCAGACAATCTTCGTTTGGTAAAACAATTTTTACATTTACCTCTTCTCTTTTCTCTTTTTAATTCTTTATCTAACCTTGGGTCAAATCCCATAACCTCTAATCTATCGTTTCTTTCAATAGGATCTTCAATCCCCATCTTCTTTAATATTTTACTTGCCTTTGAGTATGTTTGAGCGTCTTCTGTTTCCTCATAACCAAACGCATCTGACATATCAACCTCATCCAAAAGTTTCTCATCATTCTTATCAATTGATTCCCCATAATAAACACGATAACCTCTAACAACAGGATTATTAGTTTGTCTTGTTGTTATAACTGTTTGATCTTGAGTTTTTCTTGGGTGTAATCCTTGATTTAAAATTGGAATGTTAGAACCCGCAAAACTACCATCAGAATCAACAAGTTCATTCATTTCACCATCTTTCTTTTCTTTTTCTTTGTATTTTTCGGGAATATCGGAATTAAGTTTCATACCTAATTTTTGACCTAACTTTACTATAAATGGTGTTGCGATTGATGACCCTGGAACAACTTGGAATACTACTAACGGGATTAATTTTAATACGTCTGAAGATTGATCTTTTATAAATTTTTTATCTTCAGCGTCAAGTTCAAAATCTTTATCTTTTAAATATTGCTTAATTGAAGACATAATAATCTTAACCAACAATCTAGTTTGTTTAAGTTCATCTATGGCAATAGATTTATACTTTTTTAATTTGTTGGTGATATCCTCAATAGAGGGTTTTTTTATTTCATCCAATATTTTTTTGCTTCTCATAGTAAAATGATTAATATTAATCGTTCGTATTTTTTACAATAAATACTTTGTTTTGTGGTATTTATCTAAAAAAAAGATGGCTCAACAGAATATTAATCAATATGTTTACCAAAAACTAAAGTTAAACATCGTAAATGATTGTCAAGATATGTCTTTGGCGTCCGATGAGGTTGACTTTAATCAAGAGGTTGTATTCTCACCATATTTAATTGCTCAAACATATGGTAATAGATTACCAATAAATATTGACATAAATAACCCAATAAGTGTTCAAAATTTAACTTTATTATATAAACAATATAATTATAACAACGTTTTTGTTTCTCAAAATTATTATAATCCAGATGAATTAGATCTTTCTTGTTTTTCATCATCAACTGCTTGTGATATTGGACTAACAGGAATTGATAATGGTCTAGTAACATCAATGACAGGAGAATCAATAAATTTCACAAATGGTTTATATTCTGATTCATTTAAATTTGATAGAGAATATTATGATAGAAGATTTAAAATGTTTCAAGTTACCGGGTATACATCACAAAATGAAAGATTTTCCGGTATACCAAAAACAACATTATATGAGGTTGTAAGTAAAACAGGATCTGTTGGTAAATATCATGAATTATATGGTGGGTTTTATCAAGGATTTTATAAATTATTTGGTTATGATTACGACATCCTACCTGAAAGAATGAATAAAGGATGGGCGGTAGAAATGTTATTAAAACCAAGATTAATAAATGAATTTTTTCCATCATCAGGTGAAACAACATTAAACGAGGTTTATCCTGACAATGCGGGTATTTTCTTTTATTTTGGTACAAGAGCCGAAAATAAATTTTATCATCACGCCGATGGGACACCAAATTGTTTTACAGGTTATACAAGAGTTACAAATGGGTTAGAAGAATGTGTTGAAACTTGTGCGTGTTGTAATAGAACGGTAACGAATAGTAGATGTGTTTATGTTTATCCTCCACGATCAAAAAACAATCAACATGATCCTCATCTAAATTATGGTTGTGATTTATGTAATGGAATAAAAGATAAAAAATTAACTTGTGGGTGCGGATGTTATGATACTCCTTGTGAAACTTGTGGTTGGGAATGTTTTGAACATTCTTGCTCAACTATTATTGAACCCACACCAACACCAACACCTTCTCCAACTCCAACGTGTGATGTTCCAACTCCTGTATGTACTCCGTCTTGTACAAAATGTGAGGAATGTAAAGATTGTGTTGATTGTACCCCAACTGGATTCACTTCAATTCAAAGTACTTGTGAAACGGATCCGTTATTTGATTCAATGTCAAACGCCTTAGCCGTTAAGTTATGTGGGTCAAAAGAAAATCCAAAAATTGGTGTTAAAGTTTTAAGATGGACGGGTAATTGTGAAACAACGGGGACTTGTACTACAGGTCAAACATATGTTACAGGATATACGATTGATGAATATTGTTCTCCAAACGGGATATATGATTATTGTGAAAATGAAAATCCTGATTATTTGGATCAAGAACATTGGTTCCAAGTTGATATCGTATGGGAAAGGTATACTTGGTTGGACACTTGTGATTTAAAATGGAGAGGTGGATTAGGAGACATAACAAAGTTTGAGTATTTAAATTCTTTGGCAAATGATACCGCAAAATTAATCGCTCCACCATATACGAATGGTCAACAAGTTGCCGAACAAATTGAACTTGTTAATTTGGAACAAACTTGGCTTGATGAAACCGACTTTAGAATGGGTAGATTAAAAATCTATGTTAATGGTAAAATCTTCTACACCATTGAAAATTTTGAAGAGATAATTCCAAGAGCGTTAAATACCGACAAAGAAAAACAACTTGGTGTTCCTTTTAACATATCTTGGGGTGGAGGTACGCAAGGTTTAAGAGAGAACTTGACGTTCTCGGCATGTACTGCGTTAGATGGAAAATATATTCAGGATCCTGAATCATTCTCAACAGATTTATTAAACACAACGTCATTATCAGGTTTACAAACAAATATTTTACTTGAAGAAAATTTTGCAGGAACATTTGAGGGTGGGGTATCACAATTTAGAATGTACGTTACTCCATTGTCTGCCCCTGAAATAAAACATAATTTTTTATTACTTCAGTCTACATTTGATATGTTAAATCCTGATTGCCCTAATTGCAATACAATAGTGTGTGAACCTAATGACTTCGTATATGTCTTGATTGATGTTGATTATTTGGTAACACAAAATTTATTTTATATTACAACACAAAATAATAATTATATTATTTTATAACTATTTATTCATAAAAGACAATGGGAATCACAAAAATAACCGAATTAAATCAAATTTTATCTGGCGAGGTATCATCAAACGATGTATTACCAATAGTTGATATTGCGACCGATGAAACTAAAAAAATAGAAATAAACCAATTACAAAGTTATATTCTTAGTGGTTTTACAGGATCGGATAATAACTTTTTACCATTAAGTGGTGGTACTGTTACTGGTGATACTATTTTTACGCAAGGATTAACCGCAAATACTGTTAATAGTTTAATGTTGGGTATTGGTGCCGGTAATATCAATACAAATATTGGTATTGGATATAATACATTATCTAACAACACAACAGGATCAAACAATATTGCACAAGGTTACAAATCATTATTTTCAAATACAACAGGATATCAAAACATTGCAATAGGTAACGCTGCTTTATATTCAAATATCTCAGGATCCAGTAACGTTGCCATAGGAATAAGTGCTTTACAAAGTAACATATCAGGAGTAGATAACATATCAATAGGTCAATCGTCTCTTCTTTTAAATACCATAGGATATTCAAATATAGCCTTAGGTAATAGCTCTCTTAGTTCAAATATATCAGGGTCTCATAATATAGGTATGGGAGACGGTTCTCTTTCACTTAATAGTTATGGAAATCATAACATTGCTTTAGGTAATGGATCTTTACAACAAAATACAACAGGATCAAATAATATTGCACAAGGTTACAAATCATTATTTTATAACACAACAGGAACCTATAATATTGCTTTAGGTCCAAACGCTTTACAAAATAATACAGAAGGTTTTCGCAATATTGCTTTAGGTCCAAACGCTTTACGAGCTAATTCAATAGGAGATAATAATATTGCTTTAGGTGAATCCTCTTTAGAATATAATACCTCCGGTTCAAATAATGTTGCTTTAGGTAACAGTGCTTTACTTAACAATACAATAGGAAACAATAATGTTGCTTTAGGTCAAAGTGCTTTAATATATAACACCTCCGGTTCAAATAACATTGCTTTAGGCCTCAGTGCTTTAGAAAAAAACACAGAAGGATGTAATAACATTTCATTAGGTAGGTGTTCTTTAGGAACTAACACAACAGGTGAAAATAATATTGGTTTAGGATATAGATCTTTAAAAAATAATCAAACAGGATTTTTCAATATTGGTTTAGGTTTTGATGTTTTATATTCTAACACAACAGGACAATACAATGTTGCAATAGGTAAAAGTGTTATGGTACAAAACACTATAGGTGTAAACAATATTTCATTAGGTAATAGCTCTCTATATAACAACACAATAGGGAATTATAATATTTCGGCAGGACAAAACTCATTATATTCAAACACAGAAGGAAACAATAACGTTGCTTTAGGGTCAAACGCTTTACGATATAATACAACAGGAAACACTAACGTGGCATTAGGGTACAATGTACAATCAGGGGATTTCTCAAATTCAGTTATATTGGGTAATGGAGCGACAGCAACGGCAAATTCTCAGTTTGTTTTAGGGTCTGCGGGAACTCCTATTGGGCCGGTGACTACAGAATCTTGTACGTCAACAAAAACATTAACAATCCGATTGAATGGTGCTGATTATAAAATATTGTTGGTTTAATAAAAACACAATTTATTTATAATATTTTTTTAGTATTTTGATATAAAGATATCATTATGGTTAAAAATATATTCTTTAATGCATCATTACCAAGAGCAGGATCAACATTATTACAAAATGTTATGATGCAAAATCCGGACATTTACTCAACACCAACATCAGGAGTGGTTGAGTTTCTATTACAAGCAAGAACAATATATTCAACAGGAGATGCGTTTAAGGCTCAAGATGCTGAAACAATGAAAAAAGGTTTTAGAGGATTTTGTAAAGGTGGTTTATGGGGATTCTTTAATGAAATAACAGATAGACCATATGTTTTAGATAAAAGTAGAGCGTGGTCAGGACATTATAGTTTTTTAGATTTTTTTGAGTCCAACCCAAAAGTAATAATTATGGTTAGAGATTTAAGATCAATTTTTTCGTCAATGGAAAAAAATTACAGAAAAAATCCACATAAAGACCCATTAATTGTTAATGGTGCGGAATTAAAAAACATGACAACAGATTCAAGAATGGTTCATTTTTCTGTTTCACCTCCCGTTGGGCCAGCTCTTGAGTGGTTGTATGATATTACACAACAAAGATTAGATTCAAATGTTTTATTTATAAGATATGAAGATTTTTGTAAAACCCCAGAAATAGAAATTCAAAAAATCTACAAGTATTTGGAAATCCCTTACTATAAACATGATTTTAAAAATGTTGATCAACTAACACACGAAAATGATATAATACATGGAATATTTGGTGATCATAAAATACAACGAGAAATAAAACCATTAAAGGATGATTATTTGAATATTTTAGGTTCAAAAAATTGTAATATTATTATTCAAAACTATTTGTGGTTTTTTGAAAAATTTAATTACCTGTAAAAAACTTTAATCTATGTTTGTAACCGTATGTAATAAAGAATATCTAATTGGGTTTGAGGTTATGTTAAAATCTCTAATTGAGAATAACCCAAGAATAATTAAAGAAGATATTCCATTCACTGTAATTAGTAACGATTTGACTCATGATGATTTGATTACTTCAAGAAAAATACACAATAATGTTTTGTTAAAAACTTACGATTTGTCAAAATATTATGAAATTGAGGAATTAAAAAAGAAACAAATGTCATTTGGTGATTATACCAAATATGAGATTTTTTCAATGGAGGATGTGGACAAAATAATTTTTTTAGATTGTGATACTTTAATATTGGGTAATATTGACAAATTAATTGATTCACAATGTTCTTTCGGTGCCATTAGAGAATTATATATTGATCAATATAATACCGGAGTTATGGTAATAAGTAAAAAATACCTTAATCAAAAAATAACAAACGATCTAATCAATTTAACAAAACTTTATGGTATCACGGAACATTTAGATCAGGATATCATAAATTACTATTTTCAAGATATTATAACATCATTCCCAATAGAATATAATTTCCTAAAAACTTATAACAAACAAGTTTTTCATAATACAGGACTTCCAAAGTATATTAAAATATTTCATTATATTGTTAAAAAGCCTTGGCAACAAAAACCATTAGTTTCTTTGGAAGAAGGAACCATATGGACTGAAAGATATTGGTTTGAGTATTACTCAAAAATATTAAAATTAAAAGTATGATTAAAAGACATTACGACAATACGGAATTGTTAGACTATGTTGAAAATGATAAGAATACCAAAACATTAGAAAATAAAGAAATTCTATTACATTTCAATTCCTTTTGTTTGGGTGATACAATTTGTTTTGCATCATTTATGGATCAATTTGTTGATTATCATAAACCAAAAAAAGTTTTGGTTTCAACATTTTTTCCTCATTTATTAAAATCAAATAATGATAAGTATGAATTTATAAATGCAAATCAAAAAAAACGAATCATTGTTGATAAACATATTTCTGTTGGATATGATAAGGAAGATGTTTCTCATACGTTGGGTGGCATGATGTATGCAACAAAAGATACAATGATGATCCCACAATCAACAAAACCTATCAAACCTTCTCTTATTAAAAAAGAAAGAAAAATTATTAATAATAAAATAACAATTGCTCCGGAATCATTAAAATCAATTGCTACTTGGGATAAAGATAAATGGCAAATTATTGTTGATGAACTTATTAGATCAGGATTTGAGGTATATAATGTTTCGTATGAAAATACATTAAATCTTAAGAATGTTAAAGGATACCACGGATTTGATGATATTAATGTTTCATTAAATCATATATTGGAGTCAAGATTATTTATTGGATTGTCGTCAGGTCTTTCTTGGCTTGCTTGGGCGTACGATGTTCCTGTTGTGATGATATCGGGATTTACAAAAGAACATAATGAGTTTGATTGTTTTAGAGTTATAAATAAAAATGTTTGTAATGGATGTTTTAATATAATCCCAAATATATCATCAAAGTGCCCAATTTTTTTAAATACGAATAGAGAAAATGAATGTCATACGACAATAACACCACAAATGGTTATTGATCAAATTAACAAAGCTCTCTCATTTACTAATAGTTAAAATCAAATTATAATTTAATCATGGAAAAAAAATATTCATTATTTCACCTTGAGGGTGGATTAGGAAAACACGTATCATCAACCGCAGTTGCTAAATGTATTAAAAACAATTTTCCCGATAGGGATCTTATTGTTGTTTGTGCGTATCCAGAAATATTCTTGAATTTGGATTTTGTGGATAGAGTTTATAGAATCGGTAATACTCCATATTTTTATGATGATTTTATTAAAGATAAGGATATTAAGATTTTTAAACACGAACCATATTTTACGGATGACCACATTCATAAAAAATTACCATTGATTTTAAATTGGTGTAAATTATTTGGATTGGAGTACAACGGGGAACAACCTGAATTAAAATTCAATTTAAGGCAAAAACAAGTTGGGTTTAACAGATGGAAAAGAGAAAAACCAATTATGGTTATTCAAACAAACGGAGGACCTTTAAACGACCAACCTTATCCTTATTCATGGACAAGAGATATGCCAATTTCTGTATCACAACATTTGGTTAATCACTATTCAAAATATTATCACATAATACAAATTTGTAGACATGAATTTAATGCTTTAGAAAATGTAGAGGTAATTAAAGACCCAATGTCAAACATGGAATTGTTTTCTTTATTGTTGATGTCAGAAAAAAGAATTTTAATTGATTCTTCTTTACAACACGCATCGGCAGCATTAAATCTCCCATCGGTCGTTTTATGGGTGGGAACATCACCAAAGTTATTTGGTTATGATATTCATAAAAATATTATTGCCGATTTACCTACAGATGTTAAATTACCTGACAGTTATCTGTTTGATTATAATTTCAACGGAATGACACATGAGTGTCCATTCTTTACCAAGAGCAGGGTCAACATTACTACAAAATGTAATGGGACAAAATCCTGATTTTTATGTTACACCAACTTCAGGTGTATTAGAGTTAGTTTATGCCGCAAGAGCAAATTATTCTAACTCACCCGAATTTAAAGCCCAAGATCAAAACTTAATGAAAGATGGTTTTTTATCTTTTTGTCGTAACGGTCTTGAGGGTTTTTATAACGGGATTACAGACAAACCATATGTTTTAGATAAGAGTAGAGGATGGGGAGTTCATTACGGTTTCTTAAATTCATTTTATCCTAATCCAAAAATAATTTGTATGGTTAGAGATCCAAGAGCAATTTTTGCATCAATGGAAAAAAACTTCAGAAAAAATCAACATTTGGATGCCGGAATTGTAAACCATTCTCAAATGGCTGGCACAACAACGGAAAAAAGAATTGATATTTGGTCTCAAGGTCAACCTGTTGGGTTAGCTTTAGAAAGGTTATATCAAATTTTTAAAGAAGGTTTAAACAATAAAATGTTGTTTGTTAGATTTGAGGACTTTACCTCAAGTCCAAAAACTGAAATGGATAGAATATATAATTATTTGGGTTTACCTTATTATGACGGTCACGATTTTGATCATGTTGAACAAATAACAACAGAAGATGATAGTGTATATGGTATATATGGTGATCATACAATAAAACAAAAGATTGAACCAATTAAAAAAGATTACAATGAAGTATTAGGTATTGAGGCATCCAACTGGGTAAAAAATAGATATAAATGGATGTTTGATCAATTTGGTTATTTTTGATAAAATTTATTTTTTTAATTTATAGACGAAAGAGTTTGGTATAAACACATTAGATTAAAAAAATAGATATTCCATTGTATTTATAAATGACACAATGGAACAATTTATAACTATAAGTAGCCCTAGTTATGATGGTAATATTGCCAACATAATATTTAAGCCCGATAATGAAGAAAATGTATATAATTTGGGTGATCATCTATTGCCATATACGTTTGATTCTTCATCAATTTCACCAACAACTGAAATTTTTGGTACATACACAATTTATGTTATTTCACAAAAATGTTCGTACTTTTTAAATGTACCAAGACCGACACCCACACCAACACCGACTGTTACTCCTACAAGGACTCAAACACCTACGCCAACAACGACTGTAACACCTACACCAACTTTTGATCCTTGTAAGTTAACGCCGACACCTACACCAACAAAATCTCTTCCGGCAACACCTACACCAACAAAAACACAGACACCTACACCAACATCAACGTTCATATGTACTGTTACCGCAACTCCGACACCGACAAAAACTCCATTACCGGCTCCGCCAGGAATTTATTTTGGTAAGTTTAGTGGTACTACAATAACATCAGGTGATGTGTCATTATTAACATTTGTAAACACAAATGACCCTAGAGAATCTTATGTAGATTTCCAATTTGGAAGTGGGTATGGTTACATATTAATACCTCAAACAATTCCTCAACCAAATGAATTTAGGGATAGTGAAACAGGTTGTTCAGGTAATTATATTCCGATTAATTTAATCGGAACTGTGATAGTTATAGATATAAACGGATTCCCAATAACATACAATATATATAGAACATTCTTCTCGTTTAGTGGTCAAGTATATTGTTGGATGTGTGGATAAATATTAATAAATTATGATGAGTTTTAGTTTATCAGGAGGTGTTGAGGTTTTTGGTTTTATTTCACCATCAGAACCTACGGATCAGTATCCCGTTATTGATCCATTATATGGTATTGATGGATTCCGAAATGTTGATTTACTTTCCGATTTAAATAACATACCAGATCTTCGTAGAAGAGCGGGAATGGTTGTTGGTGTTTCAGGTGGAACAGATTATTATAAACTGAACCCTTCTCCATGGAACGGAACATTATCCGATTGGTCTATTTTCAATACAGGAGGTGGTGGAGGAACTTTTACTGGTGGAACAGTATCGGGATCAACAATTTTTCTAAATGGTCTTACCGCAAATACAATATATTCACCAATAATTAGTGGAGGAACATTATATGGTGATGGATCAAATTTAACGGGGATACCAAATACATTTACAACGGGAGCAACGTATTCAAATGGATTTGCATATTTTGATAGAAATGATATTTTATCGGCGTACACTTTAGACTTAACGTCTTTAACCGGAGATGCAAACACCTTTATAACCGCATACACATATTCAAATAACGTATTAACAATATCTAATAATAATAATAATACTAATTTTTCGGTAACAATTAATGATTTTAGTGGTTTAACAATTAATGGTAATTTAAATGTGACCGGAAATACAACCACTAATAATTTAACCGCAAATACAATTTCCGCATCAACTTATTTAAATTTACCGATTGATGTTTTTGTTACAGGAGGTACGTATTCAAATGGATCTGCAACGTTTACAAATAATACAGGAGGAACATTTAATGTAACAGGATTTTATACAGGTGAAACAAGTTATGTTAATTCATTAACAACAGGAACAGGATTATCAGCAAACACAACCACAGGAAACATAAATATCATAAATACTGACCCTGATCAAGTTGTTACAATATCAGGAGGAACAGGAATATTAACGGGTGGGACATATCCTAATTTTACAATAACAAATACTGATCCAGATCAAATTGTTACATTAAATGACGGACAATACATTTCAGTTACAGGAACATATCCTAATTTCACAATATCAACAACGGGTATTACAGATAACGATAAATTCACAACTGGTTTTACCTACAATGATAATACTTTTACATTAACTGATAATTCAGGGAATACTTTAACCGCAACTATTAATGATGTGACAGGACTTACGGTTAATGGTGATTTTAGTGTTACAGGTCAAACATTAACAAATGTCTTGACCGCAAATACTCTAAATATATCAACAACACCGACAACAAATAATAATGAAACATCTGTTTTAGTTAGAAATTCAACAACAGGTGATGTTGAATTGAGTAGTATTAATTCTTTGTTGATAACTAATAACACGATTACCGTTGCGTTAACAGGGAGTACTGGAGTTGATTTTAATTCAATAAAAGATGCGATAAATAGTATTACAGGAGCGACATCGGCAAATACATATACCGTAAGAGTTGCAGGTGGTGTTTATAATGAAGACCCCTTTACTATACCATCTTATGCTGCAATTAAAGGTGATACATCAATATCAACCGTAATTCAAGCAAATGATCCATCACAAACATTAATACATTTAAGTGATCAATCAGGTATATTTGACTTTCAAATTCAAGGATGTACGGGAACGGGTGTATCTGCAATTGTTTATTCATCTTCAACAACACCACAATCTGCGGCAATTTCTTACGTAGAAAACGTAAGGTTTGGTGCGAATTACACACACGCTAAAGTAGTTGCTTATGGTGGTGCTAACATCATTATGCAATGTTCAAATGTTAAGTATGGTGGGTATCCGTTCACAATAGGTTTTTACTCAACAAATAGTGGAAGTGGTATTGGTAGAATGCAATTAAGAAACGTAACATCCACAAATGGTGGTATTGTTACAACATCTGGATTGGTTTTTGCTAAAGCCGACGCACCAAGTTGTGGTTTCATTGTTAATGGATGTCTTTTAACAAAGGCGGCAGGTGCTGCTGCGGGAACAGGATTCTACGTAGAAAACGGAGGATTTTTAAGATTAACCGCAGTCAACTTCCAAAGATGGGCAATAGGTATTGACGCACCCCAAATTGGATCCGCTCCTAGTATTGATGCGATTGCTCTTAATTTTGAGAACAACACAATAGATGTAAATATTGCACATTCAGGAGCAACGGGAAAAGTTCAAGGAACTGACAACTTTTTAAAAACAATTATAAATCAAAATGCGCCACTTTATGAGGTAAACCAAGACCCGAAAGAAATAACCGTAGCAAAAAAAGGTGGGGACTTTTCGTCAATTAAATCTGCGGTTGACTATTTAATTAGTTCAGGTAATACTTCTATTAATAATAGATATGTAATTTCAGTTGATCCCGGAGAATTTTATGAAAATGAAATTGATTTAACACAAACACCATATGTAAGTATTGTTGGTAGTAACATTCAAACAACTCAAATTTTACCGAATACAAACACTCAGCACATTATAAAAATTGGTATTAATAATGAAATATCATTTTTAAGTTTAAGTGGAGCACCATCAGGTTATGCTGGAATTTATTGTTACGATGTTGGTGATTTTGCCCAAGCACATAAAATATCAATGTATGATTGTGATACTAATATTTGGATAGAGTCTGATACTCAGGATACTAAATTTTATGGTGAATATATAGATTACAACGGAGAATACACATATGGAACCAAAGTAATTGGTAACAATGGGTACTTGGCGTTGGCAAATATGGAAAACTACTTTAACTTCCCAACTGGTGGTAATATCACATATTGTAATTATGCCACAGGTAGTGGGGCAACATTAAGTATCTTTGTTGGTGATAATCAAAGTAATGGAGTATCAGGCAGTACCGCATATTACGTTCAAGATGGGGCTGGATTGTATTGTAGTACAATTACAGTTGATGGATTTACCTATGGGATTAGAAATCCAAATGTTGGTCTTCCTATTAGATTTGATGTTGATAATGCAAGTTTTGTTAGTGGTGAATGGGATTTATATGTTGAAAGAATTGGTACGTTTGGTACATTTGGTGGTAGTTCAAACCACGAAAAAGTATTTACAGTTTCTGATGATGTATATTGGGCATTTTTGGATATTGAGGATGGTGAATTTGGTATAACAAGAAAAGCATCTGTTACATTTACCGATGGTTCACATACCGATTTTACCACTCTTATATTTGAAGGATCAACTATGGGGTTGTTAAGTGGTGGTTCCATAAGTGTTATAAGTGGTTTTACAGTTCAAGCTGATAGTGGGTTTGGTTATTTAGAAAAATCCGATAATAGTGGAATCGTTAGAAGAATAGATTGGGTAAATAATTTAATCACATTATCGGCAAATACCGATAATTACATTTATATTAACGAAAATACTAATCTTGTAAGTTCAGGAACAAAACCAATTACGTCTTATAATATATTATTGGGTAGAGTTGTAACAAATTCAACAGGGGTTGAGTTCATTGATTTGTCCCCTTTAAATGCGGAACACACATCAAATCGTTTTGATTCATTATTCACAGAAGCGTTAGGGCCAATTTTTGCAAATGGATCAATAGTAACAGAAGGAACAACACCATTTACATTAGATGTAACTCAAGGTGATTATCATTTTTCGTCAAATGAATTTTTACCGACAGGTGGTACTGGATTAACATTTACACAATATTATAGAAATGGAACAGGATCAACTTGGGTTACCACCGCAACAACATTAGTTAACAATACCCAATATGATTTTAATGGTACTTTAACAGGGTTAACTACAGGTTATTTTACAAAACACACATTATACACTGTAGGTGAAGGATCCTACGAGAATTACTTTTTGGTGTTAGGTCAAAATGAATACTCAACATTAGTACAAACGGAGAACGCTCTTTTACCAACACCACCAACATATTTTACAGATGGTGTTGTTCAAATTGCAAACATATATGTTCAAGAAGGTACAAGTGGTATTACTCAAATTGAGGATATAAGACCCACAATCGCATTTAGAGCGGGTGGGGTGAACGCATCTTCGGTTCATGGAAACTTGCTTGGTTTAACGGCTGACGATCATACACAATATCTTTTGGTTAGTGGTGCTCGTGCGATGAGCGGAAACCTTGATATGGGTACTAATAATATTGTAAGTGCTGGAACGATAAATGGTGTAACAATACAATCTCACGCAACAAGACATCAATTTGGTGGTTTAGATCCTGTTGGTTCTACAACACCATCCGCAAATGCAATACCTTATGCGGATGTAAGTGGTACATTAAACGATTGGATTTCAACCGCATCAACAACCACGTTTGGTAAAGTAAAAACATCAAGTTCAAGTACAACAGTTGTAAGTGATAATGATAATAGATTTTTGAATTCATTTACAGGTGGAACATATTCAGGTGGGACATTATCTTTGAGTACCGTTTCTGGTGGATCATATAATATCACAGGTTTTTCTGCAGGCAACACAGATGTATTTGTAACAGGATCCACTTATTCTAATAATACATTTACATTTACAAATAACACAGGTGGGACTTTCAATGTATTATTTAATACTGTGACAGGTCTTACAGATAATGGTGATTTAACCGTAACGGGTAATACTGTTTTAGGTGGTCGTTTAGTGAATCTTGGGGGTACAACTGTAACGGATCCTCAATATAGAACTTCTCTCGGGGGATCAAATATATCTCCAAGAGCAACATTTGGGGTGGAATCAGTCGGAGCAACTAATCAAAGATACATTTTTGACCCTGTAAATCAAAACGGTTTAGTTTTTGCTGTTGCAAATAATGGATCCACATATATTGCAAGGGCTGCAATTAAAGTTGGTAATACGAACAACACTATTTCCCAAGAGTCGGGAGATTTACAATTTTTTACATTAACAGGATCATCATTTAGTGAAAAGATGATAATTACTGCCGTGGGTAACGTGGGTATAAACACATCAACACCTTCAGTAAGATTAGAGGTTAACGGAAAAACAAAAACAACCAATTTCCAAATGACATCTGGAGCAACAAATGGTTATGTTTTAACTTCAGATTCATTAGGAAACTCTTATTGGGGGTTACAATCTTCGTTTACGGGAGGTACTGTTACAGGGTCAACAATATTTACAAATGGGTTATCCGCAACAACAATTTCAGCAACAACCTATCAAAACCTACCTGTTGATGTTTTTGTAACGGGAGGAACATATTCGTCAGGATCAGCAACATTTACCAATAATACTGGTGGAACATTTAGTGTTACAGGACTAACAGAACCATTTAGTGGGGGTTCGGGTAATTGCATCACAGATTTATATGTTACAAACGTATATGGTTGTTCACCAATAACAATTCACGATTCAATACAATCTCCAACATCTTACGTGTCAGGAATAACATCTTTTGCTTTTGGTAATGCCGTTTCGGCAACAACAAATTATAGTTTTGCGCAAGGGGACTATACTACTTCGTCAGGTAGCTATTCTCATGCCGAAGGAGGGGCTACCACATCATCAGGTAACTATTCTCACGCTGAAGGTAACGGTACAACATCATCAGGATATGGGTCACACTCTGAAGGTATTGCAACATTATCATCAGGTAACTATTCTCATGCTGAGGGTGAATCAACGATATCATCTGGAAGATCCTCCCATTCTGAAGGTTACCAAACAACCTCAACAGGTAATTATTCTCACTCTGAAGGTCAGCAAACAACTTCAAGTGGTATTTATTCTCACTCTGAAGGGAAACAAACAAATTCAAGTGGTGGTTGGTCTCATTCAGAAGGAAATCAAACAATTTCAAGTGGTATTTATTCTCACTCTGAAGGTCAGCAAACAATTTCAATTGGTGATTGGTCTCATTCAGAGGGATCAGAAACAATTTCAAGAGGTAATTGGTCTCATTCAGAGGGATCAGAAACTATTTCCGCGGGTAAAAATTCACATTCGGAAGGTGACTCAACGATATCAGGAGCTTTTGGGTACTTAGTTAAATTTTTATCTGGATTCACTCAGTTTGATCCGTCCATTGGTGATATTACAAGTTATTTTGGTAACTATGTTGTATTAGATGACTATATTAGCAATAGTATATATGGGTATTATGAAGTAAGTGGTGTTACATTTAATGGTTCTGAGACTGATTTACAATTAATGGATACTAGTTTTAATAGTACTGTTATTTTATCATTTCCAAATGTAAGAACACCTTTTAAATCTGATATAAATACAGGGCATTTTTCTCATTCAGAAGGATTAAGCGGTATTACACATGGTTTGTGGTCTCACTCCGAAGGAAATGATACAAGATCAATTGGTTTATGGTCACATGCTGAAGGTAAGGAAACTATTTCTTGGGGTAATGGTTCTCATTCTGAAGGTATATCCACAAATGCTTTTGGTGATTATTCACATTCTGAGGGGATTGGAACTGTTACATCAGGTGATTATCAACACGCTCAAGGTTTGTGGAATACAACAGGAGATACCACTCAAGGTGCGTTCATTGTTGGTAATGGCACAAATAACTCAAACAGAAGTAATTTAATATTTGCGGCAGGAAATCAAGTAAACATTTCAGGTAAAACGATAACAACAAACTTCCAAATGACATCAGGAGGAACTAATGGTTATGTTTTAACATCAGATGCTAATGGCAATGCTTCATGGCAACCATCGTCAGGAGGATCAACATTTACGGGAGGTACGGTTACAGGGCCAACAGTGTTTACAAATGGATTAACTGCAAACACAGTATCAGCAACCACATATCAGAATTTACCAATTGATGTTTTTGTAACAGGAGGAACATATTCAAGTGGAATCGCAACTTTTACAAACAACACTGGAGGTACATTTACTGTTACAGGTTTCACAACAGGAGGAACATCAGGAACTGATGTATTTGTAACAGGATCCACTTATTCTAATAATACATTTACATTTACAAATAACACAGGTGGGACTTTCAATGTTTTATTTAATACTGTGACAGGACTAACATCAACAGGTACGATAAGCTCGTCTGTATTATCGGCAACAACTTACCAAAATTTACCAACTGATATAAGAGTTACAGGTGGAACATATTCAAACGGAACCGCAACATTTACAAATAATACGGGAGGAACGTTTAATGTAACAGGATTTGTTTCGGCGGATACCTTTGTTACCGGAGTAACATATTCCGCCAACACATTAACAATTAGTAGAAATCAAGGTCAATCAAATTTAACGGCAACCATAGGATTAAATATAAAATCAGGAACTGTTACTGCCGCAAGTTTTATAGGAACACCAAGAAAATATACAGTAACCTTTACAAATACTTACCCGACCACAAATTACACTATTGGGATTACGGGTTCGGACAATAGAGTATTTACTTATGAATCAAAAACAACTACAGGTTTTATAATAAACACTAATGCTAATGCCGCATTGACAGGAAATGTTGATTGGCAAACAATTGCAACGGGAGAATCTTAATGTAAAAAAAATATGACATTTATAACAGACGAAATATTATCGGAAGGAGGAATTACAGGAACAACCATAAGTGGTGGAACATTATTTGGTAATGGTTCTAATTTAACCGGAATAAGTGCTGGATCACCAGGAGGTACTACAAACGAGGTTCAGTTCAATAACGGAGGAACATTTAGTGGTGCGTCCAACGTTGAGATATTATTAGGTAATTTACAATTAGTATCAACAGCTGACCCATCAGCTCCAACTGCGGGTAACCTACTATTATATTCAAAAGATATTGCGGGAAGACAGATGCCAAAATGGATTGGGCCAAGTGGGGTTGATACACCGTTCCAACCAAATATGATGTTTAACCAAATATCGGTAATAGGACCTGGTGGTGGTACAACAGTTGGTACTATAGGATGTACAGTAACTAGTGTTGGTACTATATCAAATCCAAACATAACCACAACTAACTTAAAAAGTCAAACAAGAAGAATTACAAATACATCAGCAGCAGGTGCCGGTTCATTAGCATCAACTCGTATTGCATCATTAGAATGCTGGAGGGGTAACGCCGCGGGATTAGGTGGTTTCTTTATTGTGGGTAGATTTGGTTTAACAACAACTCAAACAGGTATGAGAATGTTTATTGGTTTGACCGATAACGCCACTGCGGCGCCAACTAATATTGATCCGACAACATCCACAACACCAGGTAAAATAGGCATGGCAATAAATGCAAGTACGGGTAACTGGAACTTAGTTCATAATATTACAGGCACACCACCAACTGTTATACCTTTAGGAGGTAGTTACCCAGTAGATACTACTTCATTATATGAAATAGTTTTATTTGCAAAACCTAACGATTCTGTAATAACCTACAGAATAACAAATTTATCAACCACAGCTCAAACATCGGGTACATTATCCACTAACTTACCCTCAACCACAACACCATTAGGAAGAGTATGTTGGGCAACTAACAACGCTACGGCTGGTGCGGTTGCGTGGGACTTATCAAGATTTTCCTTGGAAAGTGATTATTAAGGGAATAATTACATTACATTATTTATTTTTATTCTCATTTATTTATTTTTTTAATAAAAAATGAAAATTTTTATTCAAATTGCATCCTATAGGGATCCCCAACTTATCCCAACAATTAAAGATTGTATTGATAAAGCAAAAAAACCTGAAAATTTAGTATTTGGTATTTGTCGTCAATTTCACCCTGAAGATGGATTTGATAATTTATCTGAATATGAAAATGATAAGAGATTTCGTATTTTAAATATACCATACCAAGAATCAACAGGAGTTTGTTGGGCAAGAAACCAAGTACAACAATTATACAAAGGTGAAAAATATACACTTCAGTTAGATTCCCATATGAGATTTGAACAAGATTGGGATGATACATTAATCAAAATGATTAAACAATTACAAAAGAAAGGATATAAGAAACCTTTATTGACTGGTTATGTTTCATCATTTGACCCTGAAAATGACCCACAAGGGAGAGTTACCGAACCTTGGCGAATGGTTTTTGATAGATTCACACCTGAAGGTGTTGTGTTTTTTCTACCTGAAGTCATTCCTAATTGGAAAGATCTAAAAGAACCAATTCCCACAAGATTCTATTCCGCACATTTTGCTTTCACTTTGGGAGAATTTTCAAAGGAAGTTCAACACGACCCTGAATATTACTTTCACGGGGAAGAGATATCAATTGCCGTGAGAGCATATACACACGGATATGATTTATTCCACCCTCATAAAGTTGTTATTTGGCACGAATACACAAGAAAAGGTAGAACCAAACAATGGGATGATGATAAGGAATGGTATAAGAAGAATGAATCTTGTCATAGAAAAAATAGACAAATATTAGGTATTGATGGAGAATCATATGAGGGTGATTTGGGTAAATACGGTTTTGGTTCTGAGAGAACAATTAGAGATTATGAAAAATATGCGGGAATATTGTTCTCAAAAAGATCTGTTCAGAAATATACATTAGATAAGAATTATCCACCAAATCCATATGACTTTAATGATGAAGAAGAGTGGTTAAATAGTTTTACACAAGTGTTTAAACATTGTATTGATATATCTTATGACTATGTTAAAGAAACGGATTATGACTTTTGGGTTGTTGCGTTTCACAATGAAAAAGATGAGACACTACATAGACAAGATGCCGACATTAATGAAATAAACAGAATGATGAACGATCCTGATAAATATTGTAAAATATGGAGAGAATTTAATACAACCGAAAAACCAAAATATTGGGTTGTTTGGCCTCACAGCTTATCAAAAGGATGGTGTGAAAGATTAACGGGAAATTTATAAAATATGAATGGACATTTTATATATGAAAATTTAATTATTAGTCAACACCCAAATGTTGATAATGTTTTTAATGAGTTAATTAAAAATTATAAACCAAATAGAATATTAGAAATTGGTACTGCGGATGGAGGACTAACATTAATGTTAAGAAATATATTAGACAATAATAATTTAGAATCTAATGTTATTAGAACTTATGATCTTAACGAACAGAAAAATCTAAAGTTAAAAAATAAAAATATAGAAATAATAACAAAAAATATTTTTAATTATCCATATTCTGACTTGGATTATCCTGACGAGATAAAAGATTTTATACAATCTGAAGGACGTACTTTAGTTCTTTGTGATGGTGGTAGTAAAAAAAACGAATTTAGATTATTATCACAATTTCTAAAAATTGGTGATATTATTATGGCTCACGATTATGCACCAAATGAAGATTACTTTAATAAAAATATAAAAGATAAAATATGGAATTGGTTAGAAATACAAGATTCCGATATTAATGAAAGTTGTTTAACTTATAACCTTAAACCATATATGGAGGATGAATTTCGTTTAGTTGTATGGGTATGTAAAATTAAAGAACAATGATAACATTAGTAACTGGTTTATGGGATATTGGTAGAGGAGAACTCAATGATGGTTGGTCAAGATCTTATACTCACTACCTTGATAAATTTTCGGAGTTATTAAAGATGGACTCCAAGATGATAATATTTGGGGATTCGGAATTAAAAGAATTCGTTTTTAGTGTGAGAGACGAAAGTAATACTCAATTTATTTTAAGAGATTTAAGTTGGTTTAAAACCAATGAATACTTTGATTTAATTCAAAATATCAGGAACAACCCAAAATGGTATAATCAAGTTGGTTGGTTAAAAGATTCCACACAATCAAGGTTAGAAATGTATAACCCCCTTGTTATGTCTAAAATGTTTTTACTTAACGATGCCAAAATTTTAGATAAGTTTAATTCAGAAAAATTATACTGGATTGATGCTGGTTTAACAAACACGGTTCATTCGGGATATTTCACTCACGATAATGTTTTAGAAAAAATCAACATTATAACAGATAAGTTTTTGTTTGTTAGTTTTCCATATGACGCCGAGTTAGAAATTCACGGATTTGATTATAATGAAATGAAACAGCTGACAAATTCTATACCCAATGTTGTTGCTCGTGGAGGATTCTTTGGTGGTAACAAAGATACTATATCACAAATGAATACATTGTATTATGGGTTATTAATTGATACACTTAAACGAGGATTTATGGGGACAGAAGAAAGTCTATTTACAATCTTACTATATCAATACCCAAAATTAATTGATTATTGTCAAATAGAATCCAATGGACTTGTATATAAATTTTTTGAGGATGTGAAAAATAATAAGGTTGTATTAAAAAATGAAGGAAAAAAAGTTGTTACAAATTATAATGGAGATGTTGGTTTATATGTAATTACATTTAATTCACCAAAACAATTTGAAACTTTAATAAAATCAATGTTGGATTATGATCCAAACTTTATTCATAAAACAAAAAAATTTTTACTTGATAACTCAACCGACCTTTCAACAACACCAAGGTATAGAGAACTATGTGATGAGTATAATTTTCTACATATAAAGAAAAATAATTTGGGTATTTGTGGTGGAAGACAGTTTGTTGCAGAACATTTTGCTAATACAGATTTACAATATATGTGGTGGTCAGAGGACGATATGTTTTTCCAAAATAAACCAGATGAGACTTGTAGAAATGGATTCAATAGATACACACCAAATTTATTTAACAAGTGTACTGAAATAATGAATAAAGAAAATTTTGAATTTCTAAAAATAAATTACACTGAATTTTACGGTGACAACGGAACTTGTTGGCCGTGGTATAATCTTCCACAAGAAAAAAGAAATGAGTATTTTCCAGAAAAACCAAATTTACCAATCAATGGATTAGACCCAAATGCGCCAAAAACTAAGTTTAATAATATAATGTCACATAAAGGATTACCATATGTTGATGGTGAAATATACTATTGTAATTGGACTCATATTATAAGTCAGGAAGGTAATAAAAAAATGTTTTTGGATACAAAGTGGACTTATCCTTTTGAAAACACTTGGATGAGTCATCATTACCAATTAACAAAGAAAAATCAATTAAGGGGTGGTTTATTATTATTAACTCCAGTTGATCACGAGAGATTTGACCACTATGCAAAAGAATTAAGAAAAGAATGTTAAAATATTTTATTTCCTTTACTTAAATTTTCTTCAGCCCATAATGGTTGTAGGTTTGTATAATGGAATAATTTTTTTAATTCATTTTCATTTTTTGCCGAGGATAATGGGACTATATGATCAATATGCCAACCATAATAACCATAATTTTCCCAAGACATTCCAATTGTAAATTTACTCTCAATATACTCAATTAATAAACTATAATCACACCCAACTAAATCTGTTGTTTTTGGGTTATTGTATTTTTTATTCATTAGTTCGTTTATTCTTGATCTTAATGAATTTTTTACTTTTACTATTGGGTTGGAATTATATTTTTTTAAATACTCCTTCCTACTTTCTTTGTTTTTATTATACCAATTTTTAAATAAATTTGGGTTGTTTTCTAAATATTTTTTTCTTTTAATTTTTATCAATTCTCTGTTTTTTTTACGATATTCTTTATTTTTTTCGGAGATAGAGATTTTATTTTTTTCAGTATATTCTTTTGATTGTTTATTCATACATATTTTACAACTTCCTCTATATAAGTTAGGATTTTTGTTGTTTTTATAAAACTCACAAACATCCTTTTCTTCCTTACATTTACTACAAATTTTTGTTTTCATAATATTCTCTTAATAATTTATTAAGTAATGTTGACTTTTTAATTTTTTCTTTAACCATTCTATCAAACAAATCACGATCTAAACTTATTCCAAATTTAATCTTTCTGTCTTTTTCTAATTTTGTTGGTCTTGCCATATTATATAAATATCTTGTTTATTATTAAAGTTTCACTATAATTAATAATAAATAAAAAATATTTTCTTTCTATCAAGTATTTATAGTAAAAACACTAATGGAATTCTACATAAAGAAAAATGCGACTTTACCTATTTTAAAACTACAAGTAGTAAAAGACGGGAGGAGTGATTATAATAATTTTATGTCTATGATAGAGGAGTCTTCAATATTCTTTTCAATGGTTAATGTTGAGACAGGAATTCCTAAAATTTCCACAAGACCCGCAGGATTTGTTGAGAAAGTACAAATAGATCCAAATGCGGATCCAGAATATTATATATACTATCAGTTTACCCCAAGAGATACAAATAAAGTGGGTAGGTATGAAGGTCAATTCTTATTAAGAAATACTGATGGTACATTAATTTTACCAATACGTGAACGACTTTTTATAAACATACAAGAAAGTTTCATATCTGAAGACTTGCCTTATGAAAGTTGTTATGTAATTGATTTTCCTTGTTGTAATTAATAAACATAAAATAAATTAAAAATGAAAGTAACAATTGAAAACCCTAAAACTGTGGTAGTTGTACCAGAACAAACAAAAACCGTTAATGAGATTAACATTAAAAGAATGGTTGATTTTCCTGAAAGAAAGATGGTTGTAATTCACACTGATCAATTTGGTGAGCCGATTACTTTATGGGAAGGCGATGCTTACGATGCAATTGGTGATTGGACAAATGCCGATGTTGAGGCAAGACTAAAAGAAATTTATCAAGCATAATATATCCCCCAAAAATAAAATTGGGGGTTTATTTTGACATTAGTTTGTTTTTATAATATATTTAAAAAGGAAGGTAAATGTTGGCATAGACCAGCAGATAATGAACCAATTTAAATATATTATTAATGATTAATCACGAAGAAATTAAATCGTTCCTTGAGGGATCGGATCCTGAACAACATATTGTTTCCATAGAATATGATTATGTTTCAAACTGCATTTATAAAATCAAAGAAACACCTGATAAGGGTAAATCAATTCAAAAAGACAAACTAACCGCATTTGCATGGGTTGGTGATTTACGAGGTCTAAATTTTTACAACTCATCTAAAGATCAACAAAAAGAAGCAATGACAAAATATGGTATTGTCATTGAGAAATTACGCACCGATGGAAATAAAAGATTGGAGAATGGTTTAACGTTTATGGTTAAATCGTTGAAAGGTTATAGAGAACTCATTCAATTTTTTAGAGATGGTGGAATAGATCCTTGGGGAGAAAAAACTAAAGATAAAATAATGGTTCTACCTCCTGTAGAACAATACCTCATCTCAAAAGAAAAAAGATTATTTAAAGGTTTTGAGGAATACAACGACATTACAAGGTTTGTATTTGACTTGGAAACGACCGCATTGGAACCTAAAGACGGTCGTATATTCATGATAGGTATGAAAACTAATAAAGGGTTTTTAAAAGTTATTGAATGTAAAGATGAAGATCAAGAAAGAAAAGGACTTGTTGAGTTCTTTAGAATTATAGACGAAATAAAACCTTCTATTATTGGTGGGTATAACTCAGCAAACTTTGACTGGTATTGGATCTTTGAAAGGTGTAAAGCCCTTCATATTGACCTTAAAAAGATCCCAACATCTTTAAATCATCTGAAACCAATTTCACAAAAGGAATCAATGTTGAAATTGGCAAACGAAGTTGAGAGATATAACCAAGTACAAATGTGGGGGTATAACGTAATTGATATTATCCATTCTGTTCGTAGAGCTCAGGCAATCAATTCAAATATAAAAGAAGCGGGTCTTAAGTATATTACAAAATATATTGATGCCGAGGCTAAAGATCGTATTTATATTGATCATACTAAGATTGGCCCTATGTATGCTGAAAAAAATGAGTATTGGTTAAATACAACAAATGGTAAATATAAAAAAGTCGGATCAGACCCAAAGGTTGATGAGGTATGTTATAGAAGAGGAGATATATACATAAAAACAACTGGTGATGATATTGTTGAGAGATATCTTGACGATGACCTTGAGGAAACCCTAATTGTTGATGATGAGTTCAATCAAGGGACATTTCTTCTTGCATCATTAGTACCAACAACATATGAAAGGGTTTCAACAATGGGAACTGCAACATTATGGAAAATGATAATGCTTGCTTGGTCATATAAGTATGGACTTGCTATACCAAAGAAAGAAGAACAAAGAAGATTTGTTGGTGGTCTATCAAGACTACTAAAGGTGGGATATTCTAAAGATGTATTAAAACTTGACTACTCATCACTATATCCATCAATTCAGTTGGTTCATGATGTTTTCCCTGATTGCGATATAACGGGAGCGATGAAGGGATTACTATCTTATTTTAGAAGTACTCGTATCATGTATAAGAATTTGGCTTCTGAATATAAAAGTATTGACAAGAAAAAGTCATTGTCTTACGATAGAAAACAATTACCAATTAAGATCTTTATCAACGCATTCTTTGGTTCACTTTCGGCACCACAAGTATTCCCATGGGGTGATATTGACATGGGAGAACAGATTACCTGTACGGGTAGGCAGTATCTTCGTCAAATGTTAAAGTTCTTTATAAAACGAGGTTATACCCCACTCGTATGTGATACCGATGGTATGAACTTCTCATTACCTGAAGGTGGTGTAGATGATCGTGTTTATATTGGGAAAGGTTTAAATTGGTTGGTTAAAGAAGGAAAAGAGTACAGAGGTTATGATGCTGATGTTGCGGAATTTAACGATATGTTTATGAGGGGTGAAATGGGTCTTGATTGTGATGGAACATGGAGTTCATGTATTAATCTTGCTCGTAAAAACTATGCAACCTTAGAACACAACGGAAAAATTAAATTAACGGGTAACTCAATAAAATCTAAAAAAATGCCTAAATACATTGAGGTGTTTTTGGATAAAGGAATTAGACTACTTCTTGAGGGTAGGGGTCAGGAATTTGTTGACTACTATTACGATTATTTACAAACTATATTTGATCAAAAAATTCCATTAATGCAAATTGCTTCTAAATCAAAAGTTAAACAGAGTATTGAGGATTACATTAAAAGAAGTAAACAAACTACAAAGGCAGGTGCTTTGATGTCAAGACAAGCACACATGGAACTTGCAATTAGAGATGGTCTTAATGTAAATTTGGGTGATATTATCTATTATGTTAATAACGGTACAAAGGCATCACACGGAGATGTTCAAAAAGTTAACAGACCAAAAAAGGGATGGACTGATGAACAGATAAATTTGTATTTTTCAAACTACAAAAAATCAGATTATAAAAATAAAGAACAATACCTACTTAATAATGGTTGGGAAAAATCTTGGTCGGATGATAACTGGGTTCGTAGTGATAGTAAATATAAGGAGGCTAATACGGGAATACCAACAGATATGGCATATAGAGTTGCAACTTCAGATTCGGTAATTCAATTAAATTCCTATATGTTAGATCCTTCTGACATTGAAAATAATCCCGATATGACAGGGGAATATAACGTACCGAGAGCAATTGTTACTTTTAATAAAAGGGTAGAACCATTACTTATTGTTTTTAAGGAAGAGGTAAGAAGTGGACTATTAGTTAAGAATCCTGAAGAAAGAGGATTTTTCACAAAGGAACAATGTGAACTTATTAATGGTGTTCCATTTGAGGAAAGGGATCAGGATGATCTTGATGAACACTTAATGAAAATGGAAGAAGGTGAAGTTGAGTTTTGGGATAAGGTTGGTATTGATCCTAACTATATGTATGAATTGGCAGAACCTGGTTGGGAACAACACGTATAAAAAGATGGGTTAATTTAACTTTAACCCATCTGATGAAATAATATACCAATTACCCTCAACAAAAGACAGATGAACACAAGAACCTTTTTCTAAAAGAAGTTCATCCCATTCTTCATCAATGGATCCAATATCAGGTTTAATTAAAACGGTAGTCAAAGATTTAATGGTTACCGTTTTATTTTTTTCTGAATTTAAAGTTATTTCAGAATTTTCTACATCTTTAACTATCACTAACAATTCCTCATTAATTGTGTAGTTTTCGGTTGTTACAACTTTATCTGTTATAACATTTTGTGGTACAACAACTCTATGTGTTTGATACTTAACCACATTTTTTCTTGGTGAAATGTTTTCAATACGTAAACTCATATTACATAAATTTGTCTTGGCATGGCTCTGAACTTTAATTGCTTATTTAAATTTTCTGCAATTAACGCCTCACGCTCTAATACCTTATCAGGTCTTAATCTTGTTAATTTACCTTCAGCACCAATTAATTCCTCAATTAATTTGGTTTTTTCATCTTTACCTTCAGTTGCTAATGATTGGTAATCCATTGTTAATTCACTATCGGGTGTTTTAAGATTACCACTATATTTACCTCTAACTTTTGATAGTGTTTCTTTACAACTTGCAATAAACCAGTTTCTTACCCATATCTGCGCAGGGTGATTAAGATCAACCCAACTTAATTTATCAATTGGAACATCGGAAGGTAATTTGATAATATCAGGGTTATCCTTTAAACATTGATCTCTTCCTCCTTCAGTTGTGTCATAATACCAATACCAAACTTTACCCTTTGCTAAAGTTGAATTACCAAAATCAAATTTACCTCCCGGTGTGTTCATTAAATGTATTGCTTTCTTCCCTCCCGGTAATGCAGTGATTCTATATGTTAAATCTCCCGCAATAATTCTTCTTTGAATATTAATTTCTTGCATTCTTAATAACATATCAAATGCTGGCATCATAAAATATGATCCTGACATATTACCAAGTTGAGCGTATCCCGCAGGGCCTGAAATACCACCTCCAGCAATACCACCAAATGTCCAAGGATCAAATAACATATTATTTAACTCTGCCGGTGTAAACCATAATAATTCATTAATTTCTCTGTTTGCGGGTATCTCATATATTTGTTGATTTGGAACCAACTGAATATAGTCTTTCTTTAATTCCCATTCTCCACCTGCCTGTAAACCAACAATTTTGGAATACGCATATGTGTATCTTGTTTCATAATCCAAACTTTTAGATACGAACGCTCTTGCAACAGATTGCGTGTCAACGTTTAAGTTATATAAACTTGTCCATTGAGATTCAATCAACCAATCGTGAACATATTGAGAATACTGATCAATTGAAAACTCCAATAATGTATCCATTTGTTCATCCTCCAATTCTACACCCCTCAATGGTGCTCCTAATAAATGTCTGATTTTTTTATATAAGTCAGATCTTTCTGGTTCTGGTATTATAGACATAATAAATGTTTTTATATAAATATCCAACTAAATAAAAACTAATTATTTGTGGGTTAAATTATAAGGTTTCCTCCGACTGTTATTTTTATAACATACGAGACACAACTGGCGTGCCCCCCCCTTTAAATTATAGGTCTCTTCCAACCATTTTAAAGCCGCGGTACACAATTTTAGGAGGTGTGACCCCCTTTAAATTATAGGTCTCTTCCAACCATACCTTCAGAATCTCCTGTGTTTGCAAGGTATTCAGACCAAAAATAGAATTAAAAAACGACCAAATTCTTTCGTAATTTATATAAATATCCTTATATTTTGAATCCTGGGAATAGTAAAATAATGGTTTTCTGTCCTCATCAATATAATATGTTCTATTGTCAACAACCACCGGTGTAAGATCACCAAATTTCTTGTTTAACCATTTTAATGCCGATTTTTCTCTACGATCAACCGATTCATTAATTGTTTCTTTTTTGTTTGTTTTCAAGTCATAAAGACTATTAACGAATTCCCAATTCACGCAATCCCAAAAATTTTTAATATATTGATCTCTTTTATTTCTATATTTCAAATAATATGCGTGTTCCCACAAATCAAGACCTAATAATGGATATCCACCACCATCAATTATATTCATTAAAGGATTGTCTTGATTTGGTGTTGACATTATTTTTAATCTATTTGTTTTCGTTAGAACTAACCAACACCAACCCGATCCAAAATTATCCATTGAGACTTTGTTAAATTCTTCTTTGAATTTCTTAAAAGAACCAAATTGTTTTAATATTCTTTCCAAGATATCTCCCTTTGGTGTTTGTTTTTTTGGTGATAACATTTTCCAAAATAATGCATGATTAAATGCTCCACCAGCATTATTTCTAACTTTAGTATCAAACTTACTTATGGTTTTAATTATATCCTCAAGTTCCATTTCACCTTTCTTATTTGACAAGGCATCGTTAAGTTTTTTTACATATCCTTTGTAATGTTTGTTATAGTGAATATCCATTGTTTCGGGATCCACAAATTGTTTTAATGCCGAATAAGAATAGGGTAATTTATCTATTCCTATTTTTTTCATTTCTAATAGGAATTGTTCTTGTATTAATTCTTTATCTTTTTTAACAAATTGTTCAGAGATTAAATCAATTCTTTTTAATGTATTTTTAAAACCTTCGTAAACTAATTCAGTAAATTCAGGGTGTTCTTTCTCAAAAATCTTCATTAATCTTCCCGCATATGAGTTAGCTTCATCTTCATTTTGACCACCAATATCTGGGCCTCTTTCTCTACCTAAAATTGAATGTTGGTATTCGTGAACCCACTCGTGAGATAATGTTTTTAAAATATCTCTATTTAATCTTTTTTTTGTTAATACTTTTAAAACGTGATCATTATTTCTACTACCTGTTGTCATAGTACCAGTTCTTTCGCCTAAAAATAAAACTGTAATATCGTGATTAAGAGGAAATCTCTTTTGTAAGAATTCAATAAAAACTTTTGCAAGATCCCTACTTTCCTTTGTCATAGGGCATTTGATATGTTTAATAGATACTTTCATTAACGATAAATATCCGTTAATTAAAGTTTTAACGTTTTCTATGTATTGAATTTAAGATCTCCTCAACAACATCCCCACCGTTCATTAATAAATCATCCCCCATTACGGTGTTGATAATTTGTTTCTTATTATTAAGGATATCATAGATTGCACCCTCTATCGTATTTTCAAACAAAGGGTAATAAACTAAAACATTATTCTTTTGACCATAACGATAAGCTCTATCTTCCGCTTGTGAATGTTCGGCAGGAACAAAAGATAAATCATTCATTATTACAACTTCAGCTGCGGTTAGAGTTAACCCAACACCAGCCGCTTTTAAATTACCAACAAAAACTTTTATTTTATCGTTTTCTTGGAATTGGTCAACAGCATATTGTCTTTGAGGTTTTGTACAACTACCATCTAAATAAACAGATTGTTTTCCAAAATGATTATGTATCATTTGTAATGTGTCGGTAAAGTTTGTAAATATAATAACTTTTTTACCTTGCTCAATAATATTTTCGGCAACCTCAATTGTATGTTTTATTTTTTCGTTGGCAATTATTTTTCTTGCTTTCATTAATTTACTGAACTGAATTGTTAAAGATGTGGATTCTTCTTTTTTGTTTTCATACCATTCATAATATTCACCCATCATTTCTTCATAATCTTTTGATTTTACTCTCAAATAGATTGGGGTGATTATTTTTTCAGGTAGATCTAACACCTCTTCTTTTAACCTTCTTAAAATTTGTTTTGACGTTCTATCTCTTAATTCCTCAAGATTTGATGCTCCCGTTACGTTCCATACTTTTCTTTTTCCTGCTTTGAACTGATATCCTTGACAATACCTAATAGCATATGCCATCCAATTTTGTGCTACGGGACTCTCAATCAAACTCAATAAATTGAAATAATTCATAGGTCTTGAAGTCATTGGTGTTCCTGTTAACAACCACAAACGATTTGCACTTTTACTAAAACTATTAACCAATTTAGTTCTTTGTGCTTGAGCATTTTGTATATAATGAGCTTCATCAATAATAACCAAATCAGGATTGTATTTGTAAATCAAACTATTTTCCTTGTCTTTTCCTGTGTCATAAAAATTCTTTAAAATATCATAATTTACAATAACAAAATCATGATCCAATGAAAAATTCTTACTTTCAGCAATATAAACGGATCTGTCGGTATAATTTGCAATTTCCCTTTGCCAATTTATTTTTAATGATGATGGACAAACAATTAATATTTTTTTTGCACCTGTTTCTAATGATGCAACAATTGTGGATGTAGTTTTACCTAAACCCATATCATCCGCCAAAATGAATCTTTTTGACCCAACCAATTTTTCCACCGCCTCAACTTGGTGGGATAACAATGGTCTATGATTATATTTGAAATAATCAATGTCAACTTTTTCTATGGTGTGTGTTTTAATTAATGCCGATTTTGGAACCCAAAATTCTGATAACTGATCTTTCTCAAAAAATTTACCCCAAATATGATAAGACTTTTCCTTTTCAACTAAAAGTTTTTCAACGTATACTTTTTCAGGTGTTTCTAATAGATATTTTTCTTCAGCAAACTTCTTTGCAAAATAAGAATCAAGATCAACCCATTTACGAGCAACTTTTGGTTTAACATCAAAATAAGTTAATATATAATCAGATTGACTTCTTGTAGGATAAAACTTTTTATTCTTTTCTTTTTTTGATTTAATGTATAGAATATAGTTATTCGCCCCTGAATATGTATCAAGTGCGTCTAAAGCTTTTTGCTCTATTGTTTTTGATGTAATCTCCAAAATAGTTAATTTATACTAATAATAATCAATATTTGGATATTTATCAATAATATGGATAAGTTTGAATTATATGGTTTATATTGTCCTTATACTAATGAAATAAAAAATTAAGACAATATGGGATATATAAACCAAAATCTAATATTTATAATTTAGTGGTTAGTGATATAAAAAACCATTTAATAAATGGATTAAACTATGTTCAGATTGGTAAAATCTACGGATGTAATAATAAAATTATACATAAATTTGTAAAAAAACATAACTTATATGTCAAATAACAAAGTACCTATAACAAGGCTTGGTAAATTCTTCTCCGAAGAAGATTTTTTTTTTTAGAAATATCGCTTGGTGAAGAATGGTTGATCGGTGATATGAATTTCACTTGTGTTCTTTATCGTATTGATAGACAAAAAACAAAAACTGATGATGTTTATGGTGAAACAGTTGAGGATGGAATTAAGTTTTTACCTCCCGTAGAATTTAATGCGTTTGTCCAAGTTATGGCTCCTGAAAATAAAAATATGGGATCTTCAAAAATAGAACAGATGGAACCAGGTAATATTAGAATATCGGTATATCAAAAGACATTAGAAGATCTTGATATTGATATAAATTATGGTGATTACATTGGATATTATGAAAGCGAAACAAATGTTAGATATTATTCTGTAAATAATGATGGTCGTGTTGTGTCCGACAATAAACATACCTACGCTGGTTACCGACCTTTCTATAGAACTATTGTTGCTTCTTACGTTGGTCCTAACGAATTTAGAGGATTATAATTATGCCATTACCAAAAAAAATAAAAAAATATTTACCTCTTGTTGAACCAAAAACATTATACCCAAGAAGAGAGGAATTAAAAGAGCTAATTGAGAGAGATGGAACATATCTTCCCAAATCATTACTTCATGCAGATTTGGATCGTGGATTTTTGGATTTCGTTAGAGATGAATTAACTTGTGTGGTTGAGGGTAAGACAGTACCAATGGTGGATATCTTAATATCAACACAAAATTGGTCTCAATTCGTGGAGACTTGGAACTTCCAAAATATTGATAGAAATGCCGAACCTCCATTTATTACGGTAGTTAGAGACCCTGTTCCTAAATACGGAACTAATCCCGCTTTACGATATAATATCCCCAATAGAAGACAATATTATTATGCTCAAGTCCCAACTTGGGATGGACAAAGACATGGTATGGATATATATAAAATTCCACAACCAGTGCCTGTTGATATAAAATATACTGTTATAATAGTTTGTAATAGAATGAGGGAATTAAATAAATTCAATCAAATAGTTTTAGAAAAATTCTCATCAAGACAAGCATATCAAGTTATTAAAGGACACTATATTCCAATAGTAAATGATGATATACAAGATGAATCTTCTTTTGATCTTGAGAAGAGAAAAGTCTACATTCAAAAATATAACTTCACTCTTTTAGGGTTTTTAATTGATGAAGAGGAGTTTGAGGTTTCTCCTGCAATCTCAAGAATATTTCAAATGTATGAAACAGATACTTCAACAAAAAAGAGAAAACAAAAAAAAGAAGAACCAAATCCACCATCAAATTATGAAGTTAATTATCCGTCAGGTATAACTCAAACAATTAAGACATTTAATTATAATGTTAATCTTAAACCATCCTATTCTTTGAATGTGGATAATTTTGATGTTTATATTAATGGGGATTATTATGGTAATAACGTTGAGGAGATCCAAATTAATAATGGGGATCAACTACAAATTGATGTGGTAAAAAATGTTGGGTTTGATGATGCAATTTTAATCTTTACTCAAGAGTTATTATAATTACTCACCATAGATATCTTTTTTTTCTTGACATTTTTCAAGAATAAGATTTTCCAAAAACTTATACATTTTAATACCTCTTTTATCACAATACTTTTTTAAAACATTGTGAACATCAATTGATATCTTCAAATTCTTTATTTTTTTTTCTTCGTTTTCCATAGGTAGAAAAAAGGCAGAATAAAATCTCACCAAGATATAAATACTTTTATATAAGTAAAGTTTTTGACAAAAACATCAATATTTATATAATAAAATAAATCTATAAATTAAAAAAGACAAAATGGCAACTAACAGTAAAGTATTTGTATCACCGGGTGTTTATACTTCTGAAGTAGATTTAAGTTTTGTGGCTCAAAGTGTTGGTGTAACAACTTTAGGTATTGCGGGAGAGACTTTAAAAGGCCCTGCATTTGAACCTATCTTCATTAGAAACTACGATGAGTTTACAACTTATTTCGGAGGAACTTCACCTGAAAAATTTGTGAATACTCAAATTCCTAAATATGAGGCAGCATATATCGCTAAATCATATTTACAACAATCAAATCAATTATTTGTAACCAGAATATTAGGATTATCGGGTTATGATGCAGGACCTTCTTGGTCTATTGTAACAACAGCAAATGTTGATCCCGCAACCGTAGGATTTAATTGTGCTAGTGGTGTTACGGTAGATTGTGATTTCGTTTGTACATCCGCAAACACTTTGGATTTTACAGTTGATTTTAGTGGGTGTAATAATTCACAAACAACTATTTCATTCTTGAATTCATTCCCTGATGAGATTCAATCAATATTAACAGAACCTTATACTCAATTCAATGGGGGAACCTCATCTCTTAATGATAATATCACTGAAACTATTTTTGACATTATTACATTAGATGATCCTCTTACAGGTCAAACAATAATTGACTACTTTGGGTCAATAGATACTGATGATTATAATATATTAAATCCAATTTTTTCTGCAGGAACAAGTAATAACAGATTTGATGTTCCTTCAGTTTCATTTGATGATACTGATTTAACTTCACCTCTTAATGATTCTTGGTATTACGCATTGTTTGATAATACAGGTAATGGAAATTATACAGGTTTTTCATTTTATAGTTATGTAACTGGTGTGACCGCAACCACTACATCAACAAATTGTGCGTCATTCTACGATTATAGTATTAGTGGTACTTCTGGTGTTATCAATTACAATACAAATGTAATTAATGTTTGTTTACCTTCAGGGTTTACAGGTGATTTATCGGCTTTAACACCGACATTCAGTGCTTGTACAACAGGAGTTACTGCGGAAAGTGTAACACAAGTAAGTAATACAACTGTTGTTAATTTCTCTGCGGGAACTGTTACCTACACTTTAACTTCCGAAGATGGTTCTACAACTACAACTTGGGTGGTTAATGTTGTTGTAAATGATCCATGTAATCCTTGTAATTTCACAAGCGGTGGAACACAAGACCTTGGTGAAATAACAACTTGTTATTCAGGTAGTGTGATTGGTAGACTTTACTACTACACAGGAAACACATTTACGGATTATGATAATTTAGTTGTGGCAACATTAAGATCAAGAGGTATTGCAGATTATACTGACGGAACAAATCCAACTTGGGAAGTAACAGGAATTACTGATGTTACTTTAGATATGACGGGAGCGTATTCAGGAGTTTCTAAAAACCCATACTTACCATTCTTGGTTAATGTAACAAATTATGAAGGAACCAACTTTAGTTTTGAAACTTCAATGTCAACTTCTGACGCAAAATACATGACTAAAGTATTTGGTACTAGTAACTTTGGTAAACCAAGAAATACGGTTCCGGTTTTCTTGGAAGAAAGATTCCAATCTCTATTGAATTATGCATATAGAAAAGGATATATTAGAGGTTTAAGTTCTTCTTTAATTTCTTTGGACTCAGCACAAAGTGCTTCATCTACATCCATTGGATGGTACTTGGATAGATACCAATCTCCAAGTTCTCCTTGGGTTGTTTCGGAATTGAGAGGTAATAAAGTTTACAACTTATTTAAGTTCTACACAATTGCTGATGGTAATTCTGCAAACACTGAAGTTAAACTTTCAATTACAGATATTTCATTTGCTAACCAAACATTTACAGTGTTAGTTCGTGATTATTTTGACACAGACTCAGCACCAACAGTTCTTGAGAAATTCACAAACTGTTCTATGGATCCAAGTCAAAATAACTTCATTGCGAAAAAAGTAGGTACATTGGATGGTGAATACCAATTGAATTCTAAATTCATTATGGTTGAAATGAATGAGGACGCACCAGTTGATGCTCTACCTTGTGGATTTGAAGGGTTTACATTTAGAGAATATGCGGGAGCAAGATCTCCATTCCCTATTTTCAAAACCAAATATGATTTCCCTGGTGAAGTTATTTACAACCCACCATTTGGATTACCTACAGGAGGAGACAATACAACAACAACAGGAGGTGATAATGTAAGAAGAACTTATCTTGGTATGTCAAACTTCTGGGGTTATGATTCTGACTTCTTTGATTATGTTGGTAAGAGAAATCCTATTTCTCCTTGTGATTTGGAAGGTGCCGAATGGTCATATAAAACTAGAGGTTATCACATGGATAAAAACGCTAGTGGACTAACAATCGGAAGTGCTTTCTCAACAAGTGGTACTCCAAGATTCTATGTTGGTGACGCGGCGTTTAGTTCAGAACCTACAAATGAAACAAGTCCATACTATAGATTATTCTCAAGAAAGTTCACATTGTTCGTACAAGGAGGATTTGATGGATGGGATATCTATAGAGAGTATAGAACAAACGGAGATAGATATGTTCTTGGTAGAACAGGATTCTTAAACGGAGCGTGTGCAACTGATAGATATCCTACGGCTACTGGATGGGGAGCGTTTAAACAAATATCTCTTGGGGATGGTACAAGAAGTTGGGCAAATACTGACTACTACGCATACCTATTGGGTATTAGATCATTCTCTAACCCTGAAGCGGTTAACATCAATTTATTTGTAACTCCTGGTATTGATTATGTTAATAATTCAGACCTTGTTGGTGATACAATTGATATGATTGAAAATGAAAGAGCGGATTCGTTGTATATTACAACAACTCCTGACTACAATTTGTTTGTTCCAACAACCACAAGTGGAGATAATTTGATTTACCCACAAGAGGCGGTTGACAATCTAGAAGAGGCGGGAATTGACTCTAATTACACCGCAACTTACTACCCTTGGGTATTAACTCGTGATACGGTTAACAACACTCAAATTTATATTCCAGCAACCGCGGAAGTAACGAGAAACTTGGCGTTAACTGATAATATTGCATTCCCTTGGTTCGCAGCGGCGGGTTATACTCGTGGTATTGTAAATTCAGTTAAAGCACGTAAGAAGTTAACTCAAGAAGATAGAGATACTCTTTATATCGGAAGAATTAACCCAATTGCAACTTTCTCTGATGTTGGTACAGTAATTTGGGGTAATAAAACTCTACAAGTTAGAGAATCTGCACTTGACAGAATCAACGTAAGAAGATTATTGTTACAGGCACGTAAATTAATATCTGCGGTTTCTGTAAGATTATTGTTTGATCAAAATGACGAACAAGTAAGACAGGACTTCCTAAATGCGGTTAACCCAATTTTGGATTCAATCAGAAGAGATAGAGGTTTATATGATTTCCGAGTAACAGTTTCTTCAGATACTGCGGATCTTGATAGAAATCAAATGACAGGTAAGATTTACATCAAACCAACTCGTTCGTTAGAATTTATAGATATCACATTCTATATAACACCTACGGGAGCATCATTTGAGAATATCTAATGATAAAATGAAAAAGGAAAGGGAGATTAATTCTCCCTTTTTTTATTTATATGATATTTATTATTATGAATCATAGAATATTAGTTAGGCAGATTATGACCGAAATGGTTAATGAGGTTGAATCAAAAAAGTATGGTCTTAAATATTATGCGTTTGATTGGGATGATAATCTTATGAAAATGCCAACGGAGATTATTCTTTTAGATGAAAACGGAGATGAGGTTGGCATGTCAACCGAAGACTTTGCGGAATACAGAACTGAAATTGGAAAAACTCCATTTAAATATAATGGTAGTACTATTGTTGGTTTTGCCGAAACTCCATTTAGATATTTTAGTACTCTTGGGGATCAAAAGTTTATGAAGGATATTGAGACCGCCCCTTTAGTGAGAGAGCCTTGGTCTGATTTTGTTGAGGCAATCAATAACGGGTCAATATTTTCAATCATCACAGCAAGAGGTCACCACCCTAATACACTTAAAAAAGGTGTTTACAAATTAATAATGATGGGAAGAGGAGGTCTTAATAGATCAAAACTAGTGGAGAGTCTTAAGGAGTATAGAAGAAAAATGGGGTTAAAATTTATTGATGATGAAAATTCATTAATAAAAGATTACCTTGATAGATGTAGATTTTATCCTGTTTCATATGGTGCAGGATCCGCAACCAATCCTGAAGAAGGTAAAATAAGAGCAATGGAAGAATTTATAAGTTATGTAAAGAAACTTTCATTAAGACTTCAAAAGAAAGAATATCAATTTGTGAATGATGTTAGTAATAATTTTGTTCCATTTACCCCTATGGTAGGTTTTTCAGATGATGACATAAGAAATATTGAATCAATGAAAAAACATTTTGAAAAGAAAGATGATAATATATTAAGAACTTATCATACAAAAGGAGATGAAAAAAATATTTATGAGCAACTAGTTAAAAGGATGATATCAAAAATTAAATCAAAGTAAATAGAAAAATTTTAATAACGATATATTTATAATAAAAATAAACAGAAATTTAAAACTAAAAAACCATGGCTGATTTATTAATGAAAATGCCAGTTCCTTACGAACCGAAAAGACAAAACCGATTTATTATAAGATTCCCATCTAGTTTGGGTATTAATGAGTGGTTTGTGGAAAGTGCCGCAAGACCATCAATAAAAATCGGTTCAACTGAAATACAATTCTTAAACACCTCAACATTTGTTGCTGGTAGATTTAACTGGGATCCTATTCAGGTTAAATTCCGTGACCCAATCGGACCATCAGCATCACAGGCTCTTATGGAATGGGTTCGTTTATGTGCTGAATCTGTAACAGGTCGTATGGGTTATGCTGCGGGATATAAGAAAAATGTTGATATTGAGATGTTGGATCCAACAGGAGTTGTTGTTGAAAAATGGATATTGGAGGGAACTTTTTTAACTGACGTAAACTTTGGTTCATTATCTTATAGTCAAGATGCTCTTGCGGATATTTCAGCAACACTTCGTATGGATCGTTGTATACTCGTGTACTAGTTTTTACATACCCTTTACAACCAAAATATTAATCCATATATTTATTTAAAAATAAGTGTATGGATTTTTCATTTTTCACAATCAATAATAAATCAGGATATAAGACCAACGAAAAATGGTTAATGAAAAATGAGTTAGAATTATATAATAGTATAATTGAATACTCAAAAACTTTAAATCAAGATCTAACTTTCAAGGAGAAACTTTATTTTTATTTTCATAAGTTAAAAGAAAGACCAAAATGCTTTAAGTGTGGTAATGAAGTTAAATTTAGAAACAGATTTGACAAACCATATGGTGATTTTTGTTCTTTATCTTGTGCCAATTCTTCAAAAGAAGAATTAATCAAAAGACAAAAAAAGACATTTAATGATAAATATGGTGTGGACTTTTATCCAGAACACAAAGAATTTGTTAAAAAACAAAAAAACACAAAGTTAATTAATTATGGTGATGAAAATTATAATAACATTGAGAAAAGTAAATACACAAAGTTAATTAATTATGGTAATGAAAATTACAATAATATTGAAAAATATAAAAAAACTTGCGAATTAAAATATGGTGTAGATAATTATTCTAAATCAAATAATTATCACAATAGAATCACTCAAGAATATAAGAATTTATATTCCGAAATATATTTTAATGAGGTGAAAAAAGGATCTGTTATAATTGATTGTCCTAAATGTGGTAATAAGTCTGAATTAACAAAACAATTATTATATGAAAGATATAAGAGAAACTATGATGTTTGTTTAAATTGTAATCCTTTAGGGTTTAAACAAAGGAGTGGATATGAGAATGAGATTTGTGATTTTTTAGATGTTATAGGTGTTAAATATCTAACAAATTTTAAATTAAAAAATAAAAAAACTGAAGTTGATGTTTTTATTCCGGATTATAATTTAGGTATAGAATTTAATGGTTTATATTGGCATAATGAGTTATTTAAAACACCATTTTATCATTTAGAAAAAACAATAAAATGTGAGGGTGAGAATATTGAATTAATTCATATTTTTGAAGATGAATGGATATACAATCAAGAAATTATAAAATCAATAATAAAAAATAAAATTAAAATATCTGAAAATAAAATTTTTGCTAGAAAATGTGAAATAAGAGAAGTTGGTTTTAAAGAGTGTAAGGATTTTTTGGAGAAAAACCATATTCAAGGATCCGTTAACTCAAGAGTTAGATTAGGTTTATTTTTTAAAGACGAAATGGTTTCTATTATGACATTCTCAAAAGGGAGAATTATAATGGGAGGTAAAACAGATGAATGGGAATTAAATAGATTTTGTAATAAATTAAATACTAATGTTATTGGGTCGGCATCAAAACTATTAAAAAATTTTATAAAAATAAATAACCCTAAAAAAATAATTTCATATTCTGATATTAGGTTATTTAAGGGCGATTTATATGAAAAGTTAAATTTCAAATTTATATCTCAATCAAAACCAAACTATTGGTATGTTATTGGAAATAAAAGACATTATAGGTTTAATTTTAAAAAATCATCTTTAATAAAAGAAGGATTTGATTCTAATAAAACTGAAAAAGAAATTATGTTTGAACGTAAAATATATAGAATATACGATTGTGGTAATACGAGATGGGAATTAAGTATTGATAAAAAAACAAATTAAATTATTATTTAAAATAAAAAATATTATGGAACAAGATGTTAATCAATATGGTCAAATGGATTTTAACTTACCTCATGATGTGGTGAAACTACCATCTAATGGGATTTTTTACAAATCAAAAAAGAAAAGTGTTAAAGTTGGGTATCTAACTGCGACTGATGAAAATACCATATCAAATATTAACCCTAATAAATCAATAAGAGAAAGTATTGTTTTACCTTTATTGAGAGGTAAGGTTTATGAACCAGACCTTAGACCTGACGAAATGTTGGATGGTGATATTGAGGCTTTAATGATCTTTTTAAGAAACACATCGTTTGGTCCTGAATATAATGTCCTTCTAAAAGACCCTGCAACAGGAAAAGAATTTTCATCATCAATTTTATTGGACGAACTTAATATAAGAAAAACAGATGCCAAACCAGATGAAAATGGATATTTAACAACAACATCACCTAGAGGTGGAAATTTGGTTAAATTAAAATTATTGACAATTGGAGATTTAATTGAGATTGATAGTATCATTGATCAATATCCGTCAGGTAGAATACCACCAACTCAAACTATTAGATTAAATAAAATGATTGTGTCAATTGATGGAAATGATGATAGAGGATTTATCTCCAAATTTATTGAAACAATGCCTATAATGGATTCAAAACACATAAAGAATTTCATTGCGGAAAATGAACCTAGATTAGACCTAACAAAAGAAGTAATAGCCCCGTCAGGAGAAAGAGTGATGACCAATATCACTTTTGGGGTGGAATTTTTTCGGCCTTTCTTCTGATCATTCTAAAAACCTACTTGATGAATATTATTTTATGACAAAATTTCTGAGAACACAATACTCGGAATTTTTGTCTATGCCAACATATGTTAGAAGATATCTTATTGATAAGATTATTGAAGATAATAAAAAATAATATTTGATATTTATCAATATATAAAATAATAACAAATGATGTTTTTTCAAGATAGTGGTGTTAAGGCGGATTCTTCATCTGGATATGATCCAGAACAATTTGATGCGGTAAAAAAACTAGGTGAATTTTGGGAAAAACCTACTAACATCTTAAATAATTTAGTAAGTGAAATTGCGTCAGTCCCACAAAAAATTGGTAGAGCAATATTAGATCTTGACGCTAAATCCGCACAATTAATTCAAGTTTTAGGGGTTGGTTCCAAAAGAGGACAAGAATTAACGTCAACAATTGCCGATACAATACCGAGATATCTTGAATTAGGTTTAAAGGCTAGTGATGTTACTGACGATTATAAAGATTTAGTTAATGCATTCAATGTTAATTTAAGTTTGACTGATGACCAACTTGTTGAGCTTGCCGCAACCGCAAAGATAACAGGTCAAGAAGGAAAGGTTATGGCAAAATCTTTTCAAGATGTTGGAGTACCTATATCTCAAATTGGGGAAAGAATGGTTGATGTTGCTAAAATCGCAAATCAGGCTGGTGTTACCGTTGGAAGTGTTTCTGCGGGGGTTGTTAAAAATTTGGATAAGATGAACCTATTCAATTTTGAAGGAGGGGTTAAAGGTCTTGCGAAAATGGCGGCTCAAGCATCTCGTTTAGGTATTGATATGGGTAAAATATTTGAAATAACAGAAAAAGTATTTGATCCTGAAGGTGCTATTGATTTTGCTGCTAGTTTACAAAGATTGGGAGTTCAAACAAGTGAATTATTGGATCCATTAAGATTAATGGATTTAGCACAAAATGACCCAACTGAACTTCAGAATCAAATTGTTGATATGACAAAACAGTTCACAAGATTTAATGAGCAGACAAAACAATTTGAGATATTACCTGGAGCAAAAAGACAGATGAATGAAATCGCCAAGTCAATAGGAATGACGGGAGGTGAACTTCAGAAAATGGCACTTAATGCTGCTAATTTTGATATGAAGTTAAAACAAATTAAATTCTCCCCTGATATAAAAGAAGAGGATAGAGAATTAATTGCGAGCATGGCTCAGATTGATGAAGGTGGAAAAGCACAAATACAAGTTAGAGAAGTTGATGAAAAGACAGGTGAATGGACAGGTGAATATATTACAAAAGAAGTCGGACAATTAACTGCTAATGAGATAAAATCATTAAAAGACGAACAATTACTACAAGGAGAAACCGCGGAAGGAATTGCAAGAAATCAATTATCACAATTGGTTCAATTAAACACATCAATTGATAGATTGGTGACGAGTATTACTTATGGTGTTGCAAAATCAGTGCCGGCGCAAAAAGGTTATAAAGAAGCGACTGATACAATCATTAGTACTGTTGAAAAAGGAAAATTTGTTACCCCTGAATTGGTTAGTAAAGATTTTGATAATGTTATGAAGAAATTAATGGAAACGCTTGATACTGCCGTTATGGGAATTGATACAAGCGGGTTTCAAAATATTATTAATGGTATTGGTGATAAAATTAAAGGAGTTACAAATTATTTACCTGATATGTCAAATATATTAGGAACAACAACCGCAACACCGGCAACAACAAATACAATAACAAGTCCGGCAACCAATATTTCATCAACAAATACAAGAATAAATACTGCCACTGAAACCGCACAAAACATACAATTAACTCACGTTTTTGATTTTTCAAAAGTACCGCCTAATTTAACGTCCGCTGAAGTTACAAAAATAATGACAGAATGGGCATCAAATCCTATTAATGCGGATGCTATAGTTAAGACCGCTAAAAATATTAACACTGGGTTAATAGCATAACACTTTTTTACAATAAAAAAATACAAATTAGGTATTTATAAGATAAAGATATTATATGTCAGATAGTGTATTATCATTTGCTTCATCGGCATCATTTAGAAACACATTAATTGCTAGAAATTTAGCCCCATATCAAGTACAAGGGGTTTATACTCCTCCTGCAGGAAATGTTACCTATGAAGTTTCACCATTAAATAATAGTAATGTAATTGATTCTCCTGATGTATATATCTCAACAAATCAATTTGCACAACAACTTTATCCGTTAAACGAATACGGACCCGATGGTGGATTTATTGGTAAGTATACAATACCTGGTGCACCATACCCTGTGGAGTCTAATAAAGGTCCTTATGATCCTAATGACACAATATTGGATTTAGTTAATGAATTTTATATTGATGCCGCTTATATCCAAAATAAATATGGTCCTGAATCTGGTTATAAAGATTTGGTTATTATAACTGATGTTATTACATCAAATAAATTTTATTTACCATATTGGGATCCGTCAATATTCGTCCCATCGGTTTATAGTCCATATGAAATATTAACAAGTAATAATCCAAATGGAAGTGATGGTTTACTATCTCAAGATTCATATCTTGCAAAAATTGGTGCGGCTCAATTAAAAGGATATTTTGAAGATAGAATAGCAACCGAATTAGAACAATTGACTATAGGGTCAATTAATTTGGATACATTATCAGATCCATTTAGTGCGAGTTTATTGGCGACAGGTCAACAACCATTTTTTATAAAAAATTGGAAAATTACTGTCCCTGAAAATCCCGCATTAGCGGCGGTATCATTTGCAAATAGATTATCGGGAACTTATTTCCCTGTTTCATTTATACCTGGTGATTATTTTAATGAAGACGATCCAATTGGAAATGTACCAAATGGATTAAATGTTGCAAACAATTTAACGGGTGGAGCTTTAGGTCCAATCCTAAATAAATATAGAAACCCGTCAGAGATATTTTTAGCAAATACTGGAAATGGTCAACAATCAATATTATTTGCAAATTTAGATTATAATTTATATAGACCACAGTACCAAAAGAACCTAATTCAAGGAGTATCAAGTGCAATCAACAATCTATTCAAGGGAAGTGAAGGTGGTGGAGGATACTATGTTGGTAGTGTTACTTCTGAACCATCACAAATTACATCACCCGCAAATGAAATTGCTGTTGATAGGTTTGGTAAACAACAAGCAACCATTGTTTATGGGCCTGATGAATTAGGTAAACTATATGAGGGTAATGAAGGAAAGATAAACTTTGGTTTAGCGGCAAAATCATTTCAAGATGGAGATGGTATTGATGGTAAATTTGTTTGGACATCACCTAAATATAAACCTGATGCGGGATTTAAAGTTGGTAGAGGGGGTGAAGTATTTGAGAAAGATGATGAATTTAATATTATTGAATCTCAATATAGTCAAAATCAATCAACTGAGATTGAGTATAAAGGTGGATCTATACTTGATAATACCCAAAGAATAATTAATGCTGCTGATAATGTACAAGGGGCAAAAAGATTAAAACACGTTGGTAATGCGATAAGTCAGGTATCTAAAGTATTCAATGACGGATATAAAGAAATGACAAAAGGATCTCAAGTTATTGCTTATTATGATTCATCAACTAATGATAATACGATTGGTGTTAGTGGGTTTGAAGTTGGTAGAGAATATTGTCGTGTTTTCCAAAAAGATACACCATACTTTACATATGCGGATTTACAAAAAACGGATGGTATAACAATATCAGGAAGAAAATTCCATAATTCAGTTCTTGATAATACATACAATTTAAATATTGCACCATTAAGAAATCCTGGATCAACAAACATCATAGATAATAAAGTTAAAAAATATATGTTCTCAATTGAGAATTTAGCTTGGAGAACATCAAGTGAACCTAATTTTAGATATGATGATTTACCGACTTGTGAAAAAGGCCCAAATGGAGGTAGAATAATGTGGTTCCCACCATATGATATTTCATTTAGTGAAGATAGTAGAGCGAATTGGAATCCGACATCATTTTTAGGTAGACCCGAACCAATTTTTACATATAAAAACACCCAAAGAACAGGTAGTTTAAGTTGGAAAATAGTTGTGGATCACCCATCTGTAATGAATACAATCATTCGTCAACAATTAAAAGGTAGAAAGGCGGATGAGGTTAACTCAATTATGGATTCATTTTTTGCGGGATGTGTTAAATATGATATATATGATTTAGCGTTAAAGTTTAATACAATACCAACAAGTCAGTTATATACTTATCAACAATTATTAAACGATCCGAGAACCACAAAAGAAGAGGCGGATATAATATTGAGTCAAATACCGAGTGAACCAACCGCAGGTGGTAATGGAGGAAGTGACGATACACAACAAGGTACTCAACCAGATAGTCAAACTACTATTGAATCTTCACCTGAAGAACAAATTAGTTGTTCAGATCTTAACGGATTTTTAAATTATTCATTTTATTTTGAAAATGATTCTCCATATTATAATCCTGACATACAGAATCCTCAAGATCCTGCTGAATGGAAAATCGCAGGACCACTTGGTAGAGGGGCATATAGTAATCAAGGTGCAAACCAAAATTATGATTATGAACAATATTATAATTTTTATCTTAGTTTAAGAGATAGTGCTTATGTTACTAAGGCTCCTGAAAAATGTTATGCGTCAGGAAGCACTGAACCATTCACAAAAGAAGGTATACAGAAATTTTTTGATGATACGGTAATTTATAATTTTGAAAAAATTAAAAATGAATTTTTACCAAAAATAAAAGAAATTATTATTGATAAAAAAGGTACAGTTACACTTGAGATGTTTGGGTCGGCATCACCAATACAAGAGGTACAATATAATCAATATTTATCTGATAGAAGAATTGATTCAGTTATTAAATGGTTTAAAAAACAAAACATTGACGGGACAAGTTTTGATCAATTAATAAAAGATCAGAAACTAATGATAAAGACAGTCCCACAGGGAGAAACCGCTGAAGTAAGTCCTATTGGAAAGGATGGAGGATCTCAATTTAAAATAAATTGTGGTGTAAATATTAGAGATAATACACCAAACGGCCCAATTAATAGAAATGGTGGAGAATGGTATTCTGTTCCTGCTATGGCTTGTCGTAGAGTAAAAATAAATGGGATAATAGCGACAATTGGAAAACCTGTTGAAAAAATTGAAAACAATGTAACGGTTGAGGAAGAAAATAAAACTCAAGATGATTCTAACGCAAATTTGAATAAGGATATACCGCCTATTAAACCTGTACCAAATCCTGATCCAATACAAAAAGTTAAAGATGGTATATCTAAAAAAATATTAAGACATTTATTTTCTGAATGTGATTACTTTGATGTTATCAAGGAGTCAGATCCTATGATATATGATAGTTTAAGAGATAAGATTAGATATTTCAGTCCGGCTTTCCACTCAACAACACCTGAAGGATTAAATAGTAGATTAACGTTTTTACAACAATGTATGAGACCAGGTCAAACAATACCTGTTATTGGGCCTGATGGTAAACCAAAATATAATGATTCGTTAAATACTGCTTTTGGTGCTCCACCAATATTAGTATTAAGAATTGGTGATTTTTATCATACTAAAATAGTTCCAAACTCATTGAGTATAAGTTATGAACCATTAGTTTTTGACATAAATCCTGAAGGAATTGGTGTACAACCAATGATTGCAAAAATAACTTTAAATTTTGATTTTATTGGTGGACACGGATTAGCTGGTCCGGTTAAAGAATTACAAAACGCATTATCATTTAATTATTATGGTAATACTGAAATATATGATGAAAGATCTATTGCAACTGAAGATACTAGCGAAAGAGACGCTCAATTGGTTGAAAAAATAGTAAAAGGTGGTAGTACAACAATTGCTCCCGTAACGACTAATCAGGAAAATAATCAACAACCACAAATTGGAGGAGGTACTGTAGGTACGATATTATCTACAAATCTTCAAAATGACGGATCTTTTGAAACTGGTGAGATAGAATATAAATCATTAATAACCGAATTATCAAACGGAACACAAAACTATTTTAAAACAATATTCAATCAGTTGAAAACAATAACAAATACCACAAATTATGGTATTATGGGATTGGCTTATTTGGATAGAGACTTTTCAACAGGTGAAATAAGTGAGTATAACGATTCTCAACCTAACATACCACTTTATGGTAAATCTAATTCTATTGAAAAAAGAGTTAAAAGTTTGATAGAAGCAACATTAGATGATGTAAAATTAAATAATGATCCAATAACATCAAATAAAGATAAATATAAAACACAGAATAATGCTACAAACGCACAAATTAGAAATTTAGAAACAAAGATACAAGAAGAAGTTGCAAAAATGCAAGAAGAGATAAATTTAACTATTATTACCCCACTTAACACAATGACATCATATCAAGAAAACTATAATTACACATTAAGAAAAATGGATGTGATATCTGATAGTTTTGATGGTATTAAATTAGGTGGTGGAGATTATAAAGTTTATACGTTGATAAGTGGTGATAGTGTTATTAACGAAATACGAAACACTTACATTACTGATGTTGGTGGAGCTTTGCTTGGGTACGATATTTCATTTTTAAATGGAATGATATTTAATACTAATGTTTATAATGAAAAAAATAATCTTTTTGTTCCTGTTGATACGTCAACCAATATTTCTATAAATGCTAATAACAGATTCTATATGGTTATGTCTTCAATTTTTACAGATGATAATAAATATAATACATTTGTTGATTCAATAACTTCTGTTGATAAAGTTAAAGATAATCAAAGTTTAATTGAGGCGATAAAACAAACTTGTGAGGAAATTAAATTGCAACACAAAAAAGAACATGATGCCGAAATTAAAAAATTTGATGACATAGAAAAAGGTGAAGTATATAAACAATTTGAAACTTTTACTATAACTGAATTTGATACTAAAGTTTCTTATACAACCGATAACATTGGTAATAATTTACAGAAAAAGAATAGATTAAAAAATTTATATTCAGATGTTAATGTGAATGTAAGTAATAAAACATATAATGGTAAAGTTAAATTTGTATAATGGCACTACAGTATTATAATAGATATAGTCAATTTATTTTAAATGGAGAACAGACTGTTGTCCCGTATGTTAATTTACCAAAAAAATCATCAGACAAGAACTATATTTATAAAGTTGGTATATCAAGATTAGATAAGGTTTCACAACAATATTATGGTTCACCATTTTTTGGTTGGTTAATAATGTTGGCAAACCCTCAATACACTGGACTTGAATTTAATATACCCGATGGTGCGGTATTGACAATTCCTTTTCCTTTATTAGGTTCTTTACAAGACTATAAAACAACATTAGATAACCACTTCTTCTATTATGGTAGATAACGGAGAAAATATATTAGTAGAATTTGATTACCAAAACATATCTGTAATTGATCCAAACAAGATTATTGATGAGAATGGTAATGCAAAGGAAAGACTTATAAATCAAGAAAATCTTGTTTTTTACGCTAATTTGGAATGCTCGGTTTTACCAAGAACTAAATTGGCTCTTGGGGTTCCTTTAGAAGATAGTGTAAGAACAATATCTGTTGGTAAAATTAATTTTTTAAATCCGGGTGGAAATAAATTTTTAAATACTGATTGGTCTGATGAGATAACAGGTAAAGATACATTAATTGGTAAAGGGATCAATCAACAAAGAATAGATCAAATTCCAATAGAAGGTAAAGATAATGATTATTTTTTTAGACAGACAACACTATCAAATGGTAATGTTGGGTCTATAGATACTGGATTATTAGGTATAACAAATATTAACATATCTTATGGTTTAGACTTTTTACCTGTAATTGACATTGTCTTGGAAGATGTAAAAGGTAGGGCTTTATTTGAAGGAGGTAATAACTCACCATACGCCGCATTCTTCCAACTACCATATCCATTATTCTATCTTACATTAAAAGGTTATTTAGGTAAGGCAATAAAACTTCCATTAATGTTGCAGAGTTTTAACGCAAGTTTTGATCCTGGGACTCACAATTTTAGAGTAACTTTAAAACTTTATACGTACAAATATACAATAATGTCCGACATTAATTGGAGAGCGATGTGGGCAACACCATTAATGTATCAATCAAGTGTTACAATAACAGATCAAAGTTCAACAGGTAATGGACCTAAAAATAGTACCGTTACAAAATCTTGGTCTAGTAGAGGGTATTCTAAAATAAAAGAATTATATGCTGAATATAAGGCAAAAGGATTAATTGATGATAATTTCCCTGAATTAACAATACAAGAGTTAAAGGTGAATTTAAACAAAGTATTAACCAGTATCATTGACAAATACTCAAAAACAAATCTAAATGTCTTAAATGATCTTAAAGATTACGCTGAAGTATTAAGACAATATGAAGGTTATGTTTATTATTATTCTGACTCGGACGGAGGATGGGCAAGAAAATATTTAGATTTCCAAAATCCATTTGTAACAAAACCACAAACAAATCAAAAAAATGGGTATGTTATTTATCAATTTAAAAAAGAATATAATAACCCACAAGCAAGACAAACGGCATTAACAGAACTTTCTGGTGTTGTTAAAAAATTTAATTCAGGTTTAAGAGGTAATAATACTTTGGGTGATGGAAAACCAAATAGTATACCCGTTAACATAAGTTTAGATATAAATAAAATTGAGAATAGTACTTTTTATTCTAATTTTACAATCAATGATATTGATGAAAAAAGAACATATTCTCAAAGGAACAATAATAAAGAACTACCTGGAACTGGAAATACTCAATTTATTTCTTACTTAAACACTCAGTTTAATGATGGGCCTAAATTTTATTTTGAAGGTAAAAATTCTTTTTTAGATAAAACATCAACTATTGCTGAAAATTATCAGAAAAATAAACAATCGGTAGAGGAAGGTTTAACAAAAGATCTTACTAATCAAATATCAAAAAGCGTTAAAGATGGTGGATTAGGATTTACACCAACTGTAAGAAATGTACTTGCGGTATTCTTTGCTCAAGGTGAAGCGTTTTTAAGATTAATGGATGAGGTTCATACAAAGGCTTGGGACTTGAGGGATGACATATATCGTAAACAGGCGATATATTCAAACTCATCAACGGTTAATAGTGTTGACATTAAAGACATTGGAGTGTTAGATACACCAATTTATCCTTGGCCTCAATTAATTATTGAAAACAATTTAAAAGATAACGGAGATAAATATGAGTTAGTTTATCCTGGCAATAGTTCTATTGCCGCTAAAATTAGGGCGTACTCACCTGAAATATGGCCTGAAGTCCAATTTGTGGAAGAGTTTTTGAAGGCAACAATTGAAAGAGAGGTTCCACCACAATTTCCACAAACATTATCAAACGCTCAAACAAAACCAAATAGATTGAGTTTTAATGCTATTGAATTCCCTATAGATAATGAAGTTTATCAAAATACGGAAGAAGTTAAATTTTTCTATGAAATATATGAAAGATTACTATTAAATGCGTTATATAGTAAATTAGGGAGAGATTCAAATGTCCTATATAATATGACAGAATTTTATTCTGAATCGGAAGTATTAAATATGATTAATGCTTTGGGGAGCGATAATCCTTTCTTAACTAAAAAACTTAAGGAGTATGATTTAAATTCTTCTAACTATGTTGGTTTCTTAAAGCATATTTCTAATGGTGGATCTGGAGATTCTTGGCAAAATTATATTAGAGGTGAGTTTAATACTCCATATATCAAAAATGATGTTAATACACCCTTTTTATTAATAAATCAAGATATATTTGATAACGATAAATCTCAACCATTAGCATCACTAAAAAATACTGAACAGGTTGAGAAATATTTTGGAGATTCAAATATAGTTGAAAACTATGATTTTACTGATCTATATCCAATAACAAATTTGGGTTGGGTAAATAATTATTTGGCAGATGCTAATCAGATCCAAAATGCTGAACAAGTATTTAAAACGACTCAGGTTTTAGAATACAATAATACACATAAAATAATAACAAATTTTATTCAAAATGGTAAAGACAAACAACCGGTAACATCTTTTTGTTATAAGAGTAATAGTAATGTTTTTACCCAAACACTTGATTTAACAAATCTAGAATCTTTTTATGAGAACAGAGAAATAAAAGATCAATATATAACTGAAGGTAATGTTAACTATTTTGATTACACAAACAAATTAGTGGAAAATCAAACGACCTCAATGTTGAATACGCCATATTTTATAAATGCAATTCAAAAAGGTGTTTATAATTACAGGTATAATTTAAATGATCTTTATCCATATAAATCAGCGGCTTATTTATTTTTGAATAGTTTACCGCTTGGAACTTTAAGAGAAAAATATAAAGAATATAATGAAAATCAAAGCTCAAATGATTTAGATTATATTGTTTCTACAATTAAGAAGTATGGTGCGATTCATAAATTACCATATGCTTGGGTATTAAAATATGGTGGTATATGGCATAGATACAAAAATTGGATAAATAATGGTGTAGACTTTTTAGATGAGGTTTGGGGTGATTTTAATTATTTGGATAATTTTGATCCTTTAACAAGTGCAAGTACAACAAATTACCAATTACAAATTGATGGTAATCCATATAATATGATATTACAAGATGATATCGTAAGTGGATCATTAACACAAACATATATTAATACGGGATTCTATCCAAAAGTTATTGACGATTTTAATGTCTTCTATCAGGGAGTTAGAGCTTTCAGTTCTGTGGCACAAATAAATGGAACTTGTACAATATCAGGAACTACATTAGAGGTATTATCAGTTTCAAGTAATGACCTATTCCCTGGATTAGTATTAAGTGGTGATAGTGTGTTATTAGGGACAACAATTATAAATCAAATAAATGGTACTTTAGGTGGTGTTGGTACTTATACCGTTAACTTTCCGCAGGACATTACCTCACCAATTGGGTTTATTGTGACAAATTATTCTGTTGCGGGATATACAAGTTCATCAATACAAGATGCGATTAATAATGGACTATATGTTAAAAAAACAACAACATCAAATATTGTTAAATCCGCAGGTTTTGATAATGGAAATCCAAATAGATCTTTACAAATAACACCTTGGAGTTGTTATATTGAAACCTCAGATGGAACTGGTGTTTATCCTTTACCATCATTTGGATCAAGAGTAAATCAAACAAATGATGAATGTTTTAAAACAAATGGTGAATTATTTACCGAAGTTAAAGATAATCCTGCGATGTATAATGGATCCGTTAGATTATTTTGGAAAGCACCAAATTATGGATATTTTGATAATGGTAAACTAACAAAACCAACTCCTGAAAAATATTTAAAACAGATTTTTAACAATGAATCACAACAACAAAGTTTTTCAATAAATGGAGCATCAGATGATTACACTTCAATAAGTGAAATGTTTACTACTTTTGATAAAGAAATATTAGACATATTAGAAACTGAATTTTTGAACTTTAGTAGATCTGTATATGATTTTACAAATACATTACCTGAAACTTCACCTGTAGACCCAACCTCATATAAAGTAGAACAAAATTTCCAAGCTTTGATGAGACAAGTTATGAAATTAACAAAACCTGTTGGTAATGTATTAAATGGTGATGTTATTATTGATGAAATACAAGAATTACAAATATCAAATTTCTCAAAATATATTAGTAATTTTATGGAGTATAAAGTTACTGTTAAACATGGAAACCCATCATTTTTTGATAGAAAATTGTTTTATACATTCTCAACTCAATATATTGAGGATCCATACACATATCAGGGATATTTCCAAGGATCACCAAATAGTTTACCAACCGCAGGGGGATCATTAACTCTTGCTCAATCTAAAACTCAGAATCCACAAACTTGGAGAGATTTGGAAACGTATGTTGGGTTCTCTGAAATACCTGAATTGGCGTATACGGATAATGGATCTTATATTACGGATTTCTTTGTGGATATGAATGTTGAGTTTACTGAAACAAGTGTAAAGACATTTGCTCCAATAGTTAAAATATATGCAACTCAAAAACTTAAAAACCCAAATATAACACCTACCGAATTTTATGGTTTAATGAATGATTATTTAAATAAAAATACAACATACATTAATACTCTATTAAACATTGAATTAACAAACTTAAGGAAAAAATTACCTTCAGTTAATGTTAGTCCTGTAAATAATAATGTAAGAGCGGATAGAGTTGAGGGTGAACAAACAAGATATGAAACTTGGGAATTATTTAAATCAATAAATGATAAATGGATTTCTGGTGGAGATTTTAAAACTAAAACATTATTTGAAGATGTTTTAATTGTGGATAGAGCAAGTAGAGACGTTGGTCAACAAGTATATGTGGATGTCTTCAAGTTAAAAAACTTGATTGAATCTTCTGATTATAAAAATAGTCTTTTAAGTATTGTTAATACAATTTTAACAGAAAATAACTTTGTTAGTTTTTCATTACCGGCATACGCTAATTTTTATAATGTTAGAGATGTAAGTAAAAACCCAACACCAAAACCTGAAGGAACTTTAGAATTTGCAAATTCTTTATTCGGAACATTTTTAAATGTTGATTATAGAGAAACATCACCAAAGTTTTTATGTATCTACGCTTGGAAACCAAGTCAGCATTTAAATTTGAATGAGAATGTTGATTATAGATATAGAGACGATGCATTTGATTTGAGAAGATCTTCTGATAATCCTCTTTTAGAAAATTTAACAAATAAGACAAATTGGGATAAATCAAACAAAGTTGTTGGATTTAATGTTGATATTGGGCCTCAAAATCAACAGATATTTAAGCAGTTTGATATATCACAAGATCCTGGTCAACCAACCGCAGAATCTTTGGAGGTGTTAAATCAAATGGCTAATTTATCTAGAAACAGAGCGGGTTATTCACAAAGTGTTTCCTTATATAATGTATATAAGAATAGGAGTTATAAGTGTTCTATTGATATGATGGGTAATGCTCTTATACAACCAACAATGTATTTTAATTTAAGAAACGTTCCTATGTTCAGTGGGCCTTATATGATCACAAAAGTAACACATAGAATATCTGAAAATGGGTTTGATACGACATTTGAAGGTCAAAGACAACCATTCTATAGTATCCCTAAAATAGAGACATATATCCAATCGTTAACAACAAATATTTTAAAGAACATACAAGAACAAATTACAGAAAAAGATAGAGAATCTCAAAAAAATCAATTGAATACAATATCACAAACAAGCGGTAAAGTCAATGATGCAAAAAGAACCAATAATGCAACTTTATCTTCAAATCAGAATTGTTCTACATATTTGGCTGAGGCATATAAAAATTATACGGTTGATGAGAATATTACAAAAACCAATATTAATAAGAAAACTGCGGCTCAAACAATTACTAATATCATGAATACAGAATTTAAAATTCCGGAAAATGAGGCTAAAAAAGTTGGAGGATTCATTTACGGTATAATGACATTAATGTTAAGTCCTGTTGAAAAATTTGAAACTTATGGAAACAATTATTCTTTAATACCATTAACAAAACCATTTGGTGAAGGTTTAGATAATATAATGACATCTAAATATTTTTGTCAAGCGAGTGAGAATTTACCGATAGCAACTTTTAATACGTTTGAATCGTACGTAAGATTTATGATCTCAAAATATATAACATCAATAAATGGTATTAATTTTAATAATAATGATGTTTACTATTCTCAAGGTTTAACAAAATTCTATATGGATAATTACCCATCTAAAGAGAATGCAGATCTGTTTGATAAATTAATTGAACAAGATAAGTCTACGATTGAAAATATATTTGAATCTGCGTATAAAGAGTATATACAATTGATAAGTTAAAAAAGTAAATTTTTCTGTAATTAATGATATTTATAATAAAACAATAATTATGAGCGTAAAATTTATTTTAGATAATTATCTTGGTAAGAACACAAGAATATCAGAGAAAGATGCCGGTAACGGATTTAAAGAAGTGTGTGATTTGGACACAGGAGATTGTTATACAGTTAGAATGAAAGATGGTCTAATTGAAAGAGTTGATAATACAATGAATACAAATAAAAAAATACAAGTAGAAACCAAGTCAGGTATTAAACAACTTTTAAATGGTTAAGAAATGAAAATAGACGATAGAATAATTGAAGAAATTAGAAGACACAATTCAATTAATAACTACATTTTAGAACAAGAAGCTGGTGAATTACCACCACCACCTACCGGAGAAGTTCCGGCACCTGATCTTGGAGCTCCACCCGTAGGAGAAGCTCCCGCACCTGAAGGGGCAGTTCCTCCAGCACCAGAACCACCGGCAGCTGAAACACCACAACCTATTGATGTTGCAACAGATCCTGACGTTGAAGAAGTTGGTAAAGAAGAAGAGGATAAAGAGGAACTTGAAATAACTGATTTAGTTGATTCTCAAAAAAATCTTGAACAAAAACAAGAAGAATATTTTAATCAATTATTTAGTCAATTAGAAAATCTTGAGAGTAGATTGGGTGAGATGGATAAGTTGGTTGGGGCAATCAATTCACTTGAACAAAAAGTTGAAAAATATAGACCTAAAACACCTGAAGAAAAATTGGAATTGAGAAGTTTGGATTCAGGTCCATTTAATCAAAAATTATCAGATTTTTTTGATGACAAAATGGAAGACATGGAAAAATCTGGAAAAAATGAATATGTTTTAACTACTGATGAGGTTGAAGATTTTTCACCAAAAGAAATTAAAACAACTTTTGATACTTATGATGACGAAGATATGATGCCGTAATAACGAAAGGGAGAAATCCCTTTCATAATTACGATTTTTTATTTGACAATTTACTTTTATACAGTTATATTTTCTACGTAAACTTTTAATTTAATATATATGGCGACAAACAATGTTTTAGATTCAGTTTTGGCTCAGTATGAGAACTCAAAACAAGGTAGTTCATCTTCTACCTCAAAAATGTCTCAAGATGAAAGAATGAAGAAGTATTTCGCGGCAATTCTTAAAGACAGCGAAAAGCAAGGTCAGAAACGAGTTCGTATTCTACCTACATTAGACGGATCTTCACCGTTCAAAGAAGTATGGTTCCACGAGATCCTTGTGGACGGAAAATGGCAAAAGTTTTATGATCCGGGAAAAAATGACAATGAACGTTCACCTCTTAATGAAGTTTATGAGGAACTTATGTCAACAGGAAAAGATTCCGACAAAGAACTTGCTAAACAATATAAAGCTCGTAAATTTTATATTGTAAAAGTAGTTGATCGTGATAACGAGCAAGATGGTGTTAAATTTTGGCGTTTTAAACACAATTACAAACAAGAAGGAATTCTTGATAAGATTATTCCTATTTGGAAGGCAAAAGGTGATATTACTGATTCTGATAAAGGACGTGATTTGATTTTGGAATTGACCAAAGCGAAAACACCTAAAGGTGCGGTTTATACTGTGATCCAAACAGTAATGTATGATGATCCTGCACCAATCCACGAAGACAAGGAAACTGCAGATTCTTGGGTTAATGATGAATTAACTTGGGAAGATGTCTATTCAAAGAAACCTGTTGAGTATCTTGAGGCAATTGCAAGAGGAGAAACTCCACGTTGGGATTCCGAAAAAGGAGGATACGTTTACTCAAACGACGAAGTTGGGGAAACATCAATTGGAGGTACAAAATCAGAGTCAAAACCATCTGTTGATCCACAAGTAGATGAAGAGGTAGATGAAGAGTTACCATTCTAAAAAAAAGATATCCTATATCGTAGGTAGTGATTTACAATGTCACTACCTTTTTTTATCTTTTTAAAAAACAGATTTAACTATGGCAATTAAGAAAAAAGAAATAACGTTAGAGTCAATAAAGAGTAAATACTCAACAAAAACAAAATACAAACCTGAGTCATATTATAATTGTGGTGAAGCGTTTATGGATGCTTGTGGTTTACCTGGGCCTATTATGGGTGGTATAAATATGTTTTTGGGACACTCAAATTCATCTAAAACAACCGCAATGATTTTGGCGGCGGCAGATGCACAAAAAAAGGGTCATCTTCCTGTTTTTATCATTACTGAAAGAAAATGGTCTTGGAAACACGCAGTTGAATTAGGGTTAGAAGCGGAACAAACAGAAGAAGGTGATTGGGATGGAATGTTCATTTTTAATGATTCTTTTGATTATATTGAGCAAGTAACTGATTTTATCAATGATTTGATTGACGCTCAAGAAAAAGGGGATATACCTTATAATTTGTTATTTTTATGGGACTCTGTCGGATCTATCCCATGTAAAATGACATATGATGGTAAAGGTGGTAAACAACACAATGCCGCGGCTTTGGCGGATAAAATAGGTATGGGAATTCACTCAAGGATTGCCAAATCAAAGAAGGAAGATTATCCATACTATAACACAATGGTTGTTGTTAATCAGCCTTGGGTTGATCTACCTGATAACCCATTTGGTCAGCCTGAAATCAAGGCAAAGGGTGGTGAGGCACTTTGGTTGGCGTGTTCATTTGTGTTCCTATTTGGAAATCAGAAAAAGGCGGGTATTAATCATATTACCGCAACTAAAAACGGTAGAACCGTGTCTTATGCGATTAGAACGAAAATATCGGTTCTTAAAAATCACGTAAATGGTATTTCATATAAAGACGGTAAAATAATTGCCGTACCTCAAGGATATATAAAAGATGATAAAGCAGCGTTGGATTCATATAAAAAGGATTATTCGGATTATTGGAATAAAATTCTTGGAGGAGATGGAGAAATTAAGTTTAAAGATGAGTATGTATCCACCAATGAAGAAGAAGATTGATTGTCAAACAATTTAAAAAAATTATAATGACCAAAACACTTATTGTTGATGGTAACAATTTGTTAAAAATAGGATTTCACGGTGTTAAAGATTTCTTTAATGGATCAGAACACGTTGGTGGAACTTGGCATTTTTTAAACACCTTACGTAAATTTTTAGAGGAAACAAACTTTAATAAAGTAGTTGTCTTTTGGGATGGAGATAAAAATTCATCCCAAAGAAAACTATTATACCCAAAGTATAAGGGAAATAGAAAGTCTTCATATACTGAAGAAAAAGAAAATTCATTTCTTAACCAAAAAAATAGAATAAAACAATATTTGGAAGAAATGTTTGTTAGACAACTTGAAGTTGAAAATGCTGAAGCGGATGATTTAATTGCTTATTATTGTCAAATATCATCAGATGAACACAAAACTATATTCTCAAGCGATAAGGATCTCACGCAATTAATTTCAAGTAATGTATCCATATATTCACCACAACAAAAAAGATATTATAGGGTTGGGGATAACATTAAATTTAAGGATTGTAGTATACCACACTACAACGTAAAAACATTTAAAATACTTGCTGGTGATACATCCGATAATATTGATGGAATAAGTTTAATGGGAGAAAAAACATTAATAAAATTATTCCCTGAAATACTTGATTCAGAGATTTCATTTACTGATATTTTAACAAAGGGTAAAACATTACTCCAAGAACAAACTAAAAGTGTTGTTTTAAACAATCTAATAGTTGGTAAAACAAAAGATGGTATTTTTGGGAATAAGTTTTATGAAATAAATGAAAAGTTGGTTGATTTATCTAAACCAATGATAACAGAAGAAGGTAAAGAATTGGTTAAACAATACTATTCCGAAAGTTTAGATCCTGATGGTAGAGGATATAGAAATCTGATTAGAATGATGATGGATGACGGATTTTTTAAGTACTTACCAAAAGGTGATGACAATTGGGTTGAGTTTTTAAAACCATTTTTAAAATTAACAAGAAAAGAAAAAACAAATTACAGAAACAAAAAATGAAAAGTATGAGAGAACAAGAATTTACAAAAGTTGAATTCCTTTTGAAATGTAACGAGAGTATTATCGTACAAAGATTTTTTAATGTTAGAGATTTTAATCCCGAATCTAAAAAATCTATGGAATTATATGATTATGTAAAACAGGTATGCGACAACATGAAAAAAGATCTCAAGATGAGAACGGTTGTTTATATGTTGGAAAATCAATACGAAATTCAGGAGAATCCTGAAATTTTAAATACGTCTTATACCGATGGAGATGAGAATTATCATATGATTATTAAGACATCAGATATGACAATTTGTCATAGAATATTTGACGCTAAACTATACCCACCAAAGGTAAGATACACCGTAGACCTACGCCCGTACCTAAAAGGTATATTATCTGATCTAACTGACATTTTTTCAGGTAAAAATTTTAATTTTGAATACGCTGGATTTAATATAGCTTGATAGTATTTATCTTTACAAGGGAGAAAAAAAACTATGGCGACAAAGAAAAATTTTGATTATTTAGGGAGTAATTTTCAGATTCAATTATTGAATCAAATTATTTTAGACAAAGAATTTGCACATTCTATTATTGATGTAATTTCACCAACTTATTTTGAAAATAAGTACTTTAAATTAATCATCCAAATGATTAAGGAATACTATAAAAAGTATAACCACACACCTTCATTTGACACACTAGAACAAATTACTAAATCCGAATTACAACAAGAGGTTGCATCCAAAATTGTATTGGATATGATCGGTAAAATTAAGGACGCACCTATAGATGGAGGGGATTTTGTACAAGAAAAGGCTCTTAAATTTTGTAAGCAACAAGAGGTTGTTAAAGTAATGACCAAAGCTCAAAAAATTGTTGATGGTGGAGAATTTGAAAGTTATGATACCATTGAGGAAATGTTTAGAGAAGCTCTTCAGGTTGGTGAAAAAGACATTAGTAATTTAAATGTGTTTAGTAATTTGGATCAGGTGTTGGATGATGATTACAGACACCCAATCCCAATGGGAATTCCTGGTATTGACAGACTACTAAAAGGTGGTTTGGCTAAGGGTGAGATTGGTGTTATATTGGCACCAACTGGGGTTGGAAAATCAACATTCTTAACCAAGATCTCAAATCACGCATTTAACTTAGGTAATAACGTACTTCAGATCTTTTTTGAGGATAACCCAAAGATAATTCAGCGTAAACACATTACTCTTTGGACTAAGATTCATCCTGACGAATTGTCAGACAAAAAAGAAGAAGTTCTCAACAAATTGGATGAGATTCAAAAAGAAATGCCTAATCAACTAATCTTAAAAAAATTACCATCTGACACAAAAACAATGTTGCAGATCAAAAACGAAATCAGAAAAATGATTGCAGATGGTAATAAAATAGATATGGTTGTTTTAGATTATATTGATTGTGTTGTTCCTGACAAAAATTTAGGTGATGAATGGAAGAGCGAAGGATCTGTAATGAGAGGTTTTGAAGCAATGTGTCATGAATTGAACATTGTTGGATGGACTGCAACTCAAGGAAATAGATCTTCAATCTCATCGGAAGTTGTTACAACAGATCAAATGGGAGGATCAATTAAAAAAGCTCAAGTTGGACACGTAATTATTTCTGTTGCAAAAACATTACAACAGAAAGAACTAAAATTAGCCACAATTGCAATTACCAAGTCTCGTATCGGAGATGATGGTGTGGTGTTTGAAAATTGTAAGTTTGACAACTCAATGCTTGAGATTGATACCGAAAGTTCAATGACATTTTTAGGTATTGAAGAACAAAAAGAAGAAAGACAACGTCAACGAGTTAAAGAGTTGATGGAAAAAAGAAAACAAAAAGAATCAAAAAATTAATAAACAAATTAAATTAAAAAAAATGGACATTTCACAGAAAATATTGAGTGATATTACCGTGTATATGAAATATGCGAAATATGATCCCGAAAAACAAAGAAGAGAAACTTGGGAAGAACTGGTGACAAGAAATAAAGAAATGCACCAAAAAAAATACCCTCAAATTAAAGATGAGATTGAAGAGGTATATAAGATGGTGTACGATAAAAAGATTTTACCATCTATGAGATCACTTCAGTTTGGAGGTAAACCAATTGAAATTTCACCAAATAGAATCTACAATTGTGCATATCTACCTATTGATCATGTGGATGCGTTTTCAGAAACAATGTTCCTTCTTTTAGGTGGAACTGGAGTTGGGTTCTCAGTACAAAAACATCACGTAGACAAACTACCTGAAATTTTAAAACCAAATCCAAATAGAACAAGAAGATATCTGATCGGTGATAGTATTGAAGGGTGGGCAGATGCAATTAAAGTATTACTTGAGTCATATTTTGGACACAAGTCATCAACACCTATTTTTGATTTTTCTGATATTCGTCATAAAGGAGCTCTTTTAGTAACATCAGGAGGAAAAGCACCAGGACCTCAACCACTTAAAGATTGTATTCATAACATTAAAAAAGTTTTGGACGCAAAGAATGATAATGAGAAACTTTCCCCTATTGAAGTACATGATATTGTATGTCATATTGCGGATGCGGTTCTTGCGGGAGGTATTCGTAGAGCGGCACTTATTTCACTATTCTCCGCAGATGATGATGAAATGATTTCATGTAAGTCTGGGGCGTGGTGGGAACAAAACCCACAAAGAGGTAGAGCAAACAATTCTGCGGTTCTTTTGAGACATAAAATTACTCAAGAATATTTTATGGATCTATGGAAGAGAATTGAATTGTCAGGAGCGGGTGAACCGGGTATTTACCTATCTAACGATAAGGATTGGGGTACAAACCCATGTTGTGAGATTGCACTTCGTCCATATCAGTTCTGTAATCTTTGTGAGGTAAATGCTTCTGATATTGAATCACAAGAGGATTTTGATAAGAGAGTTAGAGGAGCGGCTTTTATTGGTACTCTACAGGCGGGTTATACCGATTTCCATTATCTTCGTGATGTATGGAAAAGAACAACGGAAAAGGATGCCCTTATTGGTGTTGGAATGACGGGTATTGGATCTGGTGTTGTTTTGGGTTATGATATGAAAGCAGCAGCAAAGGCGGTTAAAGAGGAGAATGAGAGAGTTGCTTCTTTGATTGGTATTAATAAAGCCGCAAGAACAACAACAGTAAAACCTTCAGGAACATCATCACTTGTCCTTGGAACCTCATCGGGTATTCATGCTTGGCATAATGATTATTATCTAAGAAGAATTAGAGTAGGTAAGAATGAGGCGATCTATACTTACCTATCAATTTATCATCCTGAACTTATTGAAGATGAGTTCTTCCGACCTCATGATACTGCGGTTATTACAATCCCTCAAAAATCACCTGAAGGATCAATATTGAGACACGAATCTGTATTCCAAATGTTGGAAAGAGTGAAGAAAGTTTCACAAGAATGGGTTAGATCTGGACATAGAACTGGTCAAAATACTCACAACGTATCTGCAACAGTTTCTATTAAGGAAGATGAGTGGGATCTTGTTGGTGATTGGATGTGGAATAACAGAGATCATTATAATGGTCTTTCGGTATTACCCTATAATGGTGGGACATATACCCAAGCACCGTTTGAGGATTGTGATAAAGAAACCTTTGAAAAATTACTTAATACATTAAATGATGTAGATTTAACAAAGGTTGTTGAATTACAAGATAATACAGATCTTCGTGGTGAGGCGGCTTGTGCCGGTGGAGCTTGTGAAATAGTATAAGTTATGACAGTTCACTCATCTAAAGATTGGATACAAGAATTATTTGTGAAGGAGTTTGTAACACCCAAACTCCTTCCAAGTGATTTTTACTACGATAAAGAAGGAAGAATGGTTATGACCGAATCTTATCACATAAGAAGAGGTAAATGTTGCGGTAGTGGATGTTTAAATTGTCCATATGAACCTAGACATCAGAGAGGTACTACAAACTTACAGAAATCACAACAATGAGTTGTGATTTTTTTATTTAATTAAAAATATTCTAACAGTATATTTATGTTATATGGCAAATGGTATTACATATGGTATTAGTTTTCCTTTTTTAGATTCTTACGTTGGTAAATATTTGGATTGTTCTGACACACCTGATGAGGAAATAAGAAATAATTTGGTTCATCTACTTTTAAGTAAAAAAGGTACTAGATATTTTTTACCTGATTTTGGTAGTAGATTGTATGAATACATTTTTGAACCATTAGATGGGCCTACGTTCAGTGAAATTGAATCAGAAATAAGACAATCGGTTGAAACCTATTTACCTGGAATAACAATAACTAATATAAAAATAACCGACGCTTCCGATGGGGAGGAAAACAAAGGGACTTATGTGAATGGTGAAGGTAATAGAGAGTATACCGTACCAAACATATCTCAATTGGAACATACCGCAAAAATAAGAATAGATTATAAAAACACAAATTCAGCATTTGAATCAAGTGATTTTGTGATCATTAATATATAATTGTTATGGCAAACAAAAAAATATCATATACAACCAGAGATTTTCAAGGGATAAGAACCGAATTAATTAATTTTACAAGAACTTATTACCCCGATCTAATCCAAAACTTCAATGATGCGGGTATTTTCTCCGTTCTATTAGATTTAAATGCTGCGGTTACTGATAACCTACATTTTAATATTGATAGAAGTATACAAGAAACTGTATTACAATATGCTCAACAAAAATCATCAATATATAATATTGCAAGAACTTATGGTTTAAAAATACCGGGACAAAGACCATCTGTTGCTTTGGTTGATTTCTCAATTACAGTTCCTGCGTTTGGTGATAAAGAAGATTTAAGATATTGTGGAATATTAAGAAGAGGATCACAGGTTAATGGGGCTGGTCAACCATTTGAAACGGTTTATGATATTGATTTTTCTTCTGCGGTAAATGCTGAAGGATCCCCAAATAGACTAAAAATACCTAATTTTGATGGTAGTGGTAAATTACTAAACTACACCATAGTTAAACGAGAAGTTGTTGTAAATGGAATTACAAAGGTATTCAAAAGAACAATAAGTCCAAATGATATTAAACCATTCTTTGAATTATTTTTACCTGAAAAAAATGTATTAGGTATAACAAGTGTTTTATTAAAAGATGGGACACAATATACTAATGTACCGACAGCTCAAGAATTCTTGGGATTAAATAACAGGTGGTATGAAGTTCCTGCGTTAGCAGAAAACAGAGTCTTCATTGAAGACCCAACAAAAGTGTCAGATCAACCAGGGGTTAAAGTTGGGAAATATATAACAACAGATAGTAAATTTATAACTGAATATACTCCTGAAGGTTTCTTAAAAATGACTTTTGGTGGTGGTAATGTTTCCGCTGATGAACAATTAAGAGAATTTGCGAGAAATGGTTTTAATTTGGATTTAAGTAAGTATATAAATAATTTAGCCCTTGGATCCGCATTAAAGGCAAATACAACCTTGTTTGTACAATATAGAGTTGGTGGTGGGCAAGCAACCAATTTAGGTGTTAACGTTATAAATCAGATTGGAACTGTGTCATTTTTTGTGAATGGGCCTTCTGAATCAACAAACACAACTGTCGTTAATTCTTTAACTTGTAACAATGTTACCGCAGCAATCGGAGGATCAAATGCTCCGACAACGGAGGAAGTTAGACAATATGTTAGTTATAACTTTGCCGCTCAAAATAGGGCGGTTACGATTAATGATTATGAATCAATTATAAGAAATATGCCTTCACAATTTGGTGCTCCTGGTAAAGTTGCAATTACCGAAGAAAATAATAAAATTAAAGTTAAAATGTTATCATACGACTCAACAGGTAAATTAACTGAAGTTATATCAAACACATTAAAAAATAATGTTGCAAATTATTTATCAAACTATAGAATGATAAACGATTATATCTCAATTGAATCGGCAAATGTTATTGATTTGAGTGTTAATGTTGATGTGGTTCTTGATGCAAGTCAAAATCAAGGAGTTGTGGTTGCAAAAATTATTGAACTTATAACAAATTATTTTAGCCCCTTACAAAGGCAAATGGGTGAAAATGTATATGTTTCAGAATTAAGAAGACAAATACAAAGTGAAAATGGGGTTATTAGTATTTCTGACATGAAGTTCTTTAATCAAGTTGGGGGTCAATATTCATCATCACAAACTTCACAATCATATTCTGATCCTACAACAAGAGAGATAGGGTTAGTTGCTGATACTATATTTGCAGAACCGACCCAAATATATCAAATAAGATACCCTAACACAGATATTAATGTTAGAGTTCTTAATCTTGCTACGGTGAATTTCTCTTGATGATTTATTTTTACAATAAAAGAATTATTTTTTGAAAATAGGAAATAAACTATTTATCAAAAAAGATTAATTGATGCCTAAATCATATAGAATAAGGACACAACCGGGTGTTGATAAGTCCATTAAAATACAATTAGATCAGGATTTTGAATACTTGGAGATCTTATCACTTAAGATACTCCAAAGTGATATATATACAAGAGTTTGTTCTGATTATGGTGTTGTTGTTGGTAGAGTATTAGTTAATGGTGGATTTGGTGTCCCAAATGCAAAAGTTTCAATCTTTATTCCAATATCAGAAGAAGATCAAAATAATCCAATTATTTCTGAATTATATCCATATACATCTCTTGATGATGTGAATGAAGATGGATATAGATATAATTTATTACCATATGAACCATCATATCAAGGACACGCCGCAACAGGAACATTTCCATCAAGAGAAGATGTTTTAGTTAATAGTCCATTGGTTGAGGTGTATGATAAATATTATAAATTTACCGTAAAAACAAATGAAAGTGGTGATTATATGATATTCGGAGTTCCAACAGGAACTCAAACCGTGTTTATGGATGTTGATTTATCTGACATTGGTTGTTTTTCATTATCACCACAAGATCTAATAAATGCCGGAATTGCAACAGAATCACAAGTTAATGGTAATAAATTTAAATCATCAACTAACTTAAGAGAACTACCACAACTAGTGACATTAAATAAAATAGTTGAAGTACAACCATTATGGGGAGAACCTGAGATATGTTTATTAGGAATTACAAGAGTTGATTTTGACTTAACAGGATCCGCAAATGTAAATATACAACCTACTTCAGTTTTCATGGGTTCAGTTGTCTCAACCGCAAATGAAGATTCGCTTAAGAAAAATTGTAAACCAAAAATTAATACAGGTAATATGTGTGATTTGGTTGCAGGGCCAGGTCAGATATTATCAATAAGACAAACGATTGAAACGGATCAAAATGGGGATCCTATTCTTGAACAATATGTTTTGGAGGAAGATGGAAAAATTATAGATGGAGATGGTACTTGGTTAACAAATTTACCAATGAATTTGGATTATATAACAACAAATGAATTTGGTGAGCAAGTTATATCAAATGATCCTACTGTCGGTATCCCAACAAAGTCAAAATATAGATTTAAAGTAAAATGGCAGAATGAAGAAGGATTGAATAATAACTTCATGAGAGGTAATTATCTTGTTCCTAATGTGAAAGAACACGGATGGTCAAACCCAAATACTGACCCAACATCATTACCCACATTAAATTATGATTTCCAATTTGCGGTGGGTGTTACTGTTGTAACAATTACAATACCACAAGGTGGGTTAGTTTTCAGTAATGCGATAAATAATCAAGAAAATTTCTCAATTGAAATAAATGGTGTTCCTTATGGTGGGAGTTTTGAAAGTATTCCACTACCACTTGTTAACAATACTGTTCAGATAACATCAAATCCTGTTGACCCTACTCAACCACAAAGTATTGTGTTTACATATTACCCTGAAGATTATTTTCAAGTAATAAAATCATATGCGTTTAGTTTGGATTGGGATGATTATGTTGATAAACAATCGGCAATTGATTGTGAGGACACTTTTTATGAATTTCATTATAATAAAATTTATACTGTAAGTTCATTTATTGATAGATATAAAAATGGTACAAATAGATCAAGACATTTAGGTATTAAAGAAATAACTGAAAGATCTTGTCAGAGTGAAAATAATAAATTTCCCGTAAATGACGGACAAAGAAATTTTGATTTCTTGCAATTTATTACAAGTATTTTTTTAAATATTTTAACGTTTCCGATAATAGTTCTATTATCTTTGGCGCATATTATTGCATTGATATGGCCTGTTTTAAAGTGGTTTTTTATATTTGGGGTAAACGCTTGGTTAATATTTAGTGCTTACGAAGCGGGGGCGTCAATGGTTGGAGCGTTCCCTGCGGTTGGATTAATTGCGGTAAACGCTTTAAAATTGTTGTTCTATCTTGGATTAATTGCATTATTCAATGCAATTGTTGTTCCGGCGATTTTAAAGGTAAAAAACTTTACAAGACTTGCATTACCAATGATATCATATCCCGATTGTGATAGTTGTACTTGTGAAGATAAAAAAACTGAGTATGATGAGGTTGAGGGTGAAGGAACAAATCCATCAGGTTCGGTTGCGGTTGATAGTAATTCATCATTTTTAGCGGATATTAATACTAGGTCTCTGTTCTTTGGTTTAAATCCATCAAACGCATTAAATAGTCCACCTAATTATTCATTTATACAAAACAGTTATCCTAGTCTTGCTCAAGGAGCTCAAAACGATTGGTTATCAATTTTTTCGGGTATTGATGATTCGGATCCTACCGTTACAATTAAAAGAGCTCCAAGACAATTCATAACAGATAAAGCGAGTAATGGTAGTGAATTGTATGGTTATCCTTTAACGGAAACTCTCTCTCAAAAAATGAATTCATTTAATTTAAGGGATAAATATTTCAATAACTTTAATGTTATGAAATATAGTGTTAACGGGTCTGCGGATATTTATGATCAGGTTTTTGTTACGTTAGTAGATCCAAATGTTATAACTGGAATTCAGTCAGGGGATATTCTATCATTCCAAAATCCATCATTAAGTGGGGATTGGAATAGGTTAACAGGTTTAACGGTAACAAATCAATTTAATAACACTTCAATAACGGGAACTACATTTACAGGATCAACACAAATTATTAGTGGTAATTATAATGACCCAACGATGTCAACAAATTTACCACCCGTAACAATTAACATAATACAAGATACCAATGAGAGTTATTATGGTTTTGCTTCTGATATTGAATATTTTCAGTGTATAACAGGAATGACTGTAGGTGACTTCCTTGATACATCAATAGGTGGTGGTAATAGTTTTAGAGATAATTATATTCTTCATTTAACCAGATACACATGGGGGGAATGGTTTGATGAAACAGATACTTCTTTAGGTTACGGGATTTATAGTTCATCAAAAAATGCAATACAACAAATCCAAAACTATAGAAATTTGGGTATCATATTTTATGTAAGAGGAGTTGACACATATACCCAAAGACAAAATATAAGTTATGATTTATCTAAAATATTTGGATTAGGTTGGGGTCAAAAAGTTATTACAGGAAATTTTAAACTTAATATCCCAATACGAGGTTTTATTGGAGGAACAACACCTGCAATACATAATAGATACAATAACACCGCGGCATTTAATAATAATCAATTATTTTATCCATCTTATGGGTTTTTACCTGATTTAACGCAATATAATAATAACCCAAGCACAGGGTCAGAATTACCTTATTATTATTTGTGTACCGATGATTCAGCTATAGGTGGGGTTAGTTTTTGGACTAATTTCACTGACAATGGGTCACCAACTGAAACACCATTAGGGGTCATATTGAATACCGATAACACAATAACATTTTCAAATAGATTATTACCTATTTCTTCGGCGTATTATCAACCATTAACAAATTATTATGTTGGTGGAGGGTCATTTATATATACTTCAACATCAGATCCAACACCTGATGTTGGATCTCCATTAACATATTGGCATTTATATTCGCCAGCATATCTTTTATATGCCCCTAGCGGAGCTTTCCCATATATGGGAACATTAAATTTTAACGATAGACTTAAAATTGTAATGAGAAGTGATAGATTACCTATCTCAACTTCTGTTGATCAAGGTACTAATAATTATTTTGCTCTTCATCAAAATAACAATTTCACATATTATAAAATACCTGACGAAGGTGTTATTGGATTTACCGAAACTGTTAATATAACTTCAGATACTTCATCTGGTAATATTTCTGATGTTGATGGAAACCCAACCTTATTCACGTCTTTAACTTGTGAAAATATGGTTAGTTTAGAATGTTATACAGGATACGGAACTGGTTTTACTGTTAATAGTAGTTGTGATCAAATTGATAAAGTTGTTGGCGGTTGTTATTATCTTTTAAATAAGCCGTATGTTGCGGAACTTGGAAACGACATAAATTTATTTTTAGAATGGAAAGCAAGATTTAATGTTATGTTTGCGGCTTGTAGAGGGGTGTTTAGTCATATGTTCCAAAACAATTGGATAAATGGTACTCTATATATGCCGTCATTTAATAAACAAACGGTATTTAATTCTTTAGGTCAAGCTCGTTATAAATACTGTGATGATATTGTTATCTATAATGATGTAAGTAATAATTTCTATTATCGTAGTTCTCCTTGGAATGGTAATGATTTTATAGGTGCGCCATCTCCAATACCAACATCAATATTTGGTACATCATCTCCTGATGATTCCGCAAATTCAAGACAGATACTTTTCCCAACAACTATTTTAGATATGGGTAAGAGAGATGAATTTATCTCTGAAATATGCTCATCATCTGAATTTGAAGGTAGGTATATTGGTAATTCTTTTATGAGTACATCATATAATGACAGTTCGGATGTTTTACAATTAGGGATAATTTCAAGATTAGTTAACGCAACTTGGGGACAACAATTGTTCCAAGCAGGATCCGCATCAATCAATCAATTCTTCTCAAGAACAGGACAAAGAATAGATGGGGATGTCGCTCAATCATTCTCAATAAATTCTGAATATCAAATAAATCCATTTATAAGTGGAAATTATGATGACAATACTGTATATGTTGGTCAAGACTCAACCGGGCCTGTCTTTGGTGTGTTCTATAATGCAACAGGAGTAACAAATAATAGTGAGTATAGAAATAGAAGAGCTTTGTCTCCGGGAATTAACATATACAATTTCTCACCATTATTACAGACAATATATGGTTATCCTAAATCTCAAGAAGTACCATTGTATAAATGGAAAATAGAAAGTAGTAATAGTATTTTCGGTAATGAAGATAATAATTGGTTTACCACTGCAAATGGTAATCAAACAGGTACAGGGTTCTATAGTCAAAGGTATCAAGGGTTAGATGCGTCTAATGATGATTATTTTAAAACCGCATTAATGGGAGGATCATTCCCTAATATTTATTACGGGTTCATAACTAATTTTGATTCAAGTGGTAATCCTGTTATAAGCACACCACCAATTGCCAATCCTGTTATTGTTGGGACTCCAAATCATTTTTATTTTGGGTTAAAGAATGGTAAAACCGCATTAAATAGGTTTATAAAACTATATATAGATACAGCAGAAGACTAATGGGAATTGATGATGAAACAAGAATAATTTTAGGGTCATTAAGATACAAAACATCTCCTAATACGATTTTATCACCAAATGTTGTATTGGAACAAACACATAAGGAGAATGTTGAGTTTGATCGTAGTGTTGATTTAAATCTTCAGCAGGTTTTTATTGATGAACGAGAAAAATCAAACATATTTAGACCTGTTACAAAATTTTCATTCATATTTAAAAATGAATATGTTGGATCCGTTTCATATACACCATTTAAAAATAATTTATATTATACCAATGCGGTTAATAATGCGGTTTCTTCACTATCAAACCCATCTTCTCCGTGGGAAGGACATCCTCAATATTTTGAATTTGATTTCATCAGAACTGACAATAATAATGTAGGATACACCCAACCACCGAACAATCATTTAACATTCGTTAACAAAAGTGCGACAACCTATAATTGGACGCATTATTTGAGTTATGCATATGAAAATGTTAGTAATAGGACTTTACAGGCGATTGATCCACAAACATCGGTATCATGGGTTTGGACGGTATCTGATGGTATACCATTTATAATTGATACGGGAAGTAATAATAATACAAGAAATATATCATTTAGATGTGTGATGCCTCACGGACTTTCTGTTGGGGAATATGTTAAATTATCTTTTGATTATAATGGTCAAGATCTTTTCCTAATATCAAGTTTAGGTAATCCTGGGTTTGGTAGTGAAGAGTTTGTTTTCAACATAAGTAATGTTGGATATACGGGAACAACATTTTTACAGGGAAATACAGGGACATTTAAAAGAGTGATAAACAACGATAATGAGTCTGAAACAATTTCAACTTATTATGTAAGAAGACATAAGATTTTAACAAATTCTGAAGATGCGATTTTGGTTAAGGCTGGATTTGAACAAAACATATTTAACTCAAAAATTAAATATGAACCAGCGGTTTTAACTCCTAATAATATTGCTAGGTCTTCCGTTAAAGAAGGTGGGCAAGCATACACATTATCCTTTAATGTTGATATTGATATAAGTGATTTGGTGGACAATCAAAAACGACCACTAACGGAATTATATTTTACAACAATATGGAGAGGTTATTTTGGATGGACAAAAGAACTTAAACAAGGGTATGAGTTTAATCTCCCATTATTTTATGGACAACCATCACCTTGGTGGGATGTTGCAAACTCTTCATCTAATACCACAATACCTACTAACACATATTTTAGTCAAACCACCCCACCAACCGGGCCATTTATATATCATGAAAACTTACAAGTTGACGATATTATTGATGGGGATTTCTGTGAGTTTAATTCGTACGAACAAACAGAAAGGGTAATATCTGATCTATATCATAAAATAACCTTCAACCCTTTTTGGTTCTCATTAAATAATACAATAAATGTTAACAATCAATTTGGGTATTATTATAAACCTCACAACCCAATAACGATTAGAGTATTTTCGGATTACATTGAGGAAGGGGAATCTTTGGAAATTGTTGATATACCTGATTATTCATTCTATTCTAATTTATCTAATAGTTTTAGATGGAGAGATTTATATCCTTATGGGTTCATTGATGGTGATGGACTTGGGGTTGATTATCCATTTATGAATGGTAAACACTATCCTTTTGTTAATACCATATTTAGATTAATACCTGAAGGATCTCAAACTGCCAATCAGTTTATAAACGAAATTGATGACCCGACAATAGATGAGTGTGAGTAAATATAAAATACTACAATCTAGTCTTGATAGACAGATAGATATTCCTATTGAAATTAAGTGGGATTTCAGTGGTAGGGAAGATAGTGTTGAAGAATATCAAAAAACCGTATTGGAAGAAGTTATTGGTTTGGCTAATGATTTTGAAATTGATAGATTTTCACACAATACTTATTTTGAACAAAATGTTGAAAAGACATCAATAAATTATGAATTTTATTTTTATAGTGGTAGTACCGCAAATATACCAACCGCCAATATAACTGATTATGTGGATAGTTATCAAGTTGATGGATTTACGGGTGAAGAATTATATTACTATAGAAAACCATTTACGAAGTCCTTCTTCAAATTGGATTTTTATGATACGGCAAACCCAACAACACAAAAAAATTATTTCACAATAATTTTGCCCGTTCAGCAAGGTTTTACCGAAAATATATCAATATCACAAACATTACCTAATGTTAATGTTAAAAAACCAAAAATGAAATTAGATTTTATTGGGGATAAAGAAGGGTTTTTTATTTATTGGTTAAGAAGTAGAGATTTCATAGATCTATCTGAATTCTATATGTCCGCTAAGTTCTTTAACGGAAGAACCGGGGTTTTCACCACCATGATTAACACACCACAATTCCAAATAGCAAGTCCTTTTACCTTTAATGGTGAAAATTATTTCTACTATAAAGTTAATTTAAATTATAATAATAAAACTTATGAGGTTTTTAATCCAACAAATTTAGTTCAAAGAGTTGGGTTAGACTCATTACCTATTGTATGGTATGAATATGTAAATCCTGTGTAATATGGTAGAACAAAAATATTATTTTAAAATATCGCCCGAAAATATTAAATCCGATCTATTAACAATAAATTATATAGATGGGATTGAATATAACTATGATATTGATCCTTGTTGTCCTATCACCGCAATTACCGAAAATACAATATCAGGTACTACAGGTGTGTATACAGGAATGACATATGTGTTATCTGGGGCATCAGGAGGTACTTCTGTGATGACAGGTTTGACGATACCATTATTGTTCACACAGACCGCGGTTGATTATGGGTACTACTCTGTATTTGATGGTGCTATCCTACAAAAAGATGTTGTTACGAATTTCATATTTTCGGCAACAACGGGTAGTCCATATACCTATTATGTCTATAACACATCCGATCTTGAGTTTAAAACATTTTTGAATGTAACGACATTTACCATTGATTGGGGAGATGGATCCACAGTACAAACATTAAGTGGTGCTTTACCGATAACACACAACTATCCTATTGGGAATGGTCAATATGTAATAACAATAAATGCAACATCACCTTGGGGAATATCACAAGTTTCAAAAACAATCACGGTTCCATATGTGTTTGTACCAAATTTGGATCCTTTTGGTGTTGCAACTTTTACATCTTTTAATGGTAATTGGAGTGCAACCCCAATAAATTATGATTACATATTTACAGGAGACTCAAATACAGACATAAATGATTTTTATAGTTATAACTATACTACGGTTCCTTTTATTATAACAGGATATACTCAATCATCCGTTAACGATCTTGCTCAATACGGGCCTAAATACGCACTATCGGGAGGTAAATTTAAACTTGGGATTGAAGTAACTGGTACTTCAAATACTGTTGGGACATATTGGGGGACGGATCCTAATAATGAATACATTGCATATACCATAAATGGTGTGGATTATTATGATTATCCTGATGGAACAACATTATATGTGATACAATCTTCAGGTTTTACACAAGATGATCTAATATTATCGGCAATAACCAAAAATGAAGCATTAATAAATGTTATAGATCAACCTGAAATAATATCAAATGTCTTTATTGAAAGAGGAAAAATGTCTGCGTTAGAATATGTGGAAAGATTGGGTGAGGTGGACAATGTTGGTGATTTAGAGAAGTACGGATACGGATTTTTTAATGTAGAAAAACAATGATTTTAAGTATTTATATTTAAAACGATAAACAAAATTTAAAAATAAAAATTGTGGCGACAGGTAGTTACGGAACAATAAGACCCGCTGATGTTAGTCCTGATGATGTTGATATCATTTTAAACTATACACCAAGCAGAGACGATACTGATAATTTTGTATTAACAAAATTGGATGCAAAAACAATTTTACGACCATATTTTAACAATAATGAAACTGGTGGAAACGCTAATGTTGAAATATTGGGTGGTTTATATAATTTAAAATTACCTGCAGATCAATTTAATAAGTTAGGAATTTATACTTTATATATCAGACCTGCGGAGATAAGAACAAGAATTACTGATTGTGGAATTTTATCGGCATTACCTAACGTAAAAGGTATTGTGATTGATGTTAATAATGTCCCAACACAATTTAGAAATAAGTTCGTTAATCAAGGATTAATTGGATTTAGAGTAGAGTATTTAAATTCCGATGGTACGAAAATACCTAATTTCTTTAGAATGATTACCTCATCATTTTATTGTGAACCTGTTATACAGAATTTAACAAATACATCACAAAAATCTATAAGATATAGATATACTGAAGGGGTAACAAATTTAGTTTTTTGTACATTATCACCATCATCATCACCAACTAATAAACCAAACGCAACTCCATTTATAGGACAACCAAATCAAGATATTGTCATATCAAACACATTTTTTAATCCTATAACAACTGAAATTGAAATAGTTGAACACGATATATCAACACTTGCGATTGCTCTTTATGGTAATCAAACTAAATCAATTGATGACGGAATTTATACTATTTACGACAATAATAACAACATCTTTAAACAATACAATTTGTATGAGATTAGAGATCAATTCAATGACTTATTGTATGAGGTTAGACAAGATAGAGGTAATAACATTGACTTTACTAAGAACTTTACAAACATAACAGGATAATGGCGGTTACAAAATATACTTGCCCACCACAAGCAAGCGGTGAAGGTAGTTTTTCTGACAATTTGGTTGGGGTACAATTAGTTGCCGGTGGAGGACTTACGCAAGCGAATTTTGAGTTTACAACAAACGTTACTGAAAAGGTTAACAGAACTTTTACTATTGGAACATTTTCTGATCCAATATCCTTGAGTACGTTAAATATCTCAGATATTGAACAATCAAAACTCCTTGTTGCTAAAAATTTTCAAGTATATCCTAATTACGATTTAAGTGAAATAACAAACTTTACATTGTATGGATCGCTAGCAAAAAGAATGTCGGTATCCGTTACAAAAATAATAAATTTTTACCCTGCGGCATTAGAAATATATTCAGCAACAACACAATATAATATTACAAAAACTGCAATTAACATACAATATGATAGTGTTGAAAATGAAACATATTTTGAAATACCATTGGAATCTATTAGAAATCCATTGGATATTGATTATACTATTGATGCTGCAAGAAATTTACAACTAAGAGAATTTTCTGTATCACCATTGAGAGATATAACATTAGAATATCCTAAATATGGGGTCATTATAAATGATGAGGTTTATACTATTAACTCATTAATACCAACAACCGAAACAGATACAGTATTAAAATTATATATTGAAGGTAATCCTTTTAGTGGACAACAATCATATGATACTATCATAATACGACCAACAGATTTTTATGTTAATAAGGTTTTCAATGAGGATTTTGATAAAGTTGAGAATTTTTTATTGAATAGAGATGTAAGTCCAAAATATACAGCATATTTTAACACCCCTGTTGAAAATGAATCTGGTGGATATACTTTAACGGTAAAAGTTGCAAGATTTCCTGTTAATGGTAGTTGGAATATATCAATATCTGGTACTGATTTTAATCAATATTTATTGAATCTTAATGAGATTGCAGAAAGTTTGGATGAGTACCGTACAAATTTAGTTTCAAGATTTTTAACGGCAGGTGCAATAAAAGAGTTTGATACCCAAGATCAAAAAGTTGAAAAAATGCTTCAGATCTATGGTAGAAGTTTTGATGAAACCAAACAATTTATAAGTGCGTTGGCATTTATGAATTCAGTTAACTATACGGTTAAGAACGATATTCCATCACAATTATTAAAAAATTTGGCATTGACATTAGGATGGAAAGATAACATCTCACCAATCACAAATGAACAATTATTAAATTCTGTCTTTAGTAGTGGTGAGAACACTTTTACAGGACTCTCAAAGGGACAAACACCTGAAGAATTAAATTATCAATATTATAGAAATTTAATTTTAAATTCCGCATACCTATTCAAGTCAAAGGGAACAAGAAAATCAATTGAGATTTTATTGAGATTAATTGGAGCTCCTGATGCGATCACAGAATTTAATGAGTATGTATATGTTGCCGATCAAAAAATAAATCTAAATCAATTTGGAGAGCAATACGCACAATTGACAGGAGGAACATACGTCCAATACACACCAACATTAGACACTACGGACATCTACTCAATCATGGGTGTCCAATATACAGGATTTACCACTAATATAACAACGCAAGACATAAGTGTAAGAAGATCCGATTATCCAATGGATTCTTTTGGATATCCAAGTATGCCGTTAGACAGCGAAAGTTATTATTTCCAAATAGGAGGTGGTTGGATAGAGTCAACACCTCAACATAGAATGCCAGCTCAAGTTGATATTACTTTATCAACATTTACAGGTCAAAATCCTGACTATCAAACAACTTTATTACCATTTAATTATGGTGATGAGTATCTTCAAAGGTATAGACAATTCCCTTATATGGAAGTTGGATATAAAATTAGAAAAACAATAGATAATAAGAAAAGTTGGATCATTAATGAAAGTAGATTAAGAAAAAGTTCTGATGGAGGATTTAACGCTTATTATCCTGTTGGTGATGAAAGATTGGTATTGAACGTTAAAAACGTTGATATATTTATGAACCCATCACAAGGTTTAGTTTATGATGTATGGAATATGTCAAGAACATATAATTTCCCAATACCAGAACAAGGTTTAAGATATGTACCACCAACCTATTGTGATCCTAATCCAAACACACCATACCCATCAAGAGGGGGTATTGATTGGACTGAAATCGTACCAAAACCAAAACAAAAAACATTTTTTGAGTTTGCTCAAAGTTTTTGGCATAATACGATTAATGTTAGAAACAGACAATTTATAACTGATGGTAAAACAGGAGGATATCCAACATTACAATCAATATATTGGAAATATCTTGAATCAATGTCTTTAGCTGGTGTTGATAACGATAATTTTACATATCAAACAATGATTGATTATGTGAATGGATTGGGTGATTACTGGATCAGATTGATTGAACAAATGGTTCCGGCAACAACAATATGGAATACAGGGGTTAAGTATGAGAACTCAATATTCCACAGACAAAAATTTGTATGGAGAAGACAAATGGGTTGTCAGATTGTTCTTGTACCTTGTAATCCTTGTTTATTGGTTGGACAAATATTCCAATATGATTGTCCTATACAAGCATTAACTTGTCCTTTATATCCTTGGGAAGAAGGATCAAGAATAACCAATTTTGGTGGAATTCTAGGTGCAACTTTAAAACCATTCTTAATATCAAATGGATTAACATTAGGTGATTGTGATTTAACAACACTACAAACAACATGGTATGTTAACGTTAACTTTAATGGTACTGACATTATAAATTACCCATTCTTTAATGGATTGGGATATAATAATCCTTTATCTGTACCAACAGAGGCGGCTTGGACTGGAGCGGTACAAACGAGTTTTGTTACTTTACAAGACTATGGTTTGAGTTATGTTATAACAGGTAATAATACATTTACGGTTTATAATAATAATTGTATTCCATTAAGTGAAACACAAACATTTACATTAAATGTGGGAATAAACTTTAATCTTTTATGTAATTAATGAGTATATCAGTATATAATTATTCTGTAACGGGAGACTGTAGTAATTCTGGGGTTGGTGCAATTTATTTTGATATAACAGGAACATCATCACCATTTTCGGTCTTTGAAACCGCACCAACTACAGGGTATTTCCCAACTTCAGGTACAACAACTTTATATTCTGTTACAGGTATTCCTGCTGGTGAATACTCAATTACAATTACCGACGCTTCATTTAGTGCGGTTACGTATCCTATTTATATTTCTTCAGGAACTTGTGTTTCAATAGATAGTGAAAATACAAGTTGTGGTGATTCTAATGGATCTATAACCGCAATAACACAAAATGTTTATCTATCAGGTGCTGATTTTTATTTATATGATATAAATGATAATCTAATTGATTCGGCAACAAATGTTGGTGCAACGCACATATTCCCATTCTTATCTGCCGGAACTTACTATGTTGTTGGTGATGACGGTGGTGGATGTACAGGTAAAAGTGAATCTTGTATTGTAAAATCATCTACCACATTTACATATGGTACTTATGTTATTAATGATAGTAATTGTGAATCGTTATTAGGTACGGGTAAAATATATGTTACCGGACAAACAGGAAATCCTCCATATACCTATTCTTGGCTACCTGGAGGAGAAACAACTTCATTTATTACAGGTTTAACAAATGGTGTTTATACTGTTACTGTTACTGATTCCAATGGGTGCTCAATAAGTCAAAATGCGGTTGTAACTACCGCATCCGCACCAAATATCGTTTCATTTACAACCACATCACCTTCTTGTTTTTCCAATGATGGTGAGGTTGAGGTGTTGGTTGTTGGAGGTACTCCACCATATTATTTTTCAGGTTCAAATGGATATGTTGAAGTAACTTTTTCAAATACGATTACATTTACAGGTTTATCATCAGGAATATTAACTGTGATGGTTACCGATGCGGGACTTTGTACAGATATTGATAGTGTTGAATTAATAACGCCAAATGGGTTTTCAGTAGTCTCAATAACAACCACAAACTCAAACTGTAATAATAATGATGGATCTATAGACGTTTTAATAAATGCTGGGTCACCATCAGGAACTTTTACTTATGTTTTAATTGATAGTTCAGGAAACACGGTATCAATAAATACTGCAGGTGTTAGTAATACATTCCCTTCAGTACCTTCAGGAAATTATACTGTTGAAGTTAGTAATGGTACTTGTATATATACGGGAACAACAACCGTAAGTAATACAAATCTTTTTACAATTACTGCTAGTACAACGGGAACAACTTGTGGTCTTAATAATGGATCAATTCATATATTGGCTTCATCGGGGGGTACATTACCATATACATATGAAGTAACAGGATTTCCTTCAGGGCCGGTATCGTCGTTTAATAATTTATCACAAGGATTTTACAATATAATAGTAACAGATGCGGGAGGATGTAGTCAAACTGAAACCGTTTATATTACAGGGTCAGTCGGAGTTTATTTTGACTTTTTCAATGTCCAACCATTGGTAGGTAATGACGGAGAACTTTCAGCTTTAATAACAAGTGGGGTTCCACCATTTACACTTAATTGGTCTCCGAACGTTAATGGTCAAACAGGAACAACGGTAACAGGATTAACCGCAGGGACATATTCATTACAAGTTATTGATAATAATGGATGTTCATTTACAAGAACAACTACATTGAATGGAACAACATTATTTACAGGATACGAGATCTATAATGTTTGTGCGGATAAATTTAGAAATACTGGGGTATCGGGAAGAAGAGGTGTTTTACAAATGTTTAATGAAGGATATTTTGATCTAACAAGTGGTGATACGGGTTGTATATTAAATTCCGCCACATTTACTGCTGATGTTACGGTTAATGGTGTGAATCAACAAAGTATTTTCTACACCGCATCAACAATGAATGATTATCCTACCGATGAGGAGTGGGTAACAGCGATAACCGATCTACTTTATTCTTTTAGTGGTATAACAAGTGTTGTTGCAAATATTGAAACAAATCAAATCATTATAAAAAGTGGATGTATAACTGGAGGAACAGCTTGTCAACCAACAACAATAAACCAACTTGATGATGCGAATGTTGTTATAAATTTAATAATTAATTATGACATTTCTTGTGTATTCTGCGGTGGAGACACAAAGATATTCCAAGATGATGTTGAATTTTTATTTATGGATAATATAAATTATGTATTCCAATAATGGGTCAATTAGTAATAAATAATGTTACGGGTATTACATTACCATATGAAATTTATGTTTGTAATGTTTATGGTAATGGTTGTATATTGGTTGCAACAGTAAATACCGCAATTCCACCATCAGCAACTATTGTATTACCACCGGCATTTGATATGGCACCAGCAATTGGTGTTAAAATTATTGATGGTGTGGGATGTGAGAAATTTATGATTTTAAATTGTGTTGACCTACCACCAAAAGGAAAACAATTCCAAGATGGGGACTATTTTTATTTTATGAACTATGATATTTATCAATTCCAATAACAAACTAACTTGTATTTATAAATAAAAAAGATTAATGGCATTTTTAACAGATCAAATACCGGCAACAGGAGTAAATCTAACAGATTTATTTCATATTGTTGATCCTAATGATTTATCCCAAGGTAATCCTGCTGGGTCATCCTATAAGGCAACTTTTGGTCAAGTTATATCGGCTTTAACAGGTGGAACATCTGTAATGGTATTGAGTACTGGTGTTGGATCCGTTGAGAGATGTGGTAATAATAATGATGCGGTTGGTGATTACTCTACCGTTAGTGGTGGTTTAGATAACACATCCATAGGAAATTATAGTGTTGTTGCGGGTGGATCAGGAAATACCGCAAGTGCTTACTATGGTTATAATGTGATAGGTGGGGGAGGGTATAATACTGCTTCAGGAACTGGAGCAAACACGATAAACGGTGGGTTTTTTAATATTGTTGATAGTTATTTTGGATCAACAATTGGTGGAGGATCTTTTAATAGTGTATCTGCTTATGGAGGAACAACTATAAGTGGAGGGTACTTCAACACGGCATCAGGATACTCATCAACAATTGGAGGGGGTAATTATAATATTGCAATAGGTAATGGATCAACTGTGGCTGGTGGAGGGGGATCTTGCCCTCAAAACGGTAACCAAGCATTGGGTTATGAATCAACAATTGGTGGTGGTAATGGAAATACTGCAGCTGGGTTATCTTCATTTATTGGTGGTGGGATTAGAAATACAACATCATCATATTTATCAACAATAGTTGGTGGTTGTAAAAACAAAACAACATCAAGATTATCGTCAATTGGTGGTGGTAATTGGAATATAACATATTCACCAATAGATGAATGTACTTCCGCAGGGATAACAATTGGTGGTGGTTTTGCAAATAATACAACAGGTGGAACTATAAATACTACCGATTGGTCATTTATTGTAGACCCAATACCTGTTGATGGAGGTCTATTTTCTGTTATTAGTGGTGGTAGACAAAATTTAGGAACGGGTGATTATTCTGTAATTGGTGGAGGACTTAAAAACACATCATCGGGTTGCTATACAACAGTAAGTGGTGGATATTCTAATACAACTTTATGTGATCTAAGTACAGTTAGTGGTGGTTATAATAATAAATCAATTTGTTTTTTTTCCACCGTAAGTGGTGGGTATCATAACTCTGCAATAGGTCTTGGAGCCACAATAGGTGGTGGTTATTTAAATTTAGTGATTGATAATGGAGGTACAATAGGGGGAGGTAATTATAATACATTAAGTGGTTATGGGTCAACTATTGGGGGAGGGATTCAAAATATAGGGTCAAATAATGGTATAACAATAGGGGGAGGTAGATGTAATACCTCATCAGGATATTTCTCAACAATTAGTGGTGGTAGGTTTAATGTGTTAATATCTGATTTCACAACAATTTCTGGTGGAGAATGTAATACAATTTTATCAACAGGTTCAACAATTAGTGGGGGTTATTTAAATACTATTTTATCAAGTGGGTCAACAATTATTGGTGGAAGCGGTAATACCATTACACATGATTATTCTGCTGCCGTTGGTAAAGGGGTATATTCTGTTTCGGCATGTACTTTACACACTAATTATCTTGGATTACAAAATACTCCAGATTCAGACCCAACAAACACAAATTTCTTGGTTAGAGACGTATCAACAGGCGTTGTTAAAACAAGAGCTTTAAATGCTGTATTTGAATATTATCCAACAACCGCAATAACAACATCACAAACAATTAGTTGGGATAAAACATATTGGGGTGTTAGCGGAAGTTCAAATGTGGATCTAACTTTACCATCAACAGTTGCTAAAGATGGATATATATTAATAATAAAGGATGAGGCAGGTACTTCAGGTTCTTATAGAATAAGATTAACACCGGCATCAGGATTAATTGATAATAATTCATACGTTGATATGAATATAAACTATATGTCTCTTACAATAATGGTAAGAAACGGAAATTGGTATTTAATATAAAATAATATGTCGTTCATTTTTAACAATAAAGTTGCTTATTCGGATAGTCCAAATATTGATGCTTTTGGTAGATTAAGAACCGCCGCAGTTCAAAATTTAGTGGATATTAAACACGTATATGATAAAAATCCATTACAAATTAATGAGGTAACCGCAGGAACTGCAACATCCATTTTTAACCAAGAATACGCAAGAGTTAGAATGTCAACATCCGCAAATAATGATTTAGTTATTAGACAAGGTAAAACACACCCAATTTATCAACCAGGTAAGAGTCAATTATTTCAAGCGAGTTTCTCAAATTTTCAGTTAGAAACAAATGTCATAAAAAGGGTTGGGGCTTTTACAACAATAACAGGGTCACCATACAATTCTGTTTTTGATGGATACTTTTTGGAAAGTAATGGGGTTACAAATCAAATAAGCTTTCAGATATGGAGGTCGGGCACTACAGTTTACACTGCGGCAACAACCACATGGAACAGTAATGAATTTGACCCAACAGGGATAAATTGGACTAACACTAATTTAATGTCAGTTGATTATCAATGGTTAGGTGTTGGTAGAATGAGATTTGGTTTGGATTTATCGGGTATATTAATTTATTTCACTGAACATAATTGTGCAAATAATGAACCAAATGTTTATATGTCATCACCAAATCAACCTATCAGGTATGAAATAAGACAGGTTGGGGTTGGTTCAGGTTATTTTGATATGATATGTTCACAAGTATCGACTGAAGGTGCATTAAACGGACTATACTCAACCGTAGGTGTTATAAACTCAACAACGGCAGATTTAAATTCATCAGGTACAAAATATCCATATATTGGTTATAGGCTTAAACAAGGTTATAAATCAGTGACATCACAATACAGTAGTTTGAGTATTTTAAACACCTCAAACGATAATTACTTAGTAACTATTGAGTTTAACCCCACATTATCCGTAACACCAAGTTGGACAGACATACCAAATTCACCATTCCAATACTCAGTTTACAACGGAACTGTGACAACAACAATAACATCACCAGGTCACATTATGTCATCCTTAATTGGTGAATCAGGGACATCGGCACTTACAACGATTAGAGTGGATGACAATCAAATTAGAGTTGGTTCTAATGTTGACGGAACACTTGACGAAATGTGGGTGTGTATAACACCATTAAGTGCAAGTGCAACATTTTTAGGTACTGCGGAAATATTATATTATTTATAAACAAAAAAAAATTTAAAAATGCCAACACAAAAATTAACCGATAGAGTATTAGTAACAGGAGTTACACTTAACGATCTTGTTCATATTGTAATCCCAACAGACATATCACAAAATCCTGCAGGATCTTCATATAAAGCCACAATTGGACAAGTTATGAATACAATAACAGGATCAACAATTATGATTTTGGGCGATGGAGTTGGATCCACAGAAAGATGTGCAAATAATAATAATGCTTGTTGTGATTACTCAACTGTTAGTGGAGGTAGATGTAATACTGCTTTAAATACTTATTCCACAATTGGGGGTGGATGTAGCAATTTTGCGTGTGGATCAAAATCAACAGTTGGGGGTGGTACTAAAAATACCGCTTATGGAGATTTCTCAACACTTAGTGGGGGGTATTGTAATACTTCTGAAGGTGTTTTATCTACACTTAGTGGTGGATATTGTAATACTTCATTTGGGTATACATCAACAATAGCGGGAGGGGCTCAAAATACAACATCATCGTATTATTCTATTATTGGTGGTGACTTTATTGGTGGGGGACAACAAAATACCATCTCATCATATTCTTCATATTATTATAGTGGTTTAAATTTTATTGGTGGAGGACAACAAAATACCATTAATGTTTTTAGTAACTCATTTACACCGTCAGCATATAATTTTATCGGAGGAGGATTTTTAAATGTTATAACAGGTGAAAGCACTAATACTATTGTTGGAGGAGGTAGTAATTTTATTGGATCGGATGTTAGTTCATTCATAGGTGGTGGGGGAGGAAATACAATATCCCCCCAAGTAAATTATAGTACTATAGTTGGTGGTACAAATAACACATCTAATGGATGTGTTTCTTTTATAGGTGGTGGTGATTCTAATACATCAAATGGTAATTTATCGGTGGTAGTTGGTGGAAGTACTAATATATCAAGTAAATTGCACTCAGTTGTAGTTGGTGGTTATGGAAACATATCAGATGGAATTTATTCATTCGTTGGGGGAGGTGTTGGAAATGAATCTTTTGGTGAATTTTCGTTTATTGGTGGCGGAACTACAAATACTTTATCAAGTTATGGATCAACAATTGGGGGTGGTAGATTAAATAAAATTTTAACATCAGGATCTTCAATATCTACAATTGCTGGTGGTAGTGGTAATACAATTACCTCAACAGGATCAACTATTGGATCCACAATTGCGGGTGGTATTTTTAACACGATAATAGGTGATTGCTCAATTGTTGGTGGTGGATATAAAAATACTTCTAATTGTTGTTATAGTGTTGTTGTTGGAGGTGAGTGTAATACATCTAACAGCAGATACTCAATTATTTTAGGGGGGCAAAGTAATACGTCAAGTGGAAGTGCATCAACAGTTGTTGGAGGTATTAGTAATTTCACAAACGGTAATTATTCTTTTATTGGTGGAGGTGGGTACAATACGTCAAATGGAGTACATACTGGAATATTAGGGGGATCAGGAAATACTATTTCAAATAATTGTTCATTCATAGTAGGTAATGGTATTACAACAGATAGAGACAATACAACATTTATGAATTGTTTATCAATTGTGGATCTACAAGATGGTGCTGGTGGATTACCATCAGGATCTGTTTATTATTGCTCAACTGACTCTAATAGAATATATTACGTTCCATAATTCACTTTTAAGGATTTATGAATATTATTTTAATTAATTACCTCAAAAATAGGTTAATTGATTATTTATTATAAAACACCATTTAAATGTCAAATTGTTATTGTTTAGAGTTTAGTTTTGCGAGTTTAAGTGAGTACGAATTAACGTACAACAATTGTACTGGTGGAACCGTAACTGAAACATTTTTAAGTGGAGTTACATATAATATTTGTAGTCAAGATTTTAATCCGATTACATCATGTCTTGATATAAATTTTGAGGTAAAAGGACTATGTGTTGATGGAACTTGTCCGGGAGAAACACTTAAATATCAAAATGAATGTAACGTCCTAACAATATTTCCAATGGGAGTCCAATGTTTTGTGGATCAACCAACACATCCAGGATCAACAGATGGAACTGTAAGTTTATTAATCACAGGAGGAACACCACCTTATTATATAAATTGGGAAAATGGAAGCCATTCACAAACTATAACAAATTTGGGTGTTGGAGAATATTCTGCAACGGTTATAGATTATTATGGTGATTTTACTGCAAACACAATATGTGTTTTAACGGGAGATACACCAACACCTAGCGTTACGCCAACACCAACACCTACCCCTATACCGGCATTCCCTGATCTATGTTTGGTTATTAAAGGTAGATTTGGAAAAGTTTCATTATTGGAAGTTATTGATTTTACATTTAATGGTTATTATGGTGGAAAACCTAGTTGGATCTCCTCAGATACTTTTAAATTAATACGTTGGGATTCCATAAATAATCAGTGGGAAATAACAGGATTACCATATACATTGGTTAATTTAAATCCTGCGGTTCCGCCATTAACGGGATGGAATACGATAGGTGTAACTTTACCATACCAAATACAGTCAATATCTCTAACTGAAGGTAATTGTGGGACACAAGATATATTAAGATATAATCTCACTATTAATCAACCAACCTGTGGATGTGACGGAAGTATAGTTTTTGATATTATTGACGGAGTACCTCCATACCAATACTCAATAAATGGGGTTAATTATTTCAATAATCAACCAATATTCCAAAACCTATGTGGTGGAATTTATTCAACTTCAGTAATAGATTCTTCGGGTCAAACTTTTAATCAAACCGCAACTTTAAATTTTCCACCACCAAATCAAACATATGTTATAACATTAACTTTGAATAATATTGGAAATACATTTAATGTATCGGTAACACCTTCATTACCTGTTGGATCCTCGGTAACATTTGATTTGGTTCATGTAAGTGATTTTACGGTTTCACCTGTATTCAGCGCATATACCTATAATGATAATGTTGTTGTGAATGTTAATGGATCACCTATTTCCGTAACATCACAATCAACACAAAATATACAAACATTGTTAGGTAAAGGATGTAATAATTTTGCAATACCAAATCCAACATCAACTAATAGTGTAACAACAAAAACTTGGGGTAATATTACGATGATACAAGGAACAACTGTTAATGGTACAATAAATAATGTGACAACACTTAATCCATTACTTGATCCTGATACTCCTTGTTTGTCAGAAAAACATTCTTATACGTTAAATTTAAACAATGTGGAAATTAATGGGTGTGAATGTTGTGATGTTGCAATAGTAAACCCCCCATTGGTGTTGTAATAAAATAGAAAATATAGTATTTATATAACAAATGGCATATATACTTAAAAATACATCGGGTTTAGTAAATACTAGAGTAACCGACACAGGAAGACAAAAATTGTCTGAAGGTAATTTTAATATTGCTTATTTCCAAATTGGAGATAGTGAAGTATCATACAACGCATTACCTAGCAGTTATAATCAACCATATAGTATGGTTTTAGAACCACCATTTAATACACAAAATAGTGCTGGAATACCTCAATCAAATAGACAAAGTGTTAAATACCCTTATTTTGTTGATAGTAGTAATGGGAATACATATGGTATACCATATATGGATTCAGATATTGAACCTGTTTTTAATAGGGCTCCATTAAGGGGATTTTTTACGGGTAATACAACCGCAACAACGATAAATTGGAGTGCTTTAACTAATGACAATTATGTTATAAATTCTAATTATGTTGTAAATTTAGGTCAACTTAGTGGGTCAAGTGAAATAACATTGATTTTTTCGGGTGTTAGTTATAATACATCAACAACACCTTCAGTTGGGGATCTTATAACAATATATTTTGATGGTAAATCAGACACCAATCAAATTTGTTATAATGTACCAACACCTACGCCGACAGCGTCCCCCTATTCAACACCGACTTCTACCCCAACACCAAGTAGTACAAATAATATTGAGTGTACGCCAACTGCAACACCAACACCAACAACAACTCCTTGTGTAACTCCATCGTCAAGTCCTGCTTGCCCACCACCACCACTACCTGATTGTTTAATGTCTCTTGAGAGTTGTTATCCTATGATGACATATAAGATTGTTGGTATTTGTGGTAATGTTGTTACATTGGATAGAAATACCCCTGATTTATCAAATTTCTCAGGTAATTGTTATTCAAGAGTATTAATATATCCACCAAACATGACAACGATATATGATAGTATTACACCAGGCCCACATTGGAGTCAGGATGTAATTAATTTTGAATCTGTTTGTGATATAGATCAATTTGATGTAAAGGTTTGGAACATGAACATTCCTTGGAGTGAAAATCCGGCAGGTTTGATACCATCTGTATATCAAGGTTATAATTATTTTGGATCCAAAGATTATTTGGGGACTAAAGAATATTTGGGTTATGCTTCCACATTAGGAAGTAGAGACACTAGTTCTGTTTACTATTATAACTCGTTTGATGAGAAAATAACAGTAACACCTAGTGAACAAAAGGCAATTGCGATCATTCACTATACTAATCAAACAATTGATTTCTTCTATGGTGAAAAATTTGCTCTTGAACCTTATGATCCAACAAACCCTGAAGACACTACAGGACAAGCAAGAAACTTTAAATTACACGTTCCTTGGCTTATGTGGCACAAGAATTCACAATGTTGTTTTGGTGAAACTTTTTGGGTAGATCCTGCGGGATTTGAGGATAAGAATTTATTTGAAGTTCATTATATTGAATCAACAAAGAATTCAGGAATGAACCAACCAGGAATTAGATATTATCATCTTTGGGATACTCATGCAAATGCTGACGGATACCCAAGTAGAGTTGGTAAAGTTTTCCCTGATAGTAAAATAATTGTTATTGACGATGAAGAAATTATTGCGGCAATGTCTTATAAGTCAAATAGAAACTGGACATTAACCGCACCACAAATATCTTTGATCACTCCTAACACTTGTGGTCAATCAACAACAACCATTGATGGAATTTTGACAGGAAGTAATGAAACTATGTTCGTTACTTATAGATTGTCAAATCCGACAGGATTTACAAACTCACTACATTGTAATTATTACTCAAAGATAACAGGAAATAATAATGATTGTAATCCTGATACAACCAAAAATGTTGCGGTTAGATTCGGAGAAGAATTTAAATGTTTGGTTCAACCATCATTTAGTGCCGGTAGTGAATGTATTACATCTTGTGTTGTTCCTAATGGTTATTATGCAACTAACTTTGAAATATTATGTCAAAAAGTAACTACAGGAACAAGACCAAATCCTGCGAATTGGAAGATCATTGATTTTACCTCATCACTTTCAGGATCTACAATAAATGGTTATTTAACTGAAAATGGATTAACAGGAACTACATTTGTTATTACACCTGATTTATATAATACCGCACCGACATATAATCTTAATAATTATATTTCATTGCCACAAATTGGAGCAACGGGTCAAACACTTAATTTCGGTGATGAATATTATTTCTATGGATCATTTGAGACTGACATCCAAGCAACAATTTACGAAATGAAATACAAGGTCAATTTAAGTAATGCTGAGTTCCTTAGAAGTACAAATCCTACTTGGACACAAGGTAATCCATTATATATTAGTGAAATTGCATTACTTGATAGAAACAAAGATGTTTTGGTTGTCTCTAAATTACAATCACCTGTTTTAAGACAAGGTATTCAGCAATTTGTGGTCAAGTTAGATTTCTAAAACTTTAATTTTTTTTATTAGTCATTATATTATTAATAAATAATTTTTTTATGGCAAAAAATATTAAGAACTCACCCAAGATATTAGGATTAGATGTCTCAACAAGAACTATAGGTTGGGCTTTATTTGATATACAAACAAAAGAACTTTTAGAGTTATCTCACGTTTCACCAAGACCAAAAGCTAAAGATTTTGGTGATAATAAGATGTTAGAGCTTATTTTAAAATCTGAAATTTTTAAAACAAAATTATTGGAATATAAAAATTTGGGTATTGTAAACGTAATCATTGAAGAACCATTATTAAATTCAAATAACGTATATACAATACAAACATTATTAAGGTTTAATACATTGATATGTAAAGAAATATATGATGTTTTAGGTATTGTTCCTGAATTTATATCAACCTATAATTCAAGAAAATTTGCATTCCCTGAATTGGTTAAGGAAAATGATAAAAAGAAATTTGTATTATTTGGAGGATTACCAAAAGATGTTGATAAGAAAATGATAATTTGGGAATTAGTTGCAAAAAAGGAACCACAGATCCAATGGTTATACACCAAAAATAATACTCTCAAGAAAGAAAACTTTGATCAAACTGATGCATATACTTGTGTTTTAGGATATATGAGATCAAGAGAAATTTGGTAAATCATCTAATTAAACGATAATTTTAAATATCATATAATTAGACGATTATATTAATTATTCGGGTTGATATATTCCATACTTAATATAATATGCCGGATATTGATATAATGGGAAATCAGGTGGATATATTGGGTTATTTAATTCACCGACTAATACCATTTCATCATATTCATATTCACCACTAACACAAACAACCCTATTTGGTTCATTGTGTAATATTTCTCCTTTTTCTAGTAAAATTTTTTCCATAATTTAACTTATAAAAATAAAACTAACTTCACCCGTACCACCACTGGTTTGTTGAAAGTCAAAATTATCACCATCATAACTGTACCCAAGAGTAACCCCACCTGGGGTACTTTCAGGTGTTTCATATATAAAGATTAATGAATCATATGTTATATCATCTATCATGTGTATAATATTGGTTTAACTATTAATCCTGATGCGGATAAGGTACTTGCACTATATCTAATATAATTACCCACAGTATTTGCCGATGATGACCATGAATTCCATGTATTACCATCATTTGATGAATATTGCCAAATACCATTTGTTGATCCACTAACACTATCACTTAATAGTAATGTACTACCAGTTACATTATAAATATTAATATTAAGATTTGGTATTTGGTCATTGAATATAGAACTTTGCCTCCAAGAAAAAATTTGAGACCCAATATTTGTATTTTCAATTGATGGGTCGTAATATGTTGTTGAAAGTGGGGTGTTATTTTCGTAATAGGACATTGAAATTCCATATATTTTTGATGGAATACAATTATTACCGATTGTTTTAAATGTTAGTTTAAATTGAATGCTTGAACCTGATGAGGAAGAAATATCTCCGTTTTGGCCAACTAATACCCAAGATCCTGTGTCTGCAGTTATTCCTGAAGTTCTATAATAAATGTCAAAATTTTCTGTTGGGACAATAAATCTATCTTCATTAAAATATGATTTTGATTTAACATAAATTTTATTATATGTTGTTGCTGATGGTGTAGAAAACTCTGGTGTTATAATATAAGCATTTGTTGTTGTATGATATTGTTTGTCTGCCTCTAAAGGTAATGCGTATATGATATTATTATTAGTTGCTACATCCCTAACAATGTATGACAACTCATCAAAATAATATGATCTTATTGGTGAGCTAATATAGTTAGCTGTAGGCTCATCAATACTAAACACCGTATATGTGTTTGTTTGGACTGTGTCATTTGTTAATGCAACTCTCTCAAAAGTGGTGGTTGAACCACTAATGTATGGGGTAACATAATGCCTAAATGTTCCTTGTAAATTTGGTATATAAAATCTTTGTGATTTTTCTAAATAGTGGAACCCTTGTAATTGTGAACTGGTACTAAAAGTAACCGCAGACCCAGGAGGGTTCTCAACCATAGTGTCTGAAATAAAAGTTGTTGATCCACTAACTATATTTGCAGGAATTACTCTACCAATCCTTGTGTAATAATTTATATAATAATTATTATTAGTTCCTTTGATAAATGAATTGAAGAATCCCATATTTGTTCCTCCATGGGATTGAGATCCTGTTGTTAATAAAAATGGAGAATTTGAAACTCCACCAACAACTGTTAATGGTGATCTTATGTTGAATTTTTGTATGGATGATGTTGTGGATGATAGATAACTCAAACTATATAATTCTTGGTTAGTAAAAGACGTTTTATCTTCCATTATAAGACCAATTGGTATGAATGATGCGGTAGTTCCTGTTGCATCTATTATTCTGTATCCTGCCCTTATGTTATCTACGGTTGTTGCAACAGGAATAACAGTTGGAGTTGGTCTGAAAAGTTCATATCTTAAACCTTTAGTAATCATAATACTTCTAATTGATGCTGTTGCAACCCCATAATTGGTATAAATTAATCTAAAATCCTCAATTACATATGGAGTACCTGCGGAATATGATAAACCATTAGTTTCGCCATCAGTACTATATTCTTTACCTATAATTAAAACTGTATTAGCCGATACTGATGTAATTTCATACCATTTAGTAATTGCACTTGATATTGTTGATCCGAAGCCAATTCTATTGCCCGCACATACACCATTGGTAACCCAAGAAGTACTATCACCACTAACAATTGTTGAATTAACACTTACAGTACCGCCAGTATGATATTCCATAGATGGTGTTATAGAATATGAGGTATGTGAAGCATTATTTGGTGCGTTAACCGTAATACTACCAATATTATTAAATTCTTTTGTGGATTTTGTGTATGTACCTAAAAAAAATCTTTTAGCCACATTTCCCGTATTTTCTGTACCATGGTTATATATAATCCAGTTTACGTCTGAATTATATTTTAAAAACCCTAATGAATTAATTTGGTCGTTATATACCGTTGAAAACTGTCTTACAACCTCATAACCTCTTATAAAAAAAGGTTCATATGGGGTTACGTAAATGTCTCCATATGAATCGGTATTTTTTTCCATTAAATACCCCAAATTCAATTTTGTGGAATCGTAATTAAGAGGATAGTCAACCGACTGAGTATCAAAATTATATTCAATAAAATTTTTATACATATTATATTTTATTTAATCCTACTCTTAATTTTATTCCTGAAGGTACAAAATCGGCAACATAACGAATATAATTACCGACTGTATCTGCCGATGATGCCCAAGACTGCCAAGTATTCCCATCTGTTGAATACTCCCATGTTCCTGAAGATGAGGTTGATACCGTATCATAAAATACAATATTGTTATTTGTTGAATTATATAATCTTAATTTAAGATCGGGAATATTACCATTCCATAAGGAATCTTGTCTCCACGCAAATATTCTATTATTTAAATTTGTTTTAGCGACGGATGGACTGTAATGAGAATCAGTTCTATCATCTTCATATAATAAACTAAACCCATATATTCTATTCACTAAGCAAGTATTGCCAGCAACTTTATATGAAAATCTAAATTGTATTGTTATGTCATCTAAAACACCTTCACAGATTATATCATTATTTAAATCCTCAACTGAAGTAAACGTTGTCCAAGATCCTGAATTATCATCAATTCCTGTAGTTCTATAATCAATAACAATTGGTTCTGGTGGTAATGCAAATGGGTAACTTCCATACTCTTTAAGAGTATTAACAAATAACCCTGTAATTGAAATTACGTTTGGTAAAGTATATTTTGGGCTAATAAAAACATTATTAGATGTGTCAACATATTTTGCCTCACAAGATAATGGTACGGAATATAGGTTATTTTGTATGGTATTTAAAGGTCTACATAAATGTAAAACACCATTACAAACAGACCCAAAGAATCCAGTTCCTAATGTGTCAGGATATTTAGGTGCATTAGCGTTTGATGTATTTCCTTGTAGTTGACCTCCATTAAATAAAAATGCCAAATCAAATGAATTTTCATATGCTAAATTATTATAAGTTTCTCTACCATAAAAGGTACTCACCAATGTTGGTTGTTGTAAGTTTGTTCTATATCCTGTTATATAACTTTTTGCCGTTGTTGATGTGTTTAAAACAATTAATCTATCAATTTCAGGCATATAATATACTCTACCTACGTTTCCTGCCGCAGCATAAGTGGTTGTTGACCCTGGAGGAACCTCAGACATTACACTAAATGAAAGTGTTGCCTCGTTTGAGAAAGATTCTATTGGTGATTGAATAACACCTGAACCGTCCATATAAAACGACTCAACTCCTTGAGCACTTCCTGATTGCATTGTTGATATTGTAAATTTACCTGTTGAATATGTATTTGGGGCAGATCCTGTGGTATCAAGAACTGCGTTTGTGCTTTCAATTAATTGACTAAAAGTGTTAAATTTAATACGACCACTACTATCACCAATTTGATTTATTGTTGGACTTTTAATATTAAATCTTGCTATTCTTCCTGTACTATTAATTACATAAAGATATTGAGTATTTGCACTTATTACACCTGTAATATAATTATCTTTTATTGTGTTTGTAAAAGTGGCAACATAGTTAGGGCCTCTAGCGACAGTATAGTTACAATCTTCTAATTCATACATACCTTTAGATAATGCAGCGTAATTGAAAACAGGAGTTACAATTGAGGTTGGGGATATTGTAAAATCTTGTTTTGCAAGTCCTTGTATCATAAAAGGCCCGGTGCCTGTTCTATACGTAAATAATTTTAGTTCCTCAATAACGTAAGGAGTTCCTGTGGAAAAAACACCGGCAGAACTATTTAATGAGATCCTTTGTGATATATAGTCTGTGGTTGTTATAAAATTAGGATCTCTTGTTCCTCCCGTTGTTTCAACACAAACGATTCCATTATCTATTGCCGTATTAGATGTTGTTAAATATAACCTATCTTCACTAGGACTTAATGCCATTGCATTATTTGAATAACTTACAGCGTTTGCTGCGGAAGTTAAATTAAATAAAAAATTTGGATCCGCGGTTAATGTATTGATATTTCTTTTAGTTGTGGTAAATTGATTTGTGTTAATATAAATATTATTTGACGAATCAACCACCATTGAATATGGTTGTACAGCAGAAGGTGATGCCGATGTAATAATGGCGTTACCCGTTGAGGATAATTCAGTTAAATGTATATTACTTGACCCCTTCCAACTACCAAATGAACCACCCGCAATAATTGTATTTGTAGAAGATTTATAATGAATCGTAAAAACTACACCATCAAAAGCATTAGACGAACCAGCCGCACCAACAACAAAAGTGGAATCAGTACCACCTGTTTTTAAAATTTTTGCAATGTATCTTGAGTTATTTGCCACCGCACCAACTTGAGTAAAGTTACCACCAATATAGACATCATTATTATTATCAACAGCAATTGTATTAACATTTGTGTTTGGACTATTTGTTGTTGAATAACTAACATCCCTAGTTCCACCTGTTGTGAGTTTTGCTAAATATGGTGAAGAAACCCCACTGTAAGTTGTAAAAGCACCTCCCACCCATAAGGATCCGGTAGAGTCAAATTGAATATCATAAACAGTACTATTAAAACCTGAAGTATTGTCAAATGAGGTATCTTTAGTACCATCAGTATTTAATTTTATTATTCGGTTATTTGTCTGTCCACTATATTGAGTGAAATCACCACCAACATATAATTTACCGGATGAGTCAAATTTAATCACCCTAACTGTTGAATTAAATCCTGATGTGCTAAATGAAGTGTCTATGGTTCCGTTTGAATTTAATCTGGCAATCCTATTAGTACTAACTCCATTGTATGTTGTAAAATCTCCTCCGATATAAATTTTCCCTGAATTATCAACCCTTACACAATGTATTGCTCCATTTGAAACTGAAGGTGTTGTCATGTTTGTATAACCACTAATTCTATACCATTGAGTGATTTGAGACGGGTCATTTGATCCAAATCCAATCCTTGATCCTACGGCAATCCTATTACTAATCCAATCAGTACTTGTCCCTGTAACTGAAGTCCCGTTTACTTGAACTGTGCCTCCTGTGTAATAATTTAAACTTGCTTTTATTGCGTGTTGAATTCTAAGGTTGGAACTATCTAAGTTTGCGCAAGAAATTGCACCAACATAACTGTAAGTGAAATTTGATTTATCAAATTCATACATTGCAATGTCTGTTGTTGCGACCGAAGCATCAAAACCCTTTAGTGCGAATAACCATTGAGTATTTCCGGTATATGGTATTACGTCTATATCTCCCCAGTTATTAACACCTGTATCTTGTGTTATATCTCTAAATGTTGTTGGATTTGGTGAAATATAATAATCACTTGTTGTTGCACCCGTAAATTTATATATATCAGGGCCTAAAACTGTTTTTGTTGAGTTATAATTATTATAATCAACAACATCAGCACTATAAGCATCAAACTCTATTAAATTTTTAGCCATATCTTATGTTTTTATAACATTAATTGTTAAATTTATTTTTGTTACGGTTGATGCCGATAAAACATTAAAAGCAACTATATCACCAACCGAAAAATTAGTTGTCCATCCACTTAAAGTGGTGTCTTGATTAATTTGTTGAGAACTTAATGAAGGATAGTTTCCTCCTGTTATTGAATCTGCAACTGTAGGTGGAAAATTACCATAAGAATCTTTCCATATATCAACAGAAGTGGATCCAGACTGATCCCCAATTATTACCCATCCTGTAATATATCCATTATAAGGTAAAGATAAATAATTCTTCAACCCTGTTGTAATAACAGACCCACCACCATCTATCGTTATACCAAAAGATCCTAGAGTGACGCCTGTAGATGTAAAACCACTTACATTAAATGTACCTCCCGTATTATTTGTAAAAATCGCAGTTCCATTTGAATACGTACCACCCGTAACAAATACATCAACACCTGACGTTCCACCTGTTGTAAAACCTGTAACAGTAAATGTGCCTCCAGTATTATTAGTAAAAATCGCAGTACCACCTGAATACGTTCCTCCTGTTACAAAAACATCCAAAGGTAAATTTTGATATGTTGTTGCAGATATTGTTGTCGCAGTTAAACCTTGGGTGAAAATTGTATTACCGGTTACTGTACCACCACTTAAAGGTAAATATTCACCACTAATGACTGATGTTGATCCTGTTGTTAATCCTGTTACGTCAAAAGTACCCCCTGTTATGTTTGTAAAAGTTATTGTTCCTGCAGAATAAGTCCCTCCTGTTACAAATACATCAGTTCCTCCCGTGTAAAATCCTGAAACATTAAATGTCCCTCCCGTATTATTTGTAAATATTGCAGTTCCTGATGAATATGTTCCTCCTGTTACAAATACATCAGTCCCAGATGTTCCGCCTGTTGTAAATCCACTAACATTAAATGTTCCGCCTGTATTGTTTGTAAAAGTTGCGATTCCCGTTGAATTGTTATATGTCCCACCAGTTACATAAACATCTGTAAAACCTGTTATGGTTATTGTACCTCCTGTTGAATTTAAAGATAATGTCCCCGTGTTATAATTAAATGTACCCCCAGTAATGGAATCACCACCGCTACCACCTGAAATACCTGTTATATTTACTGTACCTCCCGTTATGTTAACTAACGTGAGTGTACCCATACTATAGGATCCTCCCGTTATTGAAAGATTATTTCCATAATATTTTTTCCAAACAGCATTAGGTCTAGTTACTCCACTAACACCATCAATAGTATTTGCAGTCCAACCACTAATAAATGCAATACCTTCAGGTGAATTTGCCTTTACTGTTGTACCAAAATCTGATATTACAACTGTTGACCCACCAACACCTGTTGCTCCTGTGGCTGAATTCCATAAAGACTCATAGTTATCAATGTTGTATTGATATACTTGATCCTCATTTTTTACATAAACCAACATACCAATTTTTCTTCTACCCGAAGAAATATTATCAGGACTTAAAGTTAGAGTGTCTAATGAAAATGTCGTCCCACTACCCTTTGAAAACATTATAGGTATTGAATTACCTGAAAAATTAATTGCTCCGTATGTTGAGGGTGGTATTGTATAATATAATTGATCAAGTGAATATACTTCCATGTATCCACCTGTAGATAGGGTACTAAAATTTGTACCAAAAGACTTATCTCTTGACACACTTTGTGTGCCAATTATTTGTATCGGTGTTATTGGATTCTTATATGGAAACATACATAATTACGGGCTTACTACACTACCTCTAAAATAAATATCGTTTAATGTATTATCTAACAAGAAATCATTAGATGGATACGTTGTATAAACTCTATAAGTAACAGGAGGTATTGTTGATCCTGTATATGTAAATGTGTTAACACTTATTGTTGGTTCGGTTAAAACACTTGTAAAAATATTTGGATTTGATAAGCTAACATCAATTTCACTCTGATAATTAAAATTAGTTAAACCTATTGGGATTAACCAAGTATACCATGCGTTTGTTGATATCGTTCCAGCAGAGACCTGAACAGTTTCAAAATTGTATGAAACAATAGGATTACCAAATGAATCAACACCTCCTGTCACTTGTGGTACGTTTGATGTTATAATAGTTGGTAATTCACCATTTGTCCAACCAGAATAGTCAAGATATAAATTAAGTTCATTATCAAAATCAATAGCGTTTACGCTAGGTTGAGTTGTGTTTGAGAACCCAAAGAATTGAGGTGAACTATTTGAATACATATAATTCCCTATTGATGTGGATGCGGTCAATGGTTCAATTATTAGGTATGCAAATCCTGTTGTTGGAGTTGAAGATGGAGTAACCGTAGGAGTGTTAGTTGGTGTATTTGTAGGTGTTAACGATATTGTAGGTGTTACGGAAATTGTTGGCGTATTTGTAGGTGTGTTAGTTGGTGTTAATGATATCGTTGGTGTATTTGTAGGTGTTGTTGTTGGGGTTGGTGTAGGATCTGGACAACTATTTGAAATACATAGACCACCAACCGTTATGGAAACTTGGTCAGGTAATGTTGGATTAGAACCACAAACATATATTGTCATATCTGCCGGAACCGGAATTTTTTCAATTAGTACTCCATCACAATCCACATAGTAGAATGAACCTGTTGTCATGCCTGTGTTAACTGCGGTTATGCAATAACATAGATCTGTTGGTGTTGGAGTTGGTGTTGGAGTATATGTTGGTGTTGGAGTTGGAGTAACGGGACAAGAAAAAGGTTCAAAGTACTCACAACCCGTTGAATCAATTATTTTAACAATTATTGAAACCGCACCATCCAATGGAGGAGGAGGGTTAAATGTAAATGTTGGAGGTATTGTTGTGGATCCTGTTACAAGATAACAATATGATAATGTTTGATCACAAACATATACCGAATATGGAGGTGTTCCCGTTGCCCCTGTTATTTGTATTTCAGTCATTATTACATTATAATACTTTCAGTTGATGAAGGAGTTGGAGTGTTTGTTGGAGTTACCGTTGGAGTAACACAAGGGCAATCAATAAATACAACATTGATTGAATTACCAACAGGAACCGTATTTGATTTTACGGTTATTGTAGATCCTCCGTTTATGTTTACGATCTGACCTAAATTTGTTGTACAATTTGTAATACCGAATGTATTTGCACTAAATAATAAATTCGTTACTTGGTATTCACAACAAACTTGTGGTGTTGGTGATGGTGTTAGTGTTGGTGTTGGAGTAACAGTTGGTGTAGGGGTTGGAGTTGTCGTTGGAACGCAAGTACTACATCCACCATCTACCTCAAGACCAAGTTCACTATTTAATGTGATACTTTCAACACCACTAATTGTATCTATATTTCCAATATATACAACACAAACGTTTATCTCATTAATTGTTGCGTCATATACCATACCAATAGTTGGAGTCCCACCTGTTGGATTTAAAACAACATCACTTGTTGAATATACATACCCATTCGCACAATCTCTAAATTGTTTACTTGTTGCACATCTAATATAATCATCCAATGTGTTAAAAGTAGCAATACCTGTATAATTACAAGGTCTGGTAACTTCAGGGGATGGTGTTGGGGTTTGAGTTGCCGTTGGTGTTGGGGTTGGAGTATATGTCAAACCACTTACCGCAATTCCTCTACCACCACAAGGAGATGTTGGAGTTGGGGTTGGAGTTAAAGTTGATGTGGGTGTAACAGTAGGTGTTGGTGATGGTGTGACTGGTACATCACAATCAAATATTGCATCAAAATCCACATTACAAGGTGGTGTAGGTGATGGTGTTGGTGAAGGACAAGGGCCAACATTAAAGAAGTCCTCACAAAGATCTGGACAAACTGACAAACAAGGTGATTTACCAAACAATAAACAAGTTGGATCACCTAATGAAGTTGCCAAACACCATCTTGTTTGTCCTGTTGAATAATATAATGTATATGTGTCCCCTGTATAATAGTCATAACCATCATAAGTTCCCGCGGAAAAATAACCACCATCATAGTTGGTTCCCGTCCCACTAATACAATATTCTGTTGCGCAAGTTAACATATTTATACGGTTACTGTATCAAAAATTATACATTCATCATCATCCACCACTTTAACAACAAAATCAGTCAGGGTTAAATATACTGGGGGAATCTCAAATGTGTAAGGTAAATCACCACTTGTAATTGTTGAAACGTAGATACAAGTTGTTAGTCCTGTATTACAAACGTATACATCAAATGGTGTTGAACCTGAAATATTGGTTATTGTGATATCTGTTGGCATCTTACATAAATATAATGGAAGACAAAAACTTGTGAAGTTGATTAATTGATATTTTAAACTTATATTATGATATATGGATGAAAATGAATCACTTGTTGAGTTGTTGGAAGAAGTTTTTGGTGATCATGGGTTACATTACCCAAATCGCGGCCAAATTTCCTTTAATTGCCCTCAATGTGATGAAGGAAGAAATAAACACAATTTGGAAGTTAATTATTTTAACAATGTGTTCCACTGTTGGGCGTGTGGGGATACTGAAGGTACTCACGGGCATCTTGGAAAATTGTTTGATCTATATGGTAATAAGAAACAAAAAAAATTATTCAGAGTTTTATGTCCTGATAATAGAGAAAAAATAGTTAAAGTAAAAAAACCAAAAGTAGTTCTACCTGATAACTTTACTCTATTCAAAGACTCCCATCCCGTATATCCTGTTAGAAAACAAGCCATAAATTACCTACATAATCGGGGAATTTCCGATTATATGATTGAAAAATATCAAATTGGTTTTTGTGATAAAGGAAGTCATGCTGGTAGAATTATAATTCCATCATATGGTTTAAATGGTGAGTTAAATTATTATATTGGTAGAAGTTGGGATCCAAATAGTAGAGCCAAATATCGTAATCCTGAGGCAGAGAAAGAAAAGATTATTTTTTGGGAAAACTTAATTGATTGGAATAAAGATATCTATCTTGTTGAGGGAGCATTTGATGGTATGTTCTTGGACAATCCTGTTGTAATGTTGGGTAAACATATGTCGGAATTATTGTTTGAAACAATCTATGAAAAGGCGAATGGAAATGTTATCATATGTCTTGATGGTGATGCTTGGAATAACGCTGTTAAATTATATCACGAATTAAATGGCGGAAAATTGTGGGGTAAAGTTAAAATTTTAAAATTACCCAAAGATAGAGATGTCTGTGATTTAAAAGGACAGATTGATGAATATTATTATGAAATAAGAGATTAATATGGATTTATATAAAATAAGAGATGAAATAAACGAAATCATCAAAAACAAACAAAATGAATTGTGTCTTACTTTTGAGGAAGATACTCACACATATACAATGAAAGATCTTGATGGTAATCTTAGATCTGATTGGCCTTCTGTGTCAAAAGTCATGAAATTATTTTATGAAGAATTTGATTCTGAAGGTATTGCACATAAAAAGGCTAAAGGGGATCCAGAAGAAAAGGATAGATTATTGAAAGAGTGGGCAGATGCTGGAACATACTCAACAAATATGGGTTCTAGAGTTCACTTTTTTCTTGAACAAAAATCTTTAGAGATGTTTGGGATTGATAAAGAAGTTAGACAACCAATTTTTGATTGTGATTTTACACAAATTTTAAAAGGTGACTCAATGATTCATGCGGGGACAAACTTTTTAGAATTGATGAAAGAAAGAGGGGGGGTATTACTTGATACCGAGATTGTTTTTGGTTCTAATGAATTAGAATATACCGGACAAGCGGATACTGGTTGGTTATTTTTTAATAAAGAAAAAACTGAAATTGGTATCGTTATAACGGATTATAAGACAAACAAAAAGAAAAACTTTGAGGCAAACAATTTTACAAAAAAAATGAAGTATCCTTTTAACAATATTGATGATACTGCTCTTGGTCATTATTTTACACAATTACCTTTTTATGGTAAACTATTCTTAGATATGTTGAAAGGATCTAAATACGAACATATTAAGTTGTATGGTTGTATTATTGTTCATTTAAGTGATGATGGTAAATTTGAAGAATTTAGAATACCAAAAGATGTTATTAATACAATATTGAATATGGATATTAAAAAGTATTTGACAAAATAAACTTAATAAATTATATTACATTATGGAATCAGAGATTACAATTGCTTGGTGGTATAACACCACTTGGGATTATCAAATAGGTAAAATAAACATCAACTATATAGTAAAATGAAAATCAGAATGAGTAAAACTTATACGGTTTACGAACTTTATGACGAAATTGAGGTCAATAAAGAAGATTACCCCGAACTTGAAGGTATGTCAGATAAAGACGCTTTAGAATATCTTAAAGATAATTTGCATGAATTTGAAATTAAAGATGGGTATGAAGGGTCTTTAGCGAATGAATTTGAATTCGGTAAATACGTTATCAAAGACGAACAATTTGATGAAAAATATGAACTTTATTTAATAGAAGAATAAGATGGAAGATATTATTAGACCAAAAATTGATTTAAGAACACAAGAAACAGTTCACTGTGAAAAGTGTCACGGAAAGTTCTTCAAAGAAGTTGTCATGTTAAAAAAAGTACCTAAACTTTTAACAGGTAGTCCAGAAGATACTATGGTGCCATTTCCGACTTATATGTGTAACGGATGCGGTCATGTTAATATTGATTTTCAATTATTTGATTAAAATGGAAATAGGTAAGATGACAATATCGGAAGCGTATCCCCATCTAAAGATGGTTGCAAATACCTATGGATTAAATTTAAATAGGGTTAAAGAATTTAAATTTGCTAGAATAATACTTGTAAACCTTTATAATAGAGAGCTTGTATGACACATAAAGAATTTTATATTTGGTTGGAAGGGTATCTATATGGTAAATTAGAAAATAAACATATAGATATCTCACCAATTGTTGAAAAGATGGGAGAAGTTAGAGATGAACCAAAAATTGGAATTGCAGAACCTTATACAATACCGGTACCAGTTAACCCCTTCCCAAGACCAAATGACCCATTTAGACCACCATATGAAATATATTGTGGAACAAATAAACAAGACGATAATTCAGATCGTCAACCAAAAAATGTAATATGAAATTAAAAGAATTAATTGAAATTGTAAAATTAACCAAAAAAGAAGATGTATATATGGATAACACTTTGTATGGTAAAAATTTAGAAAAATACAAAGATATTATAATGAATACTGACGAATTTAAAGAATGTGAGTCTTTAGAAATTATTGAATATCCTATAGTTAAATCTAGAAATGGTGAGGGATTGAAACCATATACAATTAAGTTGTCAGACCTTATGAAATTTAAAGGTAAATGTTATCTATTGTCACTAAATTTAACGCCTGAAATGTATGACCCAAATCAATTACTTAAACCTGTTAAGAATGGTGCCGCTATGGGACCAACAATTTATGACCCATCAACATTTGAACCAAGAAAACACATTTTACTAACTTGGTCACCCGAAATGTCTCAAGACATATCAGGGGTTAATGATGAATTAACATTAAGAAATGATATACACAAGTTATTGGATGATGTATTGGACAACCCAGAAGAATACAAAACTAAAGGTTTTCGGGCTGTTTTAGTTAGAGGTTTATTTGAAGTTGTTGAAGATGGTGAGAATACCGAAGTAAAAGAGTATGATATTGATTTAAAAAAGAATGAATCAGATGATAATGAAACAAAAGAAAGGCTTGATAATATTTTGAAAAAAAATAAGGAGATTGAAGACAGAATCTCCAAAGCAGAGGAATTTGAAAACAAACTAAAAGAAATGTTTAAAAAATCAAAAGATGGTAAATAAATTAGTGCACTTTTCAGATCTTCATTTAAGATTGTTCAAAGACCACGACTTGTATAAATCAATTATGGAAGATGCGATTAGTCAGTGGAAAGAATTAAAACCGGATAGGATTGTCTTTACTGGAGATTTAGTTCATTCAAAAAATCAACTAACACCAGAACTTATTGATATGGTTAGTTGGATATTATCAGAATGCGCAAAAATTGCAAAAGTTATCATTATTCCCGGAAATCACGATGCTAATTTAAGAAATGAAGATAGGTTAGACAGCATTACGCCAATTGTAGATTCGTTAAATAATAAAAATATTTTTTATCATAAAAATCGCGGTATATATGAGGATGAAAATGTCAGTTGGTGCGTATTTTCACAATTTCAAGGTAATATTCCACCAGATTTAAATGTTGCAACCGGAATAAAGGTTGGACTTTTTCACGGACCAATCCAGGGAATGACAACAGATCTTGGTTATGATTTTGGTGACCACGCTTATGATACTGAAAAATTTGATGGCCTTGATATTGTTTTATGTGGCGATATACATAAAAGACAAGAGTTTAAGTTCAAAACCGGTAAGGGCTATATGATTGGATCAACAATACAACAAAACATTGGTGAAAATATAAGAAACCACGGTTTCGGAACTTATGATTTCGGAACTAAGGAATATAAATATTTTGAAAAAAAATAAGGAGATTGAAGACA